GACCAACAGGAGGAAGAGGAGGAAGAGACGGAACAGGAGGAGGAGGAGGACCAACAGGAGGAGGAGGAGGAGGACCAACAGGAGGAGGAGGACCAACAGGAGGAACAGGAGGAAGAGACGGAACAGGAGGAAGAGACGGAACAGGAGGAGGAGGACGAGGTGGAGGAGGAGGAACAGACGGAACAGGAGGAGGAGGACCAACCAGTATACCAACATTCAATCCTTTCAAATCCATGAGGGGTTTTCGCGACGATTTTACTATCATGAAAGAATATCTACAGGAAGGTATAGATAAAGGATTTTTCTCAACATTGTCAAGAGAGGACCTTCAAAAACTTTATCAAAATTTTCTGCGTACATATCATCCGGATAAACTGGGAGGAAAATACAATTTACTTACTGAAAAACAAAAAACAGAGTTAAATACCAAATTAGGAGAAATAACTTCGCTTTGGAATAAATACAAGAAAAGAAGAAAATAAAATTGATAAGATAAAATACCACTTAGCAAACTTTAATTTACTTGGTCATAAACAAAAAGAAGACCTAAAAACAAAATTCGGAGAAATAACTACGCTTTGGGCTGATTACAAGGAGAAAATAAAATTGAGAAGAACAACCTAGAAATCATGCGGTGTAAGTAACAGATACTAAACGAATAAAGCAAATCGTTTTCTACACAAAAAAAAAAAATTACATTGTTCATTAAAATATACAGAATAATGAACTTTTTCGGAATTAATCATTATGAAACCATTAATCCAAATCGTTTTAATCATATTCCTAATTTAAAAAAGCCGAAAAGAAAAACAACGTTAGAATACAATATTTCCGAATTCAACCATTTTTTATATCAAATGAATATCGCTCAAATTTTACAATGGGTTGATGTCGTAGAAAAACATTGCACCATTCCAGTTTCCCCTAAATTGTATTTAGTTGATTTTCGAAAACCGAACCAACAAAATATATTCATTTCCCAGGAAAAAAAAGGAAATATTGTGGAGGGTTTCGGAAAAACTGGATTGAAATTTTTGAAAAAAATATGTCAAAATTGTAGAGAGTATCCTGCTTTATTTAATGAATACTTTGTAACAATGTATGGTTTAAATTTTTTAAGATTCAAAATTCCTACCTTTAATTTTAGTTATTCTTTTTATAAAAAAAATCAGTTAATCAGTTTTAAACAAGAATATTCCGAAGGAGAAGATTTGTCATTTTTTTTGACTCATTGTTCTATGGACGACTTTTATACGGTTTTTTTACAAATTGTGATTTCTCTTGAAATTGCTCAAAAAGAATTATTATTTACACATTACGATTTACATTTGGAAAATATTTTAGTTGAATCTGTTGATAAACCATTTTCAATGCAAGTTTTAAATAAAGTATATACATTTGATAAATACAAAGTGAAAATAATTGATTTTGGCTTCTCAAGTGTAACCGTATCTCCAACGGACATCTTTTCAAGTTGTTCAGCTCACTCATTATACAAGAATGGCTACTTTCCTTTCTTTACACCAGGCACTGATCTTTTTCGATTCTTTGGTTGTATCGCTTTTGAAACTTCTAAAAATAAAAAAGACTTTACTCTTTTCATCATGAAACAATTATATAATCTTGATGATTCAAAAGTCATGGGATGTAGAGAATTGTTAAGATCAAAATTTTTCAATTGTTCTCACCTTGATATAATTTACACCATTCCATTAGAGTGTCTTGCTATTCTAAACACACTTCAAGAAGATATTTTTATTTCATTTGGGATTCAAAATAGACCAAGTGTTATTTTGTCAAATGATGGGGAAAAGACATTTCAATTAACGCATCAAAATAAATTTAAAGAAATTTTTTCTCTAGATTCAATTTATAAACATGTTGGATACAATCCTCTTGGAAAACTATATGAATCTTCTTCGGGAACGAGTATGATATCATCTTCCTTTGTTATCCCTAAAACAGTCCCTTTATTTTTAATGATGGGTATTTCTGATATTGCAAATTTTTATGAAAAACATGCTAATTTTTTGAATTTATTCCATCCTTCTACTCATCGAATTGATCATCACAAATTTTATCGAACTTTATCTTGTATGAAACAGTATCTTTACTTTGCACATCATCCTCATTTTCGGTTTTCTGACCAGATTCGTTTAAATTTACTTACACATACAAAAACACTTCATCAACGCATGACAGAATAAAAATATTTAGACTTCATCAACGCATGACAGAATAAAAATATTTAGACTTCATCAACGCATGACAGAATAAAAATATTTAGACTTCATCAACGCATGACAGAATAAAAATATTTATCAATTATATTATTTAATTTCCGTTAAGATAAAACATGTCGAATTTAGAAACTTGTCGAAAACGAAAGTATAAAAAACCTTTACTAAAAAAGTGTGAATCATTGGGTATAGCAACAAATAATTCAATGACAATTGACCAATTATGTAATTTGATCTATAACAGAACGAAAGTCCCGAAAACTAAAAAAACAACCGTTTCTCGTAAAAAAGTAACATTATCAAATAAAAATCAATTAACTCTCATGGAAAAAAAATTACAAGCAGGTGAGTTTGACTTTATTGCGAAATATATGATTGACTGTTTTTCATAATAATAAATATTTCAGCAATTACAATGTCAATCCGAGACGCAATTGTTTTTCATTCTTCCGTATTCGAAATATTTACGGACCGAAAAAAGAAGAACTCGAATTATTGAAAAATCAAAAGATTATCATCATATAAGAAATAAATTTATTATATGAAACTATGGTGTACAGAATTGAAAAATTTTTAGAAATGGATCGTTTACGGAACTTTACTGTAACACTTTTAAGCTTTCCAGAAATTATAATTGTCGGTGGTGTTAGTGTATTTGGTGAATATAATTCTATATATAAGTTGAATATGACAACTGGGGAAAAAACTTACTTTCCGCAAGTGGAAAACCATGATCGATTCAAGAGAATTGAACACAACACAATCATGGTAAATAATTTTTTATATATCATTGGTGGTGCAGACCGTTTTAAAAATTCATTGTTAATACTTGATTTATCAACTTTTAAAGTTGAAGAAAAAGAAATTGATTTTCAATGCACTGGCACATGTATTGATTATTGTGCTAAACGGAAAAAGTTTATAATATTTACAGGAAAATATTTTCATACAGCAAACTTAAATTTCAATATTTTAAGCACTACGCCAGTCATGTTAGAACATCATTTTCATCAAAATAGATTTCGATCACTACTTTATGGTGACTGGATGTATGTATTTGGAGGATATAACGGAATTTCCTATAGTAAACGATTTTTCAAGTATCATATTGATGAAAAATTAACAGAATTTTTACCGTCTTTACCAAATGCCTATAACATTCGAATAACTGGTAGTGAGATGATACATTATGATAATAAGATTTTTTTCATCTTGAACATGTTTTCTTTTTCAAAAAATAATTTCCTTTATGTCTATAATATTGAATATGAAAGATGGGAAAATAATTATGTAATCAATTTTGAAAACAAAATGCAAATGATTAACATATATTCAGATGAACGTATGACGGTTGGACTGAAAACAGGAATGAAATCATTTGGATCTTTTGCTATCGATGATAATTTATATATTTTTGCAACTGACTCCATGTTTTTTGAATATCCAAATTTAATTTACAAGATACAAATATCGAAAACTAGTTCTCCATATCCTTTGTTGGGGGTAAAACACCATGATAATACGTTTGACTTTTGTTTTGAATTAAATGATCAATATTTTCACTGTCATCGATATGTGTTGTCATCTTTTTCTTCTTATTTCAAATCCCTATTTGAATCTAAATTTAAAGAGAATCATTTTTTTACAGTAGAGCTAGATAATATTTGTAATGAAAGTTTAAAATGCGTCATTGATTACATGTATCATTATCCATTTTATAAAATAAGCATTTTCAATCCTGACTTATTTATTGAAATTCTAGAAATTGCAAATTACTTTCAGATAACGACCATTTTATTTGATTTAGAAACAATCATGATTACACAGCCAGATAGATATAAAGTAACAGAATATAAGGAAATTTTAAAAAATTTTAATTTACCTCGTTTACACAAAGTCATTTTGAATGAAAAAAAACGATTTATGTCAAAAAGTGAGAAATTAAAAGTTTTATAAGGGGAATTAAAAATGAAATACTTTGGTGTGCTATCTTTGAAAATATGTTATGGGTATCATAAAAACAAACCTTTGTATTCCTGTCAATACAAAGAAAACGACGAATATAAAACAATTTTGATACCCTATCAAATACGAAAACTGGGATTTGAAAAATTTAATTTTGAATACTACATATCTTTTACAAAACAAGGAGAGTTTGGACAGATTAATGAAAATTTCGGAGACGTCTGTCAAGAAGAAAATTTTTTTCAATTTCAACTTTCTATGCATAATTTACATTCAGTGCAAAAAAATTGGAAAAACATGCCGTCTTTTTCGAATTATCATCACAAAGATGAGGTTATTCAAGATCGTTTTATATTTACTATAGATCCTTCGGGATCGGAAGATTTGGATGATGCGTTTAGTGTAACTAGGTTACCAAAAGGAGAATATTTAATACGTGTTTATATATCTAATGTACCGGTATTTTTAGAGAAATATTCACTCTGGAATCGTTTAGGTTCACGCGTGTCAACAATTTATTTACCTGAGAAAAATATACCAATGTTATATTCTGATATTGCAAACAAGTTCTGTTCGTTAAAAGAAAAAACTGTGCGTAATTGTGTTGTGGCCTCTTTTCATATTTTTCCTTTTCCGAAAGAACAACAAACGACTGTTTCTTTTACAACAGAAACGGTGCGTATTTCCAAGAATTTTTCGTATATCGAAAAGCAAATTTTAGAACACGATGATTATAAAATTTTAGAAAAGTTCAGTGGCATGTCAGATAGTCATAAAGTTGTTGAATATTGGATGTTACAATTTAATTGCAACGTCGGGAAAATTTTGAGGAAAGGTATTGTGCGTGTGACTGAAAAACTTAATCACCCATTTTTTGAATATTATGGAAAATACAAATCTATAGAAAAAGCAGATGATATATCAACTCTTTATCATCAAGGTTTAGAACAATACAAATATGCACATGCTTCGTCTCCAATACGTCGGTTTGTGGATATCATAAACCTTACCTATTTACAAGAACAATTAGGTCTTACTACATTCGTTGAAACAACAATAAACTGTTTGACATTATCCCAAGAGGATGTATCAGAATTAAATATTCAAATGCAAGCAATTAAAAAGGTTCAAATGCGATGCCGTTGGATTCATTTATGTAAAGAAAAGAGCCCGTTTCAGAGTGAAGGTAGAATCATGAAAAAAGACATATGGAAAGACGATGTTTTCCGTTACATAATATTTTTTCCGGAATACTTTTTAGTAAAGACTTTCAAGACTTTCAAAGATTATTTTATTGGAGACTTGCATTTGTTTACTTTTCATTACTTTCCCAGCAATGCATCATGGGAGGACAAAGTTAGAGTAGAAATTGTTACTACTTGAAAAAGAATGGAATAAATAAAAGACATACTACAAAGAAAATAATTAAAAAGTAAAATTTAAAATTGGAATACTCTGATTCAGACGTATCACAGTTATTATAAACAAATTCTTCTTTGAGAAAAAACGTGGATTTATTTTTTTTGTTTACATTGGAATAATACTTTTGATAATAACGTAAAATTGCTTTTTGAGTGCCAATTTTCATCGTTTTTGATTCTTGCACTACATTCATTTTATCTACGGAGAATTTTTCGAGTAATTTTAATAACTTTTTATAATCCAAAAGATTATATTCTTCAATATTACCAATCATGAAAAATTTTGTATCGAATTCATTTTCGGTGGATACATTATAAAGACACTTTACTATATCCGAGCGTAATAAACCTTCTTCCGATTCTTCTGGAAAATTGTGATAGAGTTTACAGTCCTTTTTTTGTAATTGTCTGACTTTGACATTTGGTAAATCTAAAAATTTTTCCTCTGTTTTTTTAAAAATATTTTCACGGACGTAAAGAACAAGTGGTAAATTTTTTTGCACAATATCAATGGAGAAAAAATCAGTTGATCCCTTTAAATCTATTATAGTAAAAGTAACCTCATACGATTGGATCTTTTTCCAGTTAAGGGGATACGACATACGGTAATCTAGCGGCACTTTTCTCCGAACCGCTTGAATCATATTACTATAATAAATAATTTTATTAGGATTACAATTCAATCTACCACACCAAACAGAGAGATCTGAATTTGAAAGCACCAAAATATCATACAATAAACAATGTTGTATAAGCGCAAAGTTACTGTAATGTTCAACAACAATGTCAGGATGTTCTAAATGAATTTTTTTTACAAAAGATAAACTGTCAGTCAAAACATGAATTGTAAAATTTTTGAATTTTTTTGAAATCATATTTATACAGGTTTGATAATACATAGACATGGTAGTCAAATCAAAATCAGACGAATTTGGTGTATCAATTATAAATCCAACTTGTAAGATTGATGTATTATTATTAACAACTGTTGATGGTTGTTTCAAAAGTTGATGAAAAGAATCTATCAACGTATCACTCAATAAAATTCGGTTGGGATTGGAATGTTCTCCAAGAACATAATTTTTATTTGCTTCCAAAACCGTATCTTTTTTTAGATTATAAATTATCTTTTTTTGTGGTTCTAATTGTTTATGAGGAAAAAATGGCATTGTGAAATAATCATTATAGTTTTGCCAATGAAGAACAAATATGAATTTCTTGAAACGGAACGAAAGATAAAACCCGTTCACTAATTGAAGCAAAAAATTTGAGATGGAATTTTTATCAGGATCAATTAAAATATAATTATGTTGTTGATACAGTGTATTATTTTTTGTAATGTTTGAATAACACGGAAGTTGAAGTATCTGTGGACTTTTGCGTGCAAGAAAAAAATACTTATCTTGGAGAGACTGCCATTGCACATCGATGGGTTTATTATTTTCTATTGCTGCTTCAAAAGTGTGAAGCAACATTGGTATGAAAGAATTGTGAAACATGTATGCACACGTTGAGAACGATTTTTTCAATTGCAGGTAATTTTTTTCATTATCAAGTTTTTTTGATTCTGGATAGGTATAAGAAAAACAAAAAATTTTTGCATCGAACCTCTCCATTGATTTAATTTCTTTTTCAAAATCAATATCTTCCACCACGAAAAAATCATCTTCTAAAATAACAAAATAACCATTTTGTTTGGAATTATAAATTTTATACAAAACTTTCAGATGGGATAGAGCACAACCTTTTCTCCCGTCATTATTTTCTATTGCGTCTAATCTTTCAACAGGACAGGGAAACAATTTTATTTGCTGGTTACAGAAGAAGAGTCTATCTTTTCTATGATTAAGATTTATGTAAAAAATTTTATTCGGTAACACCATTTATTTTAAGGAATTAAATTATTTATACAAGAAAAATTTGACTAAATCATGTTCAACGGGTAAATGGAAATGCAATTCTTTGATTGTTTCTTTAGTGCATGATCTTTCAATCGTTTTCGTATCGGAATGTTTACAATGATTTTGATAGTCTCTTACATGACGGTAAAATGTTTCTGCATTTTTTATACGTTGTGCTTCCTCTTCAAACTCAGTTTCATTTTTAGGAATATCCTTTTTCACAATTTTATGGTAACATTCTTCCATTTCACTTGGTGAATTTTGAATACTTTTGTTGAAAAAACTAAATCCATTTTTAAAATTATATTCCACGAATATTGGTTTGTATTCTCCTTGTTTGGTGCAAACAATCAGTTTACATGGTTTTTCAGGGTCTATATAATCTTCATATTGTATATTTCCGTATAATTGGTATTCCTCATCTAATAAGATAATATTAAATTCTGAATTGTATTGAAATGTATAAAATAAATCCTCTGTGGAAACTAATTCATCAATCGTGAAAGAATGTAGAAAATTACTCAAACACTCTTCCGTGAGAAAAAGGAAAAACGATCGAAGAGTCGTTTGCAACTTTTTCAAATAATTTTTAATTTTGTCTTCTTCCATTAATGGAATTTCGCCTCTTTTCATCTGAGAATTAATCTGATTCTCAAATGTTTCCAAAAGTAAAGTTGTGTAGACTCCTGTTATACTTTCTTGCACTTGTTCACCATTAAAATCATCTTGTAATTTTAAGACGCACTCTTGAATAAATGACTCATCTAAAATTTCATAAATATGCTTTGGGTCAATTATTTCAATTAATGATTTCAAATGATCTACATTTATTTCGAACTCTTTTGGAAAAGTCTCATTTTCTGCGAGAAACTTTGGTAAGTTGCTATGAAATAATTTTAGAAAATTACATACTTTTTCTAGAGAAAGATAACCATTATCCATTTCGAAAAATTTTAAAAGAGATATCGTTTGCAGGTAGGTTTTTTTTTTTTCGTTAATGATACTAATTCGTTGATCTTGGGGAACTTTTAGAATATCTGGTGCATAATAAAAACTTGCAAAAAAAGAAAAAGTTGGATTTTCCGAAACACGACAGGAAAAAGTATCAAACTTAAAATCTGATCCCAAAAGTAGTTTTTTTTTCTTGAAAAGGGAATTATTTTTCATAATGTTTATGTCCTAAAAAATTTCTTTTTAAACCAAAAAAAAAAAAGTAATCGTTTTATAAATTACGATATGATTTTTGAAAAGTTATGGAAAATAAAGATTCCGGATGATACGATAGGACAGATAAAAGATGTTCTATTTGATATAGAAACAACAAAACATTTATCAATCCTAAGCGGACATTTTAATCAATTAGCAGAATGGACTCCTGTTCAATTATTAGTATTGGATAATCCTATTAAACATGACAATTGTATTCAATTCATGTTAGAAAATGGATTAGATTTAAATATTTGTTCGAAGAAAGGGGTTGACTTTTATCATTTATTTCTGATAAGTATTTTTTATAGAATCGAATTTCAGACGGAAGAGTATATTCATTATTTTTTAGATTTTTTTCGATATGGAAATCCACAAGAATCTGTATTTTTTTGTAGAGAACATGTTTATACATTATTTGACACATTATGCAAACTACAAAAGAATCCGATTCTTCCAAATAATTTTTATCCGAAGTATGTTTCAATTCTTTATCAACCTCTTTGCACAAAATTATTTGATAAATTGTACGTGTCTTTTCTTTGTTTTAACTGTCAATTTCACATAGAAAAACCAAATTATTATTTGGATAGTATTGAAATAAAAAATTGTATTCCGTATCTAAAGACCTTTCCTGTTTTAAAAGATTATGTTGTGCAAAAATATAAACTTCCTTTATATCTCACCCCACATGAAATACAAAAAAGAATTATTTTATTGCATCATTGGAAAAATTTTTTGGAATTATACTTTCAAACACAAAACTTATCCATACCCATTTCAAATGAAAACGAAATAACATTTGAAGAAGATGAAAAAGGAGAAGAAGAAGAAGAAGAAACTGAAAAACAGTATTTAAATCCACAATTGATTGAAACGCATCTTTTACGTGATTATGAGTTCTTTGAACATTCTTCGAAAGATGATAATACAATTTTTCATAAAAATTACCTACCTATACTACTCCAAACCAAAAAACATCCTCATAACCGAAATATATTTCATGAAAATGAAATTCAAATATGGTTACAAGAAATTCACAATTTCCATGCTTTTCCAATAAATAGTTTGATTGAATCTTTTGATTTTTATCCCTACTTTTTTGGGAATCTTGTCATTTCCGAACAAAATTTTACAATAAGAAAATGGTTTGAACGATTAAATTTATACTTTAATATTCACCATCCTTATAATCAAATCATGAATATTCGATTTTTTGAATATTATGAAGTAAAGTATATTGCGCAAAAGCTGTCACGTGATATCACTTCTCTCCGATTTTTAAAAAAAATTATAAAAAATAAAAAACAAAAATTAATATTATTATTGTGTAAAAAATTAGAATTTTATTGCAGTCGTAATGAAAAATATGTCAATATTATCCATTTTGTTTTAGAAGAGATAATTCAGGACTTGAAATGTTATAAAAAAGTAAAAGACTATCTTCATGATACTGAAAGTAACTCTTTTTTTATATATGATGAATACGTTAATCGTTTTGGGAATACAAATTCTGAATTTTTAAAACGATTCATACAAAATTTGTTAGAAATCTATAAATTTAATCTTCGGGAATCTTAGGAGCTAAATAAAATCGAACTTCACTATTTTTAAGAAAACAATAACGTAAACACATTGGTTGTTCATCTGAAAAAGAAACTTTTACTTCAGGAGCAATGTCATTTCCTTTGGTAAAGGTTTGTAAATACCGGTTCGAAAATGATGCAGATACGTTATGGATTGTTTCAATATTTTCTTTTGGAAAAACTTTTGAAAAACACAACGAACCATGGATGTCTTTACAAGAAACATCAAGTAATTTTTGTTTGTTTGAAAATGTAACATTACCACTAAATGATGCCATATTTTTGATTATATCTGAAAAATCATTGGAATTCATTAAAAATTCACAGTCGTATTTAACATCATCTGGAATAGCTAATCCACCGTTATCATCCATTGATACTCCATTTAATTGGAATGTATACATTTCATTATTTTTCTTTTTAATATTAATATGAATTTCTTTATTGTCGTAACTGGATATAGAAAGTTCATCTCCCTGTTTGACACATTTTAGACAGAGAAATAAAGATTTTAAATGGATACCTCTTTCCACGTAGCGATAATTTTCAATTTTTGAAAAACATTCTCGATCAAATTTTGCCATAGATAGTGAAACATGAGCAGAATCCATTGATTGAAATTCAATTCGATCATTGTGAAATTGGAAATTCATAACCTCTACAAGATCTTTTACCAATTCAATCATTTTGGTAAATGAACTAGGATCTTTAAAAACATATTGAAAATTCATATTTCGTAAATTCTTTTTATTATATTTGCTGAAATAACAATAGTGAACGATATTGATAAATAACGATATTGATAAATAACGATATTGATAAATAACGATATTGATAAATAACGATATTGATAGATAACGATATTGATAAATAACGATATTGATAAATAACGATATTGATAAATAACGATATTGATAGATAACGATATTGATAATTGAATGATAAATTATCTTATAGTTTCTTGATTTTTTTTTAACATTCCAAAAAAAAAATCAATTTTTTACATTAAAAATAATCTAGGTGAATTGTAAGGAAAGTAAATCTGTATCCGTGTTCATTGTCTTCTTACAGTAGATTGTATTCCAATATTGATCATAAGAAGTCCTAAAAGGATATCTTATAGTGCAACAAGAAATAGTTTCCAACTGCCCTAAAGTTCTATAATAATTAAAATGATTAGAACTTATGTCATGATAATTCTCAATCAACTCTTTTTTCATTTTTACAATATTATTGTTACTATTACTTGTGTTCATTTACTACATAAAAAATAATAATTTTTTTTTTTTTGGATTATTTTTTGTTAAAATTTATGTCTGTCCTTTTTTGTTACTTCTTGTCGTCATAATAGCAATTTTTTTTGGCATAGGCATTATTTCTATCATTACAATAGCAATCGATATTTCCAACGCTATAAATACAATTCCTGTTATAAGGTATAGATCCCAACTATCTTGGTTTAAGGAAGTGTTCCTTTTATGATATTTAATTAAACCTTCAATAAGATATATTATAGATAATAAAATGAAAGTAATACAAAAAACTTTGGCGAAAATTCGTTTCATTTCTACTGTTTTTAATTTGGTCATGTGAAAAAAAACAAGTGATACCGTTAACAACAATAAAGAAGATGAAAAAACGGAGAAAAGAGCTCCTTCGTTAAGCAAACCAGTATAGATAGAGTCGTTGTTCGAACTCATGGCGATTTTATTTATTAGCCAAAAAAAAAAAATAATGATTTAAATAATCAAAATTTTCTATATAAACAAAATATTAAAAATGCATTCATTACTGTCACCTTTTGATAAAAAGCAACAACAAGTTCGTTTAAATCAGACTTTCTCGGAAGAAGAAGTAACTATATTAAAAGATAAATTAAATAAAGATATAAGAGATTTACAAATAGATCGTTATTATGCAGATCCGAATCAACACGGTCAAAATATATGTTTGGTATCGTTTATCCCGTCTACAGGAGCTACTCCGGATAAAGATAATATTTATGGAATGATGAAAGTAAGAGGAGTTTATGCAACAGAGGAAGAAGCAAATGAACGTGCTGATTTTATTATTCGAAATGTTGATTCTTATCATGAGATTTTTCACTGTAAAGTCGGACGACCTTTCCCCGTGACTGAGGATAATGAATTTGCTTCAACGGTGCATGCCATTGATATCCGGAAAAAAACAACGGAGCTAATTAGTAAAGATATTCTAAGTAAGAAAAAAGAAGAGAAAGAGGAAATGGAAAGTATACAGAAACGTGAACAAAATTTGTTAGAAGAAAGTAAAAAAGCACAGAAAGGAGAACCGATGGATATATTTGATGAATACATTACAATGAACGTGAAAAGAGCGCAATTATTATGGACATACAAAGAGACAAAAGAGAAATTGAAACAAATGAAGAAAAGTTATATCGAAAGTATTGATCGAATCAAACAAATTGATCTTGAAAATCCCAATTTTAAAGAAGATTACAAGGAAAAATACATGTCTGCACGTCGGGATGCTGGAATACCAGATGAAAAAAATTCTTTTGTAGAATACTTAGGCTTAGACATTGAAACAGATTGGGATTCTTTTGAAGGGGAATCGAACATTCCAGAGGAATGTCAAGACTAAAAATAAAAAAAAAAGATGACTCTCTCAATAGTAAACATGTAACAATGGATTTAAAATTAGATTGACTGGAATGCTGTATCCTCGATTCAACAGGTTATGGGAAATCTTTTTAGAAATAAAAATTGGCATTTTTGAAAAATCATCCATCTTATTTATTTTAATACAATTGCAACTATTTGTATTAAAATTCTTTAGTATTTGTGTTACTTTGACGTATATTCAATTAACGTGCAATAAGTATTTTTTCTGTTTCGGTATATAATTTTCTTTTACAAAATTCTAAAGATAAATTACAAAAAGCTTCTTTGTGAATATCAACTGAACTTAATAAGATTTTTTGACAACAATATCGTTTAATTTCATGGCATTGTAGAAAATCTTTATTTATAATTCCTTTCTCAAAAGCGTCTGAATAATGACCTAATATTTTATTACAAGAAAAGCATCGTATCGGTAACATGGTTGAATAATATTTTTTTCACCCTTAATTATCAATTTTTCTTTGAATCTTCAATGGTTTGATGTAATAATTTTATATCACGTTTTGTTTGATCTAATATTAATGACCTTATTTTTTTATCAAATAATTTTTTAACTATTTCAAAAGACTTCTCATATTTGATATCCATATCATAGTTTATAATTTCAAAATTTTCTAAACAATAAAAGATTCCATTAAAATTGAAAAATGTTTTTGATTTAGGGTTCACTTCAATACGAACTTGATGCAAACACGGATCAAAAGTAAAACAAATACATAAGTGAAGCAATTCTTGATCAATAATTTTTGATAGAACTTTATTCATAAATTTATATTTACTAATCTTACTTACAACTTCAGCTTGCACTTTCAAAACGTTTTCATTATAATCTATGGTTTCTTCAATAACTTTATAATGTGGCAATAAGCCGTAAAATTTTTGGTTCAATACAATTTGATTAATTATATTCTGCATCCAGACGTATTATTTACTTTTGAAAAAATTAAATTTTTAAATGAATTTTCAAATATTTATTTAAATACGAAAAACTTTAAACAAAAGTATTGTCATCATTATGAAATTTTTTTTGCCATCATTTTTTGTTTTACCGTTTTGGTATCCCATCCTGTCAACCCGTAATATTTCAAACCTTGCACCAACAAAAGGATTCTTATTTTCTGAACCATATGTTATCTATAAAAATAGGGATCAAAATTATACTATCCACACTGATATCTGTCCACATCAAGGAGCATCTTTATCAGAGGGTAAAGTAACTAAAAGCTGTAATTTGCAATGTCCTTACCACGGATTCGAATTCGACAATGGTAATTTTTGTAAAATTCCAAATCCAAATAATCCATCGTTGAAATCATTTGCTAGTAAAATTCAACTTCCTGTCTTGAATTCGAAAAAAATGAAAGACTTTTTATTCGTTCGTTTCGACGATAATGTAAATCAAACCATATTTTACCCTCCAGAGGAACACGACTCTAATTTCAAGAGCGTGGAAGGCACGGTTAACATCAATACCAATTATTTATCAGTCTGTGAAAACTTGTTAGACATGCTGCACATTTCTTATGTTCATAGTTTTGGTTCCTTGGAAACTCCATTACCTCATCATTTAAATTTTACTTGGTGCAGTCCCTATCACGGAAAATCTACCTTCTTGTATAGTCCCAATGAAAAAACAATTAGTAATAAAGTTGGAAAGGTTAATACAGTTAAAGTTGAAAATGAATTCATTTTACCAACGAATACCATCACTAGAGTTTTTGCTGGGAATACAATTAAAACTGTTTTTACAAGAACGATTCCAATATCTGATACAAAATGTATTTTATATTGGAAAATTTATAGAAATTTTTGGATATTTCCCTTTGGTGATTGGTTAATTGATTTTTTAATGAAAAAAACTATTCAAGAAGACCTGTGGATCTTAAAAAGATTGTATATGAAACATAGAGATGGACCATTACAAACAAAATATGATAAAACAATTCGGGAATTTCGAAACTGTTATAAAAAATACATGTTTAATGAAAAAAAATAATGTTAGAATATATTTTATTAGGCGTTGCAGTCGGATTATGTATTACGGTAGAGTGTATTTATCGATACCGATCTTATTATCCTGAAACAATATGATCTTTGGATTTGATTTAAAAAAATAGAGTTTTATTAAAAAATGAAAGATTTTAAAATACGTGAATTAGACTTAAACTTAATTCAACCTAATTCTAGAAATTTTCAAAATGAATCACAGGGTGGTAGTAAAATTGTGATTATTGGAAAACCGGGAACAGGAAAAACAACATTAATTACAAGATTGCTCTATGAAAAAAGAAATTTATTTCCAACAGCTTTCGTCATGTCCGGAACAGAAGATAGTAATGGTCATTACGGTAAAATTATTCCATCTAGTTTTGTTCATAACAAATATAATGAGGCAAAAGTTGAAAATTTCATTACCAGACAAAAGATGGCAAAAAAATTTCTTCCTAACCCATGGTCTGTATTACTATTAGATGATTGCACCGACGATCCTAGAATTTTCAACAAACCAATCTTTCAGGGGCTGTACAAGAATGGAAGGCACTGGAAGATGCTTTTTATTTTAAGTCTACAATATTGTATGGATGTAAAACCAGTCATTCGCACCAATATCGATGGTGTTTTTATACTTCGTGAGTCTAATTTACGAAACCGCAAGTCTTTGTACGAAAATTACTGTGGTGTGATTCCAGATTTTAACATGTTCTGTGATATTATGGACCAAGTGACAAATGATTATACTGCTTTGTACATTCATAATAGCACTACTTCTAATAATCTCGAGGATATCGTATTTTATTATAAAGCAAAACCAGTTCCAGATGATTTCAAATTTGGAAATTTAGACTTTTGGAAATATCATAACCATCGATTTAATCAAAAGTATAATGATCCATTTTCATTTTAAAACGATCTATTCTTTTTTTTATTTAAAAAATATAAATTAAATGTGTAAATTATAATGATGCCAGGTGATACGTTATATCTAAATAAAACTAACTTTGGAATATGGGCAATATATCGGAAAAAGTGTTTTTCTAAGGTCGAAAATAATTCTGAATTTTGCAAAAAATTGCACAAAGCACTTTTTTCAAAAACTACTTTGCTCTCTGAAAAAAAAAATAACTTTTAAAATATATTTCTATCATTCCGTATTAAATAAAATATATTTCTTTTTAGAAAAATAATGAATTCCATAAAAACAAATGGTTATCAATTTGAATTTGAACCACTGATTCATACACAAAATGAAAAATCACTTCAACAAGAAGAATATCATAATGCCGTCGAATTTTACAATGCTGCAACAAAGCCAAAATGTAAACTTCGCACTGTTACTTTCAAACTATGTTTTCATGGAAAACAAGCTATGAAAAAAATCGAGGATGCCTTCCAAATAAATCAAACAATTTTTTACATTATCGTAGAAGATATTCAACTTAAAGATAATAATGAAAGTTCTTTAGGCTTTCTTAACATGATGAAAAAAATCCTTAGTAGTAAAAACCAAATCATTCAACATCTTAATTTACAAAGTTGTTTAATCGGAAATAAAGGGGCAAGTATTATTGCTTCTGCTCTAGATAATCCTAATTGTAAATTGAAATATTTGCACTTGAATGATAACAAAATTAAAAATGATGGAGCTACCGCTTTTGCAAAAGTGTTGCGTAATCCACATTGTAATTTAGAATTTTTGAATTTAAATCATAATGAAATTAAAATAACTGGATTACATCATTTGAGTAGTGCTCTCAAGAAAAATATAAAAATTCAAGACTTGGATATCGATCACCAATTGAATCTAAACTGGATGGCTCAGTCCAGTTTTAAATCAGAAATTAGTGTTCCTCTTAAAACAAACAGAAAAATAGAACAATGGTTTACTGAATTTGATAAAACTTATTCTCCTGAGAAATATACTACGCTTCAAGAAAAAGGTATACTTTCAAAGCAACAGCAACTTTTATTCAAAAAAAAGAAAATACCTAGACGTGTTGTTACTGACAAAAAATATGATCCTACTTTACCAACTCAAATAAGATTACTTATTAATCAATATTTAAGCACAGATGTTCGAAAGAATATACCACAATTCTATCGTTGGGTCGAAAAACATAAAAACTTTTCTCAAAGTTTAGATGTGTTGGGAGCATTAAAACGTTTTGAAGACAACAAAACATCATCATTATAAAAAAAATTAGCAAAGCCACTTTGTTCAAAAATTGATTTTTTGTTTTGAATTTTGTTAAAGAAACAGGATACATATATATATATATATATTAAAATTTGTTTTAATATACTTTTTACGTAATCTTTGTTTATATCTGTAAATTGTTTTTTAGAATGACAGTTTCTATTCAGGAATATCCAATCACAAAGGATATTATTACAAAAGGATTCATTCGTTCAATAAATGATGATTTCTTTTTTGAACTTCTAAACTTACAAAAACATCGAATTACCGATTGGAAATATATTCAAGTCCACGATGAAAATGGGAAGATATTATATGATGGATTATTTGCGGATGGATGTCGTAATGGATATGGAATAGAGTATTATGAATCTATTGGATTTTACAAAGGGGAATTCTTTAATGGTAAACGCACCGGAAAAGGAGAAATGATTTACGATGATGGAACTACCTATATTGGGAATTTTTTAAATGATAAATTTAGTGGATACGGAGAATACAAATCAAAAACCGGCTCCATATACTGTGGAAACTTTTCAGACAATAATTTTAATGGAGAAGGCACTTTTACCTATCCAAATGGAGATTATGTTAAAGGAACCTTTGTAAACGACAGAGTTAATGGAAAAGGTGAATTATATTATAAACACGGAGATATATATCTAGGTGACTTTAAAGACGATAAATTTCATGGAGAGGGTGAGTTTATTTTTTCGGATGGAATACGCTATAACGGTAATTTCCACAATGACTACTTTCATGGAAAAGGCTTTATGATTGAAAAATCTGGGAATTCCTATGAAGGCGACTTTTTGTTTGGAAAGTATCATGGACAAGGAATCCAATTAAAAAAAAATGGTCAGAAACACACAGGATTTTGGAGAGAAAATGTAAAGGATGGTATTGGAGTATGTGAATTCCCAAACGGTGAAATTTACAAAGGTAATTGGAAAAATGGCGTTCGTCATGGAATAGGTTATAAAACAAAAGGAAACGAAATTAAAAAAGTTGTGTTCCGCTACAACAAAAAAATACATGAAGAAATCTTAAATAACGATTCAATTTAAGAAACAAATAAACCTACTCAGCACTATTCTTTTCCTCCTCTTTCCTCTGATATGCACTTTTGTCCAAGAGATCTAAACTTGGAGGTGCAATAGGCTGCACGGAATATAAAAAGTAAATTGGTTTATCCTTTAAATATTCTACCATTTTCCCTACTAACTCTTTAAGGGTTTCGGAAGTATCATCTTTCTTGCGTATATCATCTTTTACATCAACGGACATACTTATAATACCTGCAATAAAGAACGATAAATTATTTATTTCGTAATCATTTTTATATTTTTCGTAAAGTTCTCCCAAAAATTGTATAACAGAGTCTGACGTTTTTCTTTTTATCTGTGTTTGTGATGTTTGTTGTTTCGATTTTGTATCTAAATAGTTAAAGTAAGGAGTCACCAAAGAAATGATAGGTGTAATTGTTTCTTTTTCCTCTTTTGCAAAAAATTGTATGGTTTCATCACAAAGTTCACCTATCGGTTTCAATTTACTTTGTCGTTGCCTTGCAGTAATTCTTCGAAGTCGGTCAATATAAATATTTGCAACCGCTGTAAACACGTTGGAAACCGTGATTATATTTTCAAATTGATTCTCATAATCATTGTAAAGCGAGTATAAAAATCTGGCCAGATCCAAAAGTAAATTATCTGATATGTTCATGGGTTTTTTTTACGTATGTCCTTTTTTTAATTTTTCCTCTTTTTTTTTTTACCAAACGTAAAACTTTTTTCGTATATCTATAATTAAATTTATCTCTCACTTTTCGCACCAAAAGACTAAAAAGTTGTAAAAATATATAAATTGATAGTGGTATAATGATACCAAGAAAAATTCGTTTACTTTTTGGTAAAATAACATTTAATTTTACAATGATAAAATTTACCAAAGAATGAGTGCTAAGGACAATTTTGATAAATTTCAAAATTCTTATATATTTAATGTATGGATTTCCCTTTTGTTCAACGATTGGATATTTACTGACGGTATCTAGAATCCTTATCAGAAATTTTATTAAAAAATAAATAGAATAACTGTAAACTAAACAGTCTAATATCGTCTTATTTGATAAAATTTTATTATTTTTGTCATTTGATTTTATCGTAACAAATACAAAAATTGCAATTTCAATAATAGAAAAAAATAAATATAAAGTAAAAAAGTTATAATTGCTTTTTGAACTATCCCTATATCGTTTACTTTTTAAATAATTTTCAATAAAAATGACAATAGAAATTACACTAAAAATCTGAAATAAATTTAAAATAATTCCCGAAACAATATATAAATTTTCGTTTTGTTCCGCCGGCATGATTATGTTTTATTTTATGCCAAGTTTTTTATTAGTTTGATTTCTTTTTAAGAAAATTTTATTTTATAAATGTTAAAATGAAAATTGATACCAAATATTCTCTAAAACCATTTGGATCAGGAACTTCATGCTTAGATACAATTGATGGTGAATGTAAACGAGGACTAACTGTGGAACAATGTATTGAAATTTGTGAAAAATCTGATGCATGTGCTTGTGGTTTACACGTTGACATGAAAGATAGGAATCCGTCCATTGATTCGTATTGTTTACCACTGAACACTATTCAATATAAAAACAGACCTTTGGCAACCAGTTTGATATCCACGTCAAATAATGGAACAATACTCTCGAAAGAAAATAACGTCGATATTACATTTTTTAGGGAGGAAGATATGTTTCCTTCTATTGAAGAAACTTTCGAACAATTAAAATCAGACTTAATTTTCAATAATGATATCATTTCTATCCAAATTCAAAAGAAAAAGGAAAAAAGAATACAATTACAATCCATACCACCTTCTTATAATATTTTTTCAGAATATACTTTTACCGACACTTATATCGTTTTACGCACGGTAAATTTTTCAATTGCTGACGTGTTGCGCGTAAGCAATAACGAGTCTGTTTTCTTCTTTTATAAAAATACGTCTTTGGTGCTTACTTATGATTTTGAAAAAGGCGTCTTCATTTGGGGAAATTTCTCTCAAAATTCAACAGTTCAAAAAAACAAGTTTATTTTAGAAACACTAGATGGTAGTAAATATGTCGATTATATCAGCGAAGAAACTCCACTTTCTATCACTATTGATTATGAAAGTAAAAAGTATTATGTAACTATGGATGAAGAAAATATTTTGAGTTTATCCAACAAAAAATCAGAATACAAGTTATTCCTTTCCAATAAAATCGAAAAAGAAAATGAAACAATCCAAAATATACCAACAGAAAAATTGTTGAAAGACCGTGTAAACTACATGAATACAACCATGAAAACTTATTTAGAAACATACTTTCCAGATAAATCAACTACTAAAGACATAAAACCTACTTCATTAAAATGTAATTCTGTTGGTAAAAATATATTATTTACCATTGTTCTGTTATTATCAATATATTTTTGTATTTTGTATTTCTGGAAAATTCAATCCATTTCATAATTTTTAAATATTTTTATTGAATATTTTAGTTTATTTATCATTTCTTTTGGATAATGAGTTTTGTAAAAAGAAAGTAATTTTTCAAAATTATCCTTTTCCATTTTTAACAGAGCCCTTCTATGTAATCCAAAAATAGGACAGTCCTCTTGATTTATAACTTGTTCAATTGATTCTATTTGGTTCCATTCTTTGTCCAAATCTGGCCACAAAGTAACGTGGATTTTCTTTTGAAGATGGTATTGTGAAATATATTGTTTCAAAATAAGGTAGGATATATAAAAATAAAATTCTGTGCCTTCTTTATGGTGTTCAAAAAGCTGCGAAAAATCCATTTTTTCTAAAAATTCCATATATGATACCATTTCTAAAACAATATCGGTTTTCAAAATAAAAGGGGTTGTAGTGCAAAATTGAAAGTCAGGATCATCAACAGAATAAGGTGAAGATAATTGTAAACTTGATTTTGAAATTCCAAAATAATTTAAACAATAATCAAAACAACCAATCATTTTCCCGGGATTTCCTAAAAAAAGTTTCGGTTTGTGTTCCTGTGGGGTAAAGAAATGATCTTTTTTTACTGGTTTTATAAAATGATTTTTTCCATCTAGAATGATATAATACGGAGCTTTTATCGTTTTTGCTAATAATAATTTACAAAGTTGTTGATTTCTCCAATCGCTTTTTTTATCGTTTGGAATAATATTATCTCTATTTGTAATCCTTACTTTAGACCGTAAACTTCTAGGATAAAAAGAAATTAAAGAATCCATTTCTGCATACGAACCAACATCATTCCAACAAACAATAATTTCATGGATCAACGAAGTTGGAACCAGAAAGAAGGACAAGGCTTGTAATTTAAGAAGTTCGATTTCGATTTCATTATCAAAAAATAATGTTAGAAAGTCTACTTTGAATTTTGTATCATCATCCTCAAATTGTTCACATGAATTTTGAACACACATCAATACAATCATCATGATAGAAATTAAAACAACTAAAAAAATTAGAATTTTCATTTATAATATCTAATCTTTTTAAAATTTTTCTTAAAAAAATACTTATACAAATTCCACAGTTTTTTTTTCCGGACCGTCGCTTTTGAGTTTTAAAAACCAAATGCTGAAAAATTTATATAATAGAATTCTATTATATAATATAATAAAATGAATTAGTAGGTGGTATACATTTGTGTCAGTAATAATTATAGTAATAATTTTCGCTTCTTTGAAAAAAAATGATGAAAAGTTAAAAGTTACACATAACGCGGGATTTTTTTCATGCGCCTCTCAGAAACTTGAAAAATTACTACAATAAAAAAAGAAAAATACCAAGATCCGTTTACAGTTCCTTACAATTAATTTTTTTTTATTTATAAGTAAGATACACACATGTCCATGAATAGTCGCAAAAAAAAAGCTTTGGGCATTTTAAGCACATTACTTTTACCGATGAACTCAGCATCCTACGTTCCACACAACGAAACAACTTCTGTATACAGTAATTTCAAAGCAAATGATTTAAGCAACACGGCAGAGATATTTCCACCATCAAGTGAACCTATGCCACCAAGTCCCACTGATACTGATACACCAACTCCTACTGATTCACCAAGTCCTACTGATACACCAAGTCCTACTGACCAACATCCATTAATTTTATCAAATTATACAGATGATTGGTCGAATATATCAAGTGTGCCTATGCCATCAACTTATACAAATGATTTGTCGGATAGATTGTCTACTGTTCAGCAAGATAAACAAGGACATGAATTGACCTTTGATAACCAAAACAAGAAAGAAGAATTTATTGAAAATTTAAAAAATGGAATAATAAAAGCTACGGCTAATTTATTGAACTCTAAAAGAGTAGAAATTGTAGAAGACTTTTTATATCATCCTTCACTAACAATGCAATCGAAAGAATTTTATAAAAAAAAAATAAAACAATTACATTTTTATGATCAGTTAGAAAATAGAATAATTAAGGACCTAATTGAATATTACCCTTTAAACAAAAAAGATGATGCTTTCAAACTTTTTATTGAAAATATGCATAATATAAACAAAGATAGATTGAATTTCTTTGAAAATCTGATTGATATCATAAACAGAAGCGAAACACTATCAACAAACAGAAGAAAAACACAAATGAAATTATTCTCTTTGGATCTAATAAAATTGCTCAAAAATCATCATTTTTATGCATGTAATTTTATGTTTATACAGCTGGTAGAAATTCTCGAGATTTCCTATGATTTCAAAAAATAAAAAAAAAAAGAAAAACATGTCTTTAGAAAATGAAAAGAGGAGCAAATTCGAAAACAAAAAAACCAGTCAAATTTATTCCACGGTTGGCAAAAATTTATCAAAATGAAGTGAAGATCCCTCAAGAAAGTGAACTTGAAGAAAGGGAATTGAAAAAAAGAAAACAAAAAAAAGAATTCATTACAAAACTTCAAAAATTTAAAGTGCAAAATTCTAGATTATGCACAACTTTATTAAAAACGTTAGAATGTAATTTGAAGAATGATAAAAATATGATGATAAGTAAACTAGTTAAAGTATATTGCGATGAATTGAATCGAATTAGCCATAAAAAAGATGGAGAAACTATATTACTATATTTAGACAATAAATGTAACAAGTATATTACAAAGAAATCAGATTGTTTAACATTGGAAGATTTAAATGAAATTGGAAGGTATTTTACAAATCTTCCCAAGACTTTTAATAAATTAAGGCTAATTATGCAAAGAGAATATCTAGATGATGAAGAAAAAAAAAGAGAAAAAATGCGAAATATTGGAATAAAATAATGATGATAAAAAAAAAATATAGTCAAATAAAGTAACCGTCATGTCTCAAGAAGTAATCAATATACCACCAGTCGTTTTTCAAATTGTTTGGCCTATTTTATATGTGGGTTTACTTATATTTATCATTTTGATAGGAAAACAAAACTCTTCTAAAAAAAAAACTATCATACAAGACCTATTTTGGATAGGGCTTTTATTAAATATCCTTTGGTGTATTGTTTATTTTTATTATCGAAAATTTTTACTTTCTGTATTTATCTTATGTGCAATGATTCTTATTGGATTATTCATCTTGTATTACACTCGACCTACAAAAAATTTCAACAACAAATCAATTATTTTTTGTTTTTCTATTTACACTTTATACATGTTGTGGTTATCTTTTGCACTGTATCTCCTCATTGTAAATAATTACAAAAATTGAGTTTTTTTTTCAAAATTGTAAGATGATAGAGGATGTGACTTGAATCTGTATCTTGACTATTTTTATGGGCATACCGATCATATATTTTTAACGATTTTATATCATCATCCGCTTTTTTACAAGAATACAAATTACTACATTAGATAAAAATGGGAATTGATGCTTATTGCGAAGGGATTTATGCACGATTTGGTTCCTATTCTTTTGTATCCCAAATGAAATTTCATTTAATTGTTGCATTAAAGGATTTTTTGGAATTAGATCCAGAATTTGAATATGGAAAAAAAGACGAACTAATTTCTATTTTAGTGGATTCTTTATCGGAAGGAGATGAATACTATCATCTTCCTTTTGAGAAACAACACGCGTTCTACAGGAAAAATTTAGATGGATTCTTTCCGTTCATCATCATGCAGGATCAAGGAGAAATAACGTCTTATGAAGCCGATCGGTTTCTACAAACATTCGATATAGTTAAGGATTATGTTCACCATTCGTTACTGGACGAAAACGATAATTTTTATTTAGATGAGATAATGAAACTATCTAAAGAATCAGGGGAATCCATTACTTTTTCCTGAATTTTTCTTTTTTGAAAACAAAAGAAAAACTATTATTAATATCTATATTTTTTGTAATTGATTTACGTCGTCAATAAAATTTTCTATTAATTCGTATAAATAAATTAAATGCTTTGGCACACTTACATCATCTTCATTTTCTAATTCTTTTTTTTTTTCTAGTAAAAATTCATCTCTTGCTCGTGACTGAATTTCTAACATTAAATCGTACATGTAAAGGAGTAGACGAATATAATCTTGTTTTTCAAAAACTCCGTTAAAAAATTGTTGTTCGATAAAAGCAATGTCGATACAATTTAAAATTTCTTGCTGTTTTTCTTTTTTGCTGAACAATGAAAAAAATTGGACAAATACCGATAGAGTATTTCTTAAACGATCGAATTTCTTTTCACGGATATCCTGTTCGATTAAATCACAGAAAGCTTTTTCGGATTGTTCTAAAAAATTGGAAGTGTTAAAAACAACGGGTATATAATTTAATAATTCTTTTTCAAAGCCAATTTTTTTTGCACACTCCAATATTAATTGTTTGGTTTTTAAAAAATTTTCCCTACTTTCATTTTCGGCATTCAACATTTCAACAGAAAGAAAATGGTAATTATCAATTAAATCGCTTTTTAATTGAACAAAATCATCTCCTCTCCAATCTTCAAAAACTACTGAAAAATCCATAACATTTTTCTGTAAATTACTTTCGGGCTCATTAAAAATTTTATCGACATGATTTTTTAAATTTTGACTTTTCTCATCAGATCCAATCAAATAGTCTGGGAAAAAATACAAGAGGAAAGCACTCAAAAATATTCTAGTGCGGACGAATAAATCTAATTTTAAATCACAAAGAATTTGCAATGCCAAAGGTTCGTGGCTTTTTTTTTCTAAATCAATTGAACATTCATCAAATGATTTGTAATTTAAAAATTTTTCTTTCAAAATATCCATTTATTAAATATTTTTTTTTTTTTCATTTTAAATTAAAAAGTTTAAAAAGATTGCTTTTATTAAAAGAAAAAATGTCTGTTTCATCTGAAAATAGTCAAGCAGCTGACATCGACAATTACGGAGCAAAAGCGAATCGGATTCCCAATAATATTCAAAATTTGCGAAAAAACTTTACAAATTTAAAAGACAATAACAACTACATCACAAAAACAAGCAAACAGGTGTCTAAAATGGTAACATGGAAAAAGTATTTGGTTTTATTGGGACTATTGTTTATTTTTAGTGGAATCGTTACATTATTTTTACTGGATCCACAAAAATTTAGATCTTTTGGGGGCTTCTTTGTTGGAACGATCATACTAATGTTTATTTTTACAATTTTTTACTTTTCCAGTAAATTTATCATGAAATTATTATTCTGATAAACTGTGATACTTTTTAATGTGTATCTTTATATACCGTTCTGTCAAAAATTTAAAACATATTGGACATTGTGTTTTCCCAAAATCCTGTTTTTTTTCTGAAAAATACTTTCTTTGATATTCTTTTATCTTCTCTTCATTACTTTTATTATACTTTTGTTGATACTCAATTCGTTTCGCCTTATTTTTTTGATAATAAGTTTTCATATAAGTTTTTTTTCTCTCTTTTGCAATATTTTCCATATTTATCTCAAATTGATGAACTACTTTTTAAAGAAGATTACTTTCAAAAGTCAATTTTTACATTCTTCGATAAAAATGATATGGTTCATAGTCGTTTTTATTCATCCTTTGGCTTTGTAAACTAATTAGATCTTCACGGAATTCCATTTGATCTTGATCAAAACTATAAGCACTACTTTTTTTAACTTCATTTGGTATTGGAATACGTTGGTATACTGTTGACGTCTGTCCCATTGGATCTTGTAACACCGATGGTCTCATATAAGATTGAATAGTGTATACTGGAGAGGTGTAAGGTAAATTATTATCAATGTCGGTATAATAAATGATATTACCGCCGCGTATATTTTTATAAGAATCGTGAAAACCGGTATTCACATTGTTAGAGTTATCGTATATATCTTGTAACGGTTGGGTGTTTTTTACTTTTAATGGTGGGGTATCCAACAAAATATATTGTTGTCGAATGCTATCATAAGTTCGAGGATCCATTGATAAATATCCTTTTATTCCTTGATCAGTTGTTTTTTTGAAATCTTTCGCTTCGATTAAATTAAAATCTTTACAATTTAAAACTCGAATTGGATAATCGTTAGTCGAGAGCGCTAATATGGTTTTACCGTTACTCATTTTTATAATGAAAAAAAAAAAATAAATATATATACATATTATACGAGTCATCATAATAAACGAGTCATCGTAATTTTAAATATTTTCAAATCAGGACATGATACGTTTTCAAAATTAAAAAAAAAAAAAAAAGAATAAAAAAGATGTTAGAGATGAGAAAAAATCATTTACAAAAAGTAGGTATGACCTACTCTGAGCATTTTTTCGTATCTTTCAAAATATCAAAATTATTTTTTCAATCATCATATCTTGCATTTGTTCATGCTATTTTTCCAGATTCTTACATAACTTCATCAACGGATACCATCAAAAAAGTAAAAAACATTCTCTCCAAAACAAAAAAGAAGAAACCATTTTAAAAGTATTCATGTAGTAAAAGTAGAGTTTTCATTTTAGACAGAGTCAAAAACTAGGAAATAATCATTTTTTTTTTCTAATTAAAAAATGAATGAACAACAACTAGAAAATTATAAAAATAAATTAAATCAATATGAATTTATTCAATATACTGGTCCTAAACTATATTTTTATCATAATGCTTCTAGAAATTCAGAAGATCGTATTTTAGACGCAGATCGTTCGTTACCTCTACTAAGAAGATTCCTAACGAGTAAAAATTGCCCAGTAACGAAATTGACAATTAATCGTTGTATGATTCTTAACCGATGAATTCTTGATATATTAAAAGAAAATGAAACAATTACAGAATTGTCTGTAACATATTGTACCATTAGTGACAGAAAATTCTTGGATGAAATTGCTGATTTTTTAAAATAGTTTCTTATGATTGGTATTTTAGAATCGTAAATATTCATACTTTCGGCTTTTTCCAATAATTCTTTGAAAATTACGTATAAATTTACAACATAAATTTTTTTTTTATAAGTAAGAATATAATGAAATTGGATAAGAAACTTTTGTTATCACTTTTATTACTGGCTAATCCGGCTACCTCTTCCGATGGAACTGCATTAGGCACGACATCAGAAAACAATAACAACATAACATACTCATTGGACGACAAGTCATATAATAGCACTACCTCACCACCGTTGGACGATAATTCATCTTCTTCGACGGACATAAATCTATTGGACGACACGTCAGATAATCAATTGAAAGACGCTTTTGATATGCTATTTGCATATTATACATATAATCCATTGGACGACGACATGTCATATAATCCATTGAGCATAGTAAACCAAACTGTAGTTTCACAAAAATATCCTAATTTGAGTAAAGAATTTAAACAATTTCTTTTTCAGGAGGGTAAGGATAATTTCCTTGAAATTTTAAGACGTGGACAATTGGAAAACAAGCTTCAAAATCTGACACGCAAAAGACATGCTCTTATAAGTTACGTTCTGTCTAAAATAAGAATACATGATATTCCCTTAAAAGAACAGGTTTATCTGTTTAAAAACGAGGAGGATAATGACATATGGGAACGGTTCCTGTCGCAGAAAAGCTTGGTTAAACTCAAATCACGTTTAGAGAGAGTTTTTGTTAAATATCATGATATACGGGAAAGTATTAAGTTTCTCTTAGATGCTAATCTAGTTTATTTAGATAGGGATTTAGGCACGAATTTTACTGCCTTAAAAAACCTATTGCAACTTTTGGAGGAATATATAAACGACCAAAATAAAGAATATACGAAAGACGTCTTTAGTATAATACTGGACGAAATTCAGGATTGTGATATTTTAGAATATAAAATATTTGTGGATATATTGGGATATTTCAATTCCGAAATAAATTCACCAGATAATGAAACGAAAGATGGTCTTGAAAGAGCTTTTGATAATGTTACAAAACGTAGACAGACGATTTTATCTAGACTTCGTGAAGCAATTCTTCCCTCTCCTGTATTAAGCATCAACAAAGACGCATTAGATTACAATGAATTTATGTCCGAAATTTATGCTCTGGATAACATTTGTTTTACATTCATAAATTTAGCACAGTATTACTACGAAAAGACAACATAAATTAGAAAATTTAAAAATGATAATTAATTATGACCGCAATAGTTTCGTATGATTGGTATTTTAGAATCGTAAATATTCATACTTTCGGCTTTTTCCAATAATTCTTTGAAAATTCTGTGAAATTTAGGTGTATGACCGATTTCATCACAAATGACATGAGCCAATTCGTGAATAGAAACGTAAATTAACATGTTGAAGGGATAATATTCATCATTTTCATCTTTCAAACAAAGATAAATTTTTTTCTTATTAATACAATAACTTTTTTTCCCTTTAAAAAATTGAACTTTCTTCACTGCATCATCCAACGGGAGAAGTGTATTTTGAATACGTGCCAACATTGGATCGGTCTGTTCATAAGATTCCTTAACTTGACCACACACAACATTAAATAATAATAACAGAACAATTATTAATAAAATTATGCAAACTACATCCTTATAATTTGAAAGCATATTTACTATCGAAAAAAAAATTATTATTTCGAAAAAAAAAACGCTTTGGACAGTAACCTCGACTGATTTGTTTATGATATTATATAGGTCTATCTATAGCGTCCCACTGGGGATGTTGCAGTACTTTTGAATAAAGTTCAAAACGCTGCCGTCAAAAGAGCGTTCGATATAACTAATATTTAATTGTATAATATCAATATAATTTGGAATTGAATGACCAGTATCAGTAATTCAGAGCTCTCCAATCTTCAATCATACTTTCACGCATTTCTTCACGATGTGATTCTTCAGCCTCGAGGTGGTTTGACAGATAATCGATATACTCTAATTCCTCTTTTTTTTTGGAATAAATAAACAAAATATCTTTTGTAATTTCACAAATTTCTTTTTCTGTTTCATTTTCCTCTTTCAGTATATCATAAATAATTTTCCGATAAAAAGATTCTTTTCGGTTTTTGTAATCGATATTAAAATGTTCTGTTAACGATTTTGAACCTATGTAACTACGAACCAATTTTTCCAATTTTCTCTTTCTTTTCATTATAGATGGACATGTATGAAAAGTTCGTCTAAAATCCATTTCAAGCGAACAACATCTCTGATAATTGATATTTGTGTATTTTTCCCATCTCGTTTTATAAATTGGTTCTGTTTCCATTTTCTTGATTGAAAAAATAATAATAGAAATAAAATCCAAATAGATATTGTAAAAAAAAATATTTAATTTATTTAGCTTTCGTGTCCTGTTCTTATGTTTTTCAAAAGTATTTTTGAAAAAATCAATTTTGATGAGGAATTTTTTTTATTCATTAATCTTAAAATACCTAAACATTTTATATCAAATTGAATGATGATAGTAGTATTTGATGGACAGTTCCATGGAATATAGTTCACTTTTGAATCAAAGGAAAAAAGAAGTAGTTTGTGTGTCAAGTTCATCAAAAATGTTAGTCTTTTATCATATAAAAGGTAAAAGAAGTAAACCAAAAAGGAAAAAATAATTTAAATTAATTGTCTTATAAATGACTGAAAACATTATTGCGATTTATTCTTTTCGTTTTTCAGAAAATTATAATGATGATAATTATAATATTGAATCTATAAATTATGAAAAAGACATTGATTATCACTTTTTCACAAACTCAACTTTTATGTCGTCAAAAAAGTGGAAGATTAATCATTGTGAAATTCCTAAAGGATGGAAAGAAAAATTAAAATATATATTACCAAAAATATTGCAAAAATATTCTATCATTATTTATTTAGATTCAAAAATGCTATCAAGTCCTGTAACGATTCCATCTTCAGATCAGATTTTTTTGAAAATGATGAATCGTGAGATGTCTATCGTGCAAATGTGGGATCAAACTGTTTTAAATGATTTGAAAATGACTATGAAACACTCTACTGATAAAACGACTAAAGGAGAATTAAATACATCATTAAATAATGAAATCAAACCTTTGACCTTATCATTTTTTATAAGAAGGAATACCGAAGATGTTAATAATTTTATGAATAGTCTATTTGAACACATGGTGCAAGCCTCAGAGGAAGATGAAAAATACATATTAGCAAAACTGTTATCCATGTATAAATTTGATAATAGAAAGATTGACTTGAGTTTAAATATCCCACATTTGACAAATAAAGACTTTGGGATAACTGTTCCTACCGTTATGCTTTCTAAAATTGAAAAACAAAATTACTTTCCACAGAAACGCGTAGCTATCGGATTTTACGGAATCACCCGTTCATTGAAACATACATTGAGATCTATATATCAAAACATATTCAAACCATTTGAAGACAACGGTATTATTTACGACATTTTTATCCATACCTACAAACTTTCTAGATACAATAATATCAGAACAAAAGAATATTCAACAGATATGGACAACAGTGAATACGAATTGTTAAATCCTATGGAATTTAAGGTTGAATTTGATCCTGTAGTGAGGCAGAATATCGGATTAGAAAAGTATCACAATCAACGTGATGTGTTTCATAATCATTTTAATACAGTTGATAATTTTATCATGGCACAGTATTCAAAGAAACAGTTAGTTCAACTTATAGAAGGAAAAGAAAAAAGATATGATTATGTTTTTTTCATTAGACCTGACTGTGCATACTTGGAAAAGTTTAATTTAAAGCATTGTTTTGATTGTAGTAATGACACTATAATAGTGCCGGACTTCCATTTATGCTGTAAATTTAACGATAGATTTTCAATTTGTAATACAAATAATTATAAACTAATGGGAAATATTTTTGACGAGTTGTTAGTGATAAGTCAAAAAATGTCTTTACATCCAGAAAAAAACATAAAGTTATTTCTAGATTTGAATAAAATAAAAATAAAGTATATTCCTTTTCATTTTGTTCGGATACGTTTAAATAATTTAATAGCTAAACGAGATTATGCTATCGTGAAATACATTAGTTTTTTAAAAACAATTGAAAAGTATGATAAATTTCGAATTTTCGTCGAGAAAATACCGATGCTTTTATTTGTAACTGTATACGATTTTAGTTTATGGATATATTATTTTTTTAATATAATTTTTCTTGCTGTTTTATTGGCCATTTTATGGTGTAATTGGAAATAATATTTTATTTTGATAGTAACGTAAAGCCTGAGAGCTCTTGACCATTTGCCATGATGGGAAATTTTGAGGTATTTTTACCGTCAATTATAACAGTTGGTATATTTTCGTAATCTCCGGTTTCGGTTTTTTGGAATAAATATTGCATAGACCGAAGATCATAAATATTACCGTCGGTCCCGATGCATGGGTGGAGTATATCATGACCGAATAAATCAACTGTTTCGTCTTCATTGGTTTTTGTGAATGTGTTTGTTTTTTTTAAGGATTCGTGAAGAAATAGGATTTCTTTGCATAGAATTTCTTTTTTTTCATTTCTATTATAAATTTTACTTGATTTTTCCTGGAGATAATTTATAATATCATCAGTCGTCAGAAAATCCAAAAGAGCTAAATTTCGTGTTTCAACATATTTGTAGATTTGGATTTCATTGAAATCGATAAAGTTCCCAAAAGAGAATTTTCCTTCTTTTTCAATATTACCATTTGTATCGTAAATTTTACCATATCCATTTAGTTGACCATTTTCAAACCACCCTGTTTTCCATAAAGTATTATTATTTCTAAATAAACTACCTTTTCCGTAAATCGTTCCATGTTGAAAATTTCCATAATAGTAACTACCAGACGAAGAATGTAAGTAACCTTTCCCATGGTAATTTCCGAATAAAAACTCCCCAATATATTTTTCTCCATCTTTCGAAAGTTTTGCTCCCTTTCCATGATACTTTCCATACATAAAGTTTCCCTCATAAAAAGATGAAGAATTTTCAAATATTTCCTGTCCATATCCTTGTTTTTTATTACGATACCATTCACCTTCGTAAACCCTATCGTTATTAATCGTTAATTTACCTAGTCCGTGTTTTTTATCATAGCAATATTCTCCTTTATAGGTTCCGTTGAAAAATGTGTATTCACCGGTGCCATGTTTTTTATCGTATTGCCATTCTCCTGAGTATTTTCTTCCGTCAACATAGACCATAGTGCCAAATCCGTGACGTCTATCGTTTTTCCAATAACCTTCATAATATTCTTTTTCCGAATGCACATTTAAAATACCAAACCCGTTTCGTTTATTGTTTCGCCATTCGCCGATATATGACTGTCCATCTGTAAGTTGTAGAACACCTAAACCATGACGGTCCCCATTCATCCACTGTCCCTTATATGTAGTTCCATCAGTCATATATAAATTACCAATATCGTAAAAAGCGTCTGCAAAGAAGTTACCATCGTAAATATCACCATTTTTAAAGTAATAGACACCACTTCCATGTTTTAAACCAGATTTCCATTCACCGACGAAACGATCCCCATTTGGAAAAATCATTGTTCCTTGACCATCGGGTTTTCCGAGGAAAGTATCACCAAGGTAAGATCGACCATCCATAAAATATATTTTTGAATTTTTTTGTAAAACAAATCTATTCATTTTATAGTAAAATTGCATTTTCTAAAAAAATAAAGAGAATAATTTTTATAAATAATATTCTTATAAGAATTTAATTGTAGTCTCGGAAATTTTTTTAATAATGAAAATAATATAGCTTTTACCTACATTTGTAAAACTTTTGTTGAAATAAATCATTTTTTGTTCTCAATTGGATATTCTCCAACGCTGATAATATCATTATATAGGATATCGTATCTAGGATTGGATTTTGGTATTTGATCTAGATGTATTAACTTTTCAACCACTGTATTTTTTACGGAAATATCTTCCATGAGTTTCTGTTTTACAGTTTCACTTTCTAACAATTTGGAATAAACTGTTTTTTGATCATCAGTGTGAACCATTGTATTTGGGTAGGTATAATTTAAAAAGAGTAAAGGTTTTAGAGGACGTATTGGAAACATCCGAATAACTTGATTCAAATCGGTTTCAATTTCAGAACATAGTCGATGAATACAATAGTTTCGAATGGTCTCTAATTCTTTTTTTTCTAAAGTCAAAAAATAATCATGGAACCACATGACGCTGTATGCCATGTAAATGTTTGACAGAATATCGGCCATTTTTCCAGAAAGGATTTGTTTGGATTTGATCCCTCCACCTAAAAGTGCTACAAAATTAGAAAGATTTGCAAATTTCGTGGTCAATAATGCAAGTCGATCATCCGACCGATTCGACAGCGGCATGGGTTGAAGACTTTTTACATATTGTCTTATAACATGTTTTGTCAGCGAAGTAATTTCCTTTCCAAATTTATCATAATCCTTACTTTCAATTGCAGATAAAATAGGAAATATAGAAGGATGTGATTTGTTCAAGCCTTGTCCAAAAATAATCAATGATCTGGTCAAAATGTTAGAACCTTCTACAGTGACAGAAATTGGAGCAGCTTGATAAAATTTGGAAAAAATATTATTTGGTCCTTTGCAAATTCCAGAACCTGCATAAATGTCCATACCGTCTAAGAGCACTTTCCTTGCTTTTTCTGTCGTTTGTTGTTTCATTATTGCAGTAATAACAGATGGAGTGCATTGACTATCTAGAATATAATTGGTAAATGTAACGGACGATTGGATGGTCCAGGTATGGAAAAACATATTCATAAATTTATCTTGTATGGCCTCCATTTTAGAAAGTGGAATTTTAAATTGAGTGCGATGTTGAATATAATATAACATCGCTGTAGTGCACATTTTGGAGGAAGCATTTGCTGTGGCAGGTAAACTTACTCCCCGTCCCACTGCTAAACATTCCATCAACATAGGCCAACCGTGTCCAATTTTTTCTGGACCACCGATTGTATTTTCCAAAGGTATATCAAGAGTTCCTTTTAAAGTCCCATTGGGGAACCCTGCATCATTTGGATCATGGTAAGTTTCCTGAAGTAGGTTTGGTGTATTATTTGTTTCTAGTAAGAAAATGGTAACTCCGTCTTTGGACATTCCTTGTAAATGATTATCGGGGTCAGACACTTGCACAGCTACGGCTACTAAATTAGATACTGGAGCTAACGTAATGTATCGCTTATTAATGGTAACACGGACAGATAACTTTTTTTCATCTGTTTTAATAATAATACCGCGATCCATTTTTCCGGTTGCGTCGGACCCGTTGTGTGGACCTGTCAATCCAAAACAAGGTATATATGTTCCATCTGCCAGACCAGGTAAATATTTTTCTTTTTGTTCTTTGGTTCCATAATGTTGTAATAATTCTCCAGGACCTAATGAATTAGGAACCATAATAGTAACACCAAGAGATGGATTCGCTGCACTTAGTTTGGTAAGAAGTTTGGATTGTGTCGAAACGGATAATTTGGTTCCTCCATACTGTTTATCAATAATCATACCAAGTAATTTTTCTCTTCCGCAAACAGTTAAAATATGTTGAATGGATGAATTTGGATACAAAACGGCGTCTTTTACATAGTCTATGACTCGTTCGACTTTGGGAGTCATTTCATCAAGTTCATTATGCTCCCGTCTAGGAATATAATTTTTTAAACAAACTTTTCCTTTAAAAATAGATTGATCAATGTGAACTCCTCCAGAACGTAATGCAATTTTTTCTGTTTCGGATAACGGTGGTATAATGCTTTTTATTTTGTGAAATAAATAACGTTGCATATTCTCTTTGATTATTTTTTTTTTATAATTTTAAATTATTATTTCATTTTTTAAAGAAGAAGAAATAAAATGGTAAGAGTGAATTTAAGTTTTAATATGAAAAAATTTATTATACTTTTGCTTATATTGTTTGGTCTGTCAAATGTTTCAGCAAATCATAATGAAGACAATAGTAGTGGTTTTTTTCGTAATAATCAAAGATCGATCGCCACAAATACATCTCTCACATTTTCTGAAAACAGGGGAGGTAATCATATATCATCAATAATGCCACTATTAACGAGTGCTGTTTCTGACGGTAATAAAAATGTTCCGTTTACGAATAATGATGGTGGATCCTATTTTGATTTAGTTGTAAAACCATATGAACCGTTCAAAGGAAGGGATTTAAGGTTTGGGAAAATGATTATTTCATATTTAAATAAAGATAGTGTAATTCTAATCAAAAAAACAGAACGTTTGAATCACTTATTTACAAAGTATTGGGAATGTCTACCCTATTATAATAAGATTCAGTTTCAAACTGAAATTCAACAAAGTCCTAATCCTATTGAAAAATGTATGGAAATTTTTATGAAATTAACAACTAGTCCTAAAAATTTACCGTTGATTACCACACCTCTATCTGGTCAAAATCAAAGACCACTTGGAAACGAGGAAAAATCAGTAGTGGTGGTCTATGGTAGTAAAAATCAAACAACACCTTCTGAAAACGGGGAAAGTAATCAAAAATCATTAACGGTCTATGATCCATTGAGCAACACCACTTCTGGTCAAAATCAAAGACCACTTGGAAACGAGGAAAGATCAGTAGTGGTCTATGATGGTAGTAAAAATCAAACAGCACCTGAAAACGCTGAAGGTAATCAAAAATCATTGGTAGACGCAAGTTTAGATAATAAAAAAATTTCTTCTTCTTCTTCTCAAGATTATACATCAGAAGAAGGTAATGATGATAAATCAAATGACGCATCCTACATTGATATTGCCAAAACTATATCTTATTTATTATTATCAACCGCACTGTCACACCCAACAGTTTTAGAGGAAACCACAAAAGTAACGGAGAATTTAATAAAGAAAATGCATAAAAAGATTTCGAATGTTAAAGATAAAGCGATTGAAAAGTTGAAAGAAATTGTTGAAGAATTAATTGAACTCACAAAAGATGATGACCAAAGGAAGAAGGTATGTATTTAGTCCATGTTACCATGTAATAATGATTTACGATGATACGTTCATTTGACATGTAGGACGATAAATTAAACGAAGGAAAGAATCAATTTCTTTGGATTCTTGAAAATCATTAAAAAATATTGACTCCTTACCGTCATGGGTGACACTTTCATACATAAAAATTAAGATATTTTTTATAATTTCCCGACTACATAGAATATATTTCAAAGACCTAATTTGTTTTTTACCATATTCTGAATAGTATGTAGTTTTGAAAAAAATTATTTTCATTCTTTCAAATAACTCCGTTTTAATAGATGTGTTTAGTCTATCATTATCGTACAAGATTAGAAAGCGATAACATAAATCGAAAAATGATATTGTTTTTCTATCATCCTGCATTATTATGATTAAAATAAAATCATCATCTTTTTAAGTGGTATATTTTTAAAACAATTAATATTAATTTAAAAAAATTGAAATATATAATTAATAACTTTATAATAAAATATAATCATGATTAAAAAATGCGGAATTATTCTTTGGAATCATTCAAAAGAAAAAGTTTTTTTAGTCTATGGGAAAAAATCATCCAAATGGGGTTTCCCAAAAGGTCATATGGAGGAAAATGAAACAGAAATTGAAACGGCAGAAAGAGAATTTTACGAGGAAACTGGTTATAAATTGAAACATCAACTGAATGAAAAATCTGAAAAGTATGTTATCCGGAATAATATTTACTTTATAGTCAAACTGCATTCCGAAGATGATTTGTTACAAGAAACAAAGATTATTCCTGATCAAAAAGAAATTGAAAAGTCCCATTGGTTTGGTATAAATGAATTACTATCAATGAATCTAAGTAAATTTAATTTTGGGTTAAAGACATGGATTTTAAATAAAAAATATAATTCCTTGTAAGATATAAAATGACTTCGTCGTCACAAGAATTTGGCGTTTCTTTTGCAAACGATGCACATTTGAATTACTCTGTGATGCGTTACATTACAGATTTTACAGGCTTGGACAAAACTTCAATAAAAAAAGATTATCAAAAGTTCATGTTCAATGGAAAACAAGGGTATATAACAATATTTCGAATTTTAGGTGGCACCGGCATAAATGTTGAACGGAAAGGAGCAATTTTTGACGAAATTATCCTAAATAATTCAAGTATAAATTCTAGTTCTTATAACCCGAAAGCTTTTGCCCTTGTTTTTGAATTCGGAATCGACATTGGAGGGAGTGGTTTACTTTTCAACCAAGAAAAAATGTTAAAATTAGTGGAAATAATCAAAGTAATAGAAAGTAACAATGTTTCATCAAAAACTATACCTCATTTTATAGATGTTGAGGAATTTTCACAATATTTATCCGATAGTGGAATTACATCCAAAAATATTATTCGGTATATTCATTTTTTTCAAGAATTCGTGAAAAAGCATTAAGTTCATAATAATAGTATTTTATCAAATGTTTTTTTTTGCTCTGTAGTTGTTCGTCGTAGATACAAAACATGAATTTGTTTTGGTAAATTTTAAATCCTTTCTTGTAATGATTGTAGATTGGAAGATCCTTTATGATTTGTTTTAACTTTTGCAAGATTTAATGATAAAAATGAACATAAATATAATATTGTTCCAATAAAGAGTATGTTTCTAGGAAATGCACTGTTCATTTGTGTTCCTAAAATAGGTTGTCCTTTCAAATAAGATACGTAAATTCCAAAGATAAGGAAAACAATACCTGTCAAAGATAAAAGAAAACTTGGTATACATGAGAAGGTAAAAGGAATGATATATAAACAGAGGAGAAAAATAGTAACAGCAATGATAAATTTAGACTGATTTAAAAAGTAAGTTTTATAGGACTGATCAACTGTTGGAATATAATTTTCCTCAGTCACTTCTTCTTCTTGTTCCTCCATTTGATTTTTATTGTTTAATACATGAATTTGCGTCGAAAAGACGACTGTAAAGAGAGATAATAATATTACGTTTGAAAATTTATTCATTTATTTTTTTAAAAAAAAAAAAATAATACAAAGTCATCATTATGTTTCTTCGTTAAACCAATAACTTTCTCCATAATCAATTAAAAGTTCTTGTCCTTTTTTTATATTCTTTACCGTCTTGAAATATATTTTTTGGTTGTATTGGTATGCAACAACATTAATTTTTTTTTTCTCAGTGTTGGTTTTTGCTCCATTGACTTTAGAATGCCAACTTCCACGAAATTTTCCGTCAATATAAAAAGGCGGTTTATTTTTTCGATTAATTTCAAAACAGTAATCTGTATTTTTTTTTTTTAAAAATTGACCAAGATTTAGTTGCTCACCGCAGTATTCTCCTAATCTTTTTCCTCTTTTTATTGCTTGAACAGCAAATACCCCTAAACCTGCTCCTGGAATTGAAGATTTTTTTATAGTAATAAAATCTGGGTGTTTCATTTTCATTTCCCACAGAAAAAAAAATAATTAATAAAAAATTTTTTACAACAACAAAAAAAAAAATTTACGAATGAAAAAATGAATAAAAAAAAATAAAAATCTAAATTTCAAAATCAAACAAATGTCTACATTACAATATTTTTTGAATAACCATCGATCGATTTCACATTGCACACATACGTCTACGAATCCTCGTGGAAAATTCTCCATTCCGGAAGAAAAATTAGAAGAATTTTTATCTTTATATACTAATGCATTGGATAACGGAAAGACATTATCAATTACGGAGTTTTCTCCAAATAGTTATATACCAGTTTTGGTCGATGTTGATTTAAAAAAAATAGTTGAATCTGATGAAATTACTATGCTTTACGATTCAGTTAATGTTTGTGACATTGTTTATTGTTTTATTGATGTATTTAAAGAAATTTTAATGAATGTTTCCGAAGAAGATTTGTGTTGTTTTGTTATGGAAAGACCGGGATATTTTATTTATAATGATAATCAAAAATTTTATAAAAATGGGTTTCACTTACATTTTCCAAAGATTTTCTTGACACGTATTCAACAGGAATATATCGTCATACCGATTGTGAAACAAAGAATGAAATCAAAACATGTTTCTTTACCAAAAGGTATGACTTATGATACGATATTTGATGAAAGTATATATAAGGGGAAAGGAAAGCCATGGTATATGTATGGTTCCACAAAAAAAGAGGCTTTACAACCTTATTTATGTAAATACATGTTCCATGGATCCAAAAAAAAAGATTTTAATTGGGAAAGCTATCTTCTTCAAAATGAATTTAAAAATGATGATTATGATAAATTGAAAAATAATTGTGTGCGTTTCTTTTCTTTGCTCGGATCTGATAAAGAAAGTCATTATCGCCAAATAGATCCCAACGTAGAGTTGTTGGACAAAGAAATAAATCAAATGAACTCGTCAAAGTCATCATCGTCTCATTTTGATTTTGACAGCATTAATAAACAGATTCGAATATACGAATCAGATAGTCACGTGGATGAAATCGTTGATTCAATGTTGTCTTTATTACCAGAAAAGTATTACGAAGAATATGATTTGTGGATCCGAGTTGGTTGGATATTACACAATCAATACTTGGGAACATATGACGGATTTTATCGTTGGGATGATTTTTCAAAGCAATCTTTCGATAAATACGATTCGGAGAGAATTGTGAAGGAATGGTCTAAAATGCGTTTAGAAAATTATACTTACGCAACCTTGATTCATTTTGTAAAAAAAGATAATCCAGAGGGTTTTCGTTCCTTTTTTCACCAACGTTCTGAAAATTATTTTCTGTCAGCACTTTCTCAGGACTCCATTACGCATAATGATATTGCTAATATCTTATATTCAAAATTTTCTGATAATTATAAATGTGCTTCGATCAAGCCAAACATATGGTACGTTTTCTCCGAACATATATGGAAACTAAGTGATGATGGTGTAGAACTCCGAAATCATATTTCTACTACCGTTGCGCAGAGATTTTTAAGTATGAAAAAGGATTTACAACAAAGTGAAAAACGAATATTGGAAACAAAAAAACAAAAAGCACAACGTGATTTAAAACATTTAGTGCGACAGTCCGAGACGATCAAAGAGTATATGGATGAATTGGATCAAAATGAATCGGAGGATCGTATAGAGAGAATCCAAAGAAAGTCAGAATACGATAAATTATTAGAAAATATCGAAAGTCAGCATGAGACTATTAACAAATTGCAAAATGAAATTGACACAAAGTCGAAACCAAACGCATCTGTCGGGGCCACCTTTGACAAACAACAAAAACCGAACTCGCAACAGAAACGAATCACTAATATTGTAAATAATTTAAAAACCGTTCCTTTCAAGAAAAATGTCATGTTGGAAGCAAGTGATTTATTTCGCGATCAGTTTTTTTTAGAGCGTTTGAATAAAAATAAATGGCTTATTTGTTTTAATAATGGAGTATATGACCTTCAACAAAATAAATTTCGCGATGGGGAACCAAATGACTATATTTCTGTCAAAATGAATGTGAATTATCGTGAGGATTTTACGTTGGATTCCCCAGCAGTTCAAATGGCAGAACGCTTTTTTGTTCAAATTTTCCCGGATGAAAGTTTACGGCGTTACTTTTTGGCTATCCAAAGTGAAATTTTTGTTGGATCCAATACGAATAAAATTTTCATGATTTGGACGGGAGAAGGTGATAACGGTAAAAGTGTTACGACGGATATTTTCGAAAAAATGCTTGGACCCTATTCTGTAAAATTACCGACATCGCTCATCATTGGAAAACGCACACAATCAAGTAGTGCTTCTCCTGAATTAGAAAGATTGGGTAATGGGGTTCGCTTTGCTACTGTTCAAGAACCAAATTCTTCCGATCAAATCAATACCGGTATCATGAAAGAGCTGAGTGGAAATGATAAATTTTACGCACGAGGTTTACATAAAAATCCCATTGAAGTTCATCCAATGTTTACTCCTGTTATGATTTGTAATAAACCACCTAATATTTCGAATTCACAATACGACGAGGCTGTTTGGAATCGAGTTCGCACAATTCCTTTTGAATCAACCTTTCCAAGGGATAGTTCAATCGTTCCTCACACAGAAGAAGAACAAATTAAGAAAAAGATATTTCCCAGAGATCCTAATTTCGCTGACAAGATACCTGATATGTTGGAAGGTGTTGCTTATTACTTGTTGCATATTTATCGCACAAAATCAAAGGAAGATATGCGAGAACCGGATAAAGTAATGCAGGCAACAAATAACTATCGAAAAGCGAATGATGTCTTTCGAGCATTTTTGGATGAAAAAATACAATATTCAGAAGGTGCGAAAATTTATCTCAGCAATATTTATAATATTTTTAAAGAATGGTATCGTAATTCTATTCCAAACGGTTTGGTTCCTAAGAAAGATGACATGAAAGAATACTTGATTCGATATTGGGGGGAACCTGAAGGTAGACAGCATTCGTGGTTAAATTTTTCGGTTATTTATGAGGACATGGTAGAGGAAGAAAACGTTCAAGAATAATTTTATTAAAATTTAATACGAATTACAGTTTCATGTTCATCTACCATTACATACGTTATTAATATATTATCCATTATTTTCTGTTGAATCTTGAAAGATAAGGTGTCATAAATACTAGTATTTTCTAAAATGGTATCTGCTTTTGAAATACTTTTACGAATTGATGATATTATTATTTCAATTGCTTCTAAAACCTTAATTACTGTAGATTTCATTCATTCCTAAATAACAAAAAAGTAAAAATTGAATAAATTATAAACTTTTCTTTAAAAAATAGATAGTACTGTATATTTCCAATCGTATTCTTTGTTATATTACAATTTACTATAAATTCCAAATTACATTTATACTTGTTTCAAATGCCGAAAGTAAATAAAAAACAAAAAAAGATTCTGAAAATGTTGAAGCAATTTGAAAGAGATAAATACTTTCAAACGTTTTACGAACAAATTCATGATATTAAAAAAATTTTTAACTTTATGAATCATAATTACATTCAGACACACTCTTTTCAGTTCATAAAAAATTATACTGTTTACTATAATTTTTTTCATATTTCCAAAAAAAAAGGGCGAGATTTACTAGAAAAATTAGAAACCACTCCACAAAAAAAAAATGTTACAAATCATGAAAGTATTTTAATAAAAAATACAATTAATGTATTGAAAGATTACCTACAAAAAGATAAATATTACACAAAAGTATTCCTATATCTGAGCCAATTATTTGAAAAAGATATTGCATTTTTAATTTTGGATTATTTATAATTGAAATTATAATTATTATACTATTATTCAACTTACCAATAAAACAGCTTTAAATAATGTCATTATTAGAAAATTATGAAAGGGAAATGATTCTATTATTCAAGATAAACAAGGATAATTTTAAAGTAGGAAATACGGAAATATTGTTATCTGATATAGCAAACCATTCAAGAAATTTTAATTTATTTCATGAAATGTTCAATATTATAATAATGAATAAAACTCAAATTCGTGAAGGAGATTTTCAACATATGCACGATTTGTTTCGTCGTATAGAAAATATCTACATGTGTAAATAGAAAAAATATTTACCTGATTTTTTTTTTGTTTTTTTTTTATTAGAAATGGCTTTAAGAAAAAAAGAAGAAAAATACTTTTGTGTGCTTGAAAATATACCAACCACGGAAACAGAATTCAAAATTGAACGTTGTAAACAAATGGTAGAACGGAAAATTGGATTGGAAGATGACTCAGATTTAGATGACACATTTCAATTTATTTTTCCAGTTATTGGTCCATTGAGTAAATCTGAATATTTAAAACAAGTCAAACAATTTGATTTAGAAAAAATGTTTCCTGGCATGTATGAAAATTTATATTATAATTTCAATATTGATCCATATGAAACGAATCGGGTTTGGTTTACCTCGCGTTTGATTACCACACACGCTGGAGATGGACCCTTTGGGAAAGCAACGCAAAAAAAAATTGACTGTCCACCACAAATGAATTCATTGACTTTCAATGAGGAAGGAAAAATTATTCGATATACAGGTGGTTATGTAATGGATAGAACGATCGGGAATACAGGAGGTTTAGGCGGTGTGTTCGGAATCTTGTATGCTCTTGGAAAGCCTCTTCCTTTTCCAGAGGCTCAACCGTATCAAAAAAGTTTATCCTTTCGCTTATTCTCATGGTTTTCTAATAAAAATTAAAATCTAATTTATTACCCTTATTAATATTATGCTACTAATAATAATTCTAAACATTTTCTACACTATTTTAACCACTCATCGGAAATACATTCTGGCACATGAAATAAAAATCCATATTACAATTTTTACACTGATAACACGGAAGACATTGTCCTGAAATGTTTTCTGAAACGTTTACTTTATAAGGTAAATTATCGTCCATACAAAAACATTTATCTGTTGCTGAAAATGGATAATAATACAATCTATCTTTGAAAAAATGTGGGTAATAATATATGTCACCATCAATAAAAGGATAGTAATACTTTCCATGAAATTCTTTATAATTTTCAAAAAAGTAAGAATTTTTTAATTCTTTTTCATATCCATGCCCTTCAACAGATAAACCTTCGCGTTGAGGAAGAAAAGAATAAGCAGATGTTTTTTGTAGGATTGATTCAGTCGATATGGGACTCTCGTCAATTTTTGGAACAACATAATAGTTATTTTCTTGTTTAATATTTTCGAAAGGTTCATAGGAAGATTTTAAATATCTTGAATTATTTAAATAATTTTTACTCATTTTTATTCATAAAAAAGTTCTTTTTTTTTTTCTTTTTCAACGGTTTCCAAGATTCTTAGAAATTATAATGATGTATATGTATGGAACCAGCGGGAACCCAACCATTAATACTTGACGACTATATCATTTTTTTTTTATCGTTCAAAATATTCACCACTTACATATCTAAAAGTTGAACAGATGTATGTAGATTTTGAATGTTCCCATAAAATGAATGAAATGGTGGTTTCGGATTTTTGGAGTAAATATATAAAATTGTTTTACCTTCACGATACATTTTTTTTTCTTTGGTAGACATTTTATTCCATTTCGGTAAAAAGTATTTATAAAGTTTTTCATAATTAATACATGGTAAATAAATATTTCCTTCCCACAATTTTTTTTTATCAGTCAAATTTATAACGATATCTGAAGGATAATATTCGAACAAGTCAACATAGACAGTTTTCAAACTTTCTGGTAATAAATATTTACTTGTAGGAGGAATGACAGTCAATAAATGGAAACAAATATTCTTATATAATTTTTTTTTCAAAACATATGTGCTCTGACCTAACTTTTTTTGAAAAATAGAGATATCAAAATCTGCTAAGAATGGTGCTCTAGGGTGCTTGTAAATTAAAGTCCAGTCAAAATCATGCACATGAACCATATTCATTATATTCTGGAAAATATTCAAATATTCAACAACGTGTTCTCCACTACTGTCAAAATATTCATTATAAACCTCTTTATATTTATCAAATGCAAAATTTTTTTCATCAAAAGAATAATTTTGCAAAAAATTGACATCGTAAAAGTATTGGTTACCTGATTCATACTTTGCAATTAACCATTTTTTCTCATGTAAGGATAATACTTTAAAAAAATTACAAATGTTTTCTACATGTAATTGGACACCGTCTATAGTTAAATGCTTTTTTTTATCAAAGTATAAAGGTAATATTTCTTTTTCAAAGAGTAAAAAATCAGAAACACATGGGCTCTTTACAATATAATCATTTCCTAAAAGTAAAACTAATATAAAAATATCAGAGAAAAACATTTGATCATTATTTTTTTCTTTATCAAATTGATATTTTTCCTTCAACAATTTCCTAAATGTCGAAAGGGAAACAAATTCTTTTCCACGCTCTTCTGAAGAATGACGTATAATAGTAATATCTCTTTCCAAAAGTAACATAGTGATGAGGATCAAGTCAGAATCACTTGAATAAATTAAAATTTGGTTCAACGGAGATGCAAATTTTTTTAAAAATTTTGTGATTTTCCATTCTCCTTCGCCGAATACCTTTTCATTTGAAAAGTATATTTTTATTCTCTTGTATATATTATTTTCTTCCATTTTTTTTCGTATGAACCAGTCTAAGTATTTTGTAAGATAATGTAACATTTTTGTGCCTGGTGAAAATACATTCAAATCCCATATACTTGTATATCTATTTTCAAGACTGTTTTTGTATCTTCTTTGCCGTTGTTCACTATTTTTCATCATGGGACATACACCATCTACAACCAGTAATAACGTTTCATTCGGTGGATATTTCATTATAATCGTATGCATTTCTAGTGCCACTCGTTCAAATAACAATTTTTGTAATTCTGCTTTTGATTTTTGAAATATATCTTCTTCACCTTTGTAAATGCTTTTACAACTTTTATAAAACAGTCCATTTAATTCTACGATTAAAATATCATGTGAATTGCATTTTTCCTGTGAAATACATTCACTAAAAATAGATTTGAATCCACTATAAAAGTTCCTAAATCCCATAAACGTTTTTATATAAAAGATAAAAAAAAAACAATAGATTTATATAAAGAAGAAATTTTTTTCAAATAAAAATGGAATATTTGAAAGTAAACGGTATCCATAAACAAGGAAAAATATATCTTTATGAATCCTTTGATCCGAATCGAGCAAACGAATTTAGAAAATTAAAAGGAAGATTTTACAAAAATAAAAAATATTGGGTTTTTCCTTCTTTGACCTTAAAAAATATTCCAAGTTCAATTGAAGAGGGAAAAAAAACATCTACTGCTCTTCATATTAAAAATTCTATTTCTACGAATCCATCAGATGCGAAAACACATGAGGCAAAAGTAGAGCATGGTAAAAATATTTTAGTTGAAAGTAATACAATTGATGACGGTTATCAGGAGACTAAAGAAAATCTTAAATCTGAATCCAAGACAATAGAACAGGAGGAATACAAGAGACAATTGGACGATGAATGTAAAACAAATTTTTGTCATGACGAATCTAAAGAAAATCTTAAACCTGAGTTGAAGACGATAGAAGAGGAGGAATACAAGAGTCAATTGGACGATGAATGTAAAACAAATTTTTGTCATGAGGAGGAATACAAGAGACAATTGGACGATGAATGTAATAGGAAATACGTGGAGGAGGTAGTTTTCCGAAAGAACAATAACAAGAAAGACAGTTATCAAACTTTTATAAAATTACAAAAAAGTAAGATTCATACTGATAAAGAAAGAGTATATAGATACAATCCGGAGAAATTGTTTTTTGATTATGTAAAAATTTATAAGTTATTATTAGAATAAGAATATATTTGTTTCAAAATTTAAAAAAAAAACAATATCATTATGTAATCCAAATGTAGAATAACGAAAAACAAACAGATACTCTAGGTAAAAACACATTGCAAAAATAATTATTATAAACTTTTTTTTTATTTAAATAAATTAGTAAAACTCTATATGTATTTCGTTGTTTTCATATTTTTTGTATGTATTTTCATCATTTTATTTATAATTTATGTAAAAACACTACCAGATAACTTTACAATACTACCAGATGGCCAAGATATAAATACATATAATTTATTATGCAGAATGAATATAAGAAATTACTTGGAAAATTTTAGCACAGATTTTGACTTGATTGAATTAATATTACATAGAAATTTACAGAATAGAGTGCAAGATGGTTTTACAAAACCAACCATATTATTTATCATAGATGATCCATTTGCAAGCGGTTGTCAGAGTGCAAAAAATTATTCAAATTTTCTTGATAATGATAATATTTTATTGTGTATTGCGGAAAATTGGTTAGATAAACCGCATCCAAAACTTTTATTATGGCCTATCGGATTAGAATCAAAAATGGTGCAAGATAAAAAGCTTGTAAATATATTACTAGGAAAAATGTCAACTCCAAAAGAAGGAAAAGGAATTATGTGCAATGCGCATTTTAGAACTTATAAAAATCCAGCTTCTTTATATCGCGATGACCGAGAAGATATGATAACGGATTTAAAAGACCAAAAGATGATTGTAAATTTTTGGGACATTCGACAGTCCCAGGAGAAAACGCTTGACCTGAGTCAAAACCACGCATACAATCTCTGTCCAGAAGGTAAAGGTCTGGACACACACCGATTTTACGAAACATTTGCTCTCGGGGTGCATCCAGTTATTCGAAGAGGTCCTTTAACCAAACTTCATGAGCATTTTGAAACAACAACAGTTGTTGACAATTGGAAAGACGTTACTGAATTGGAACCGATTAGACCTGCCCTGAAACCAAATATGGAGAAGCTAACCATAGGATATTGGTTGTATAACTCTTTAAGAAGTAGATGTAAAATCGTAACATTTTTTACCGGGAATCTTTGTGATGAATGGCGAAATTTAGTATTCACCATCCGTAAAGTAAATTTAATTGATCTTCTTGTGGTTTTCCCTCTGGATGATACTGCTTTAACATGTTGTAAAAACGAAGGAGTTGAGTTTCGAACTGATTTGGTTTTGAATAACTTACCAGGTGAAGCAAGTTTTGGTAAAAAGAAATGGGGAGATATTATGAAAGTTAAACTCGAAGCCATTAAAATCATATTACAAGATAATTACTTTGTTTTATATGTAGATACAGATATTGTATTTTTTCGAGATCCTTTTGTGCATATTTTTAATTTACCTCCTAAAGACATATATTTTCAATCCGATAATGGTAGGGAAGTTGATGCATTTAGAGCCGTTATCGGCAAAACAAATCTATGTGCTGGGTTCATGTTTATCATCCCAAATAAAAAATGTATTGAACTGATGGATCGATCACTAAATAATATTGAAAAATCTAATTGTAAATTGTATGATCAAGATGCAATAAATGATATTTTGAAAAATAAAAATAAACAAATTGTAAATTATGGTATTCTCAGTCCAAGTCTTTTTCCAAATGGAAAAAGATATTTTGAAATGAGAGAACAATGTGCAAAAAATCCTTTTATCGTTCATAACAATTATATTGTAGGTTTAGATGCAAAAGTCAATAGATTCAAAAAATATGGACTGTGGTATGTGGTATGATTTAGATGTAGGAAACAATAATTCAACGGATTTTCCATTTGTTATGATTTTTATATGAAATGACTGATACATGTTGGTTTTGTAAAAAAGTATAACCTATTTGATTGAGTATTTTTTGAATGTTGTTTTTTTTTCTTTGAAACGTAAAAAAAAACCTTTATTCAACAATTCTATATACAAATTCACAGGCGGCATATTTTTCAAACAAAGTAATTATTTTTGGGAGAGTTTTTTTTTTAATTGAATAATCTCGTGATCTAAATGATTTACTTTTTGTTCCAAATATGAAATTTGAGAAATCTTGTCAAGTTTTGTTTTAATAGGTTTTATTTCGTCCACAACAGATTCTTTTACAATATTTTTCAATTGTGAATGAACAGCGTCAGATTTATTAAGATATAATGTTTGCACAGGTTTTTGAAGAGTTACAGTAAAATTTGGTTTTGTAAATTGATATTTATTCTGTGAATTATATTCTTTATGACGTTCATTAAATATTTTCTGTTGGATTATTTTTGTTTTTTTTGAATCAAAAACACTTGTATCTTTCTTCTTACCGTCATACATTTTACCTATAAACAGATTTGGATCCATCGTTCTTTAATGAAAGCATCTTTTTTTTTTTTTTTTAATAAATTAATTTTTCAAACCCAATTTTTATTTAAACTTTCTTGGAGGTTTTCTTTTTTTTTGGACTTCCTACTTTTACAATTTTAAATGTTGCGTTGAAAGGACCTTGAGGTTCTTTATATTTTTGTTTTTTAAATGTATATTCGTAAGCTTTCTTATTACTTTTTTGTGTTGTTTCAACAATACTTACTTTAACCGGTTTTGAGGACAGAACTTTTTTAGAACGATACGATGCACTTGCAACTTTTTTTGCGGCAGAGATAGGGCCTGATTTAGAAGTATAACGTCCATTATCCAAGCTAATTTTTTTACCATCTACTTTTACTGAAGCAACTTTAAAAGTTCTTTTTTGTTTTTCAGATGATTTCCTTTTTTTTGGAGATGTTTTCGTTTTTCTTGCAGAAGCTTTTGCTGGCTCTGGTGATTTAGGTTTTCCCATTTTTTTTTATAAGAAAAAAAAAAAATATTACTTTTATTTTATTATTTTTGGTTTTATCTCTACTTTTATCCCCAACGCAATTAATTCTTGAAATAAAAGTTTGCAAGCAAAAGGTAGTGCAACTTTTACAATTTCTTTGTTACCGCAAACATTACATACAGTAGATGAATGTGGAATATTTCCACATATACAAGTATATATTTCAAAATAGTCACTAACATCAAATAATCTTTCTCTCAAAAATCTTGATACTCCGTGACTTATCATACAATTATGAGCAACAATACCGTTCGCTAAAAAAGATTGGGTTTTTTCGACTTGGATATCAGCAACATCAATTTTTTCGTATAAAGTTTCAATCTTTCGAATGGGTAAAGAAAATGAAGGGAGACGGTCGAATAAAATATAATCATTAGAGAAGGATTGATATGCATGCATATTTTCTAAAAACGTATCAAAGTTCGTAGGAGAGTTTTTTACATATTGTAGAAAAGACGTCATAATTTGTAACTGAAAAGTTTTTTTTGTATCGTAACGAAATCCTACAGAATGTAAAAGATGATACAAGGATTCTGAAGGAACCTCAAAAGAACACGAATCATAATAATTATGTAGAAAAATATTTTTGGCAATAAAAAAATCTAGGAATAATGTGTGCAAAACTTCGGGCAGTTGTTTCACATGGAGAGACATGGTAGAGGTTGAAAAGTGTGAATAAAACGGTAATGTGGTGGCAATTATTTCACGTTGGCAACATGTAGGAACGGATTGGAAAAGATAGCTCATATGTTCGATGGAGCATTTTCTATTTTGGAAATAGTTACTGGAAATATTTAATTCATTCATCTCGAATTCTATTTGTTTTGTATCAAAAAAGGAAATCACGATGGATGGATGAAAACTTTTTAAGATAAAAAAGGCGTGCAATCGAATGAAGGAGTATTTGTGTAAAAAATTTTGTATGGAGAGCATTGGTATATCTTGCATAATGGTTTTTTCTTCATGATGTATCAAAGGATATTGAAGACCAATTTTCAAATGAACAGATGGTTTTAAATTTTTCGCACGTATCCATTTATTATGAAAACTGAGCATGGGATGATCAGGTGTGCAAATAATTTCTCTAGAATCTGCCATGGTAATTTTCAAACAATTTTTATAACCTTTGTCGAGAAAATGTGTGCAAGGTGAGGAGACTATCCCTTTTTTTCCGGAAGACCAACCTAACACATTTGTGTGCTGATCTTCTAAAAAGTGCAAAGGAACTGAAAGTCCGTAACTTAAAGACACCGGAGTATTTTTATCAAGTGTATCACGTTCCATTTCCCCAAATCGTAAACCACCATCTCTGCTTCTACCTTCAAGTGGTTGACGAGTGAGAGCCTGAATATTCCCGTGATTCCGAGCATGAATTTTGTTGCTGACTAAATGTTTTAAACGATGATAATAGGTAGGACCAATAAAAATGGAACAATCAAATTGTTTTCCAGTCAAACCATTATACATGATTTCGTTACCGTAATTATGAAAGCCATTTTTTATCATTTTTGAGTGTAAGCGAGGAATAATGTCAACACTATGTTGAGAAAAAGCAGTGCAATATTGCATTTTGAAGTTTTGCAAAGCTGCTTTATTTCCGTAAGATTCGATGAGTTGGTTAACAGTCATTCGTGATGGAAGACAGAGAGGGTTGATTAATAAATCCGGTATAATTCCCGATTCACTAAAAGGCATGTCTTCTTCATTCAAAATAATACTTATCGTTCCTTTTTGAGCTTCACGACTTGCAACTTTATCGCCTATTTCTGGTATTTTATAATTTCGAATCCTAATTTTGACAATTTTGTATCCCTCTGTATTAGTCATGATAAAAACTTTATCTACGAATCCTTCTTCTCCCGATTTAATAATAACACTGTTATCATGCCAATTATCGGTCTGCATTTTATCGGTAAGTTTCTGTAATTTACTAACAATAACATCTCCGATACCTACATAACATCCAACTTTTACGATACCCTCGGAATCCAATTTCGAATAATCAAAACTTTTGTTTTGAAAAGAAAGAGGAACTCTGTCAATTTTTTCAGTAAGTAGTGTGGATTTTTTTTTTTCTTCTATGACCAGCATTTTGTAGGAAAAAGAACGAAAGAGTCCACGATCAATAGCACTTTTAGACATGATGACAGAATCCTCTTGGTTAAATCCAGTATAAGTTGCTACAGCAACAATAAGATTGTTACCGAAAGGTAATTCCTGTCCATGGTTATACTTTGCATGATGCGATTGTGTAATAGGTTTTTCGGGATAAGAAAGAATATGATTAATAGTGTCAACCCTTGTTTCTAAATTAGAAAAGGGTAAGCCAATGGCTTGCTTTCCCATTGCAGCGTGATACGTAATACGTGGACTTTGAGTATGTTCATTATAAGGAATGAGACTAACACAAAGACTTGATATGCACGAAGGATGAATTTCACAATAATGAAAGTAATCTTTAGAAAACATTTCTTCTGGAGTCATGGCAATAATTTCGTTTTCAATTTGATAGGAGTCCAAAAATAATATTTTGTTTTCGGAAACTAAGGTATTAAAAGATTTTGTTTTTAAATCTTGAATACTAGGGAAATTTCTTCTTGAAAATAGTGGTCTTTGAACCCTCCCTTCATCTGCAAAAATATGAATTTCTCTGTCAATTTTAGAGAAACTAAATGAAACATGTTGAGGGATAATCTTTCTCTCTTGTTGTTGGCGAAAATTATTCCATACTCGGTCAAAATTTAAAGTATATCCAATAATATTTCCATTTAAAAATATATAATATACCATTGAATACACATTCTGATTATAATTTTGTAATATAGTTTGAAAATTTGATTCAACATCAGGATTCGACTCAATAATCTCACGTAAAAATGTCAAATTGTATTGTAAAGAAACTGTCGTTAAGGGAGTCATGTTTTTAACAATTCCGCTTTGTTGTCCTTCTGGTGTTTCATGAGGACATATAAAACCAATCTGTGAAGGATGAATTTGACGCACTTTTGTATTTTTTCCTTCTTTTCCGATCGGGATTAATATTCTTCGTAAATGAGAACAAAAGGACGTATAGGTAAGTCTACTCAAAATTTGGGAAACACCCATTCTTATATAATTACTTTTAGGAATTCCCCAATTCCCGGTGGCCATACAATGATTAATTCCCAATGTAATCATATTTAAACGGTTCGTAATTACAACAATATCCTGTCGTTTCTCTAATTGAGGTTCAATCGTTCGTATAAAACGTTTGAAAAGAGTGCGAAATAGCTCACATAAAAGATAACCACTTAATTCTATTCTTTTGTTATTAATGTGATCTCTATCGTCCATTTTCCTAAATCCTGTAAAAGTTGAAATCAGTTTGTGAAACATATTTCCTAGAAAGAGTCCTTTATGCTCCCTCAAGGACGTCATTCCAAGATGTGGAAATAATTCATTCGTTAAAATTTGGATGATATACTTTTGCTTTCTTTCTTTCATGATTGTATTCAAGGAAAAATTACAAATATAATGAATCGCATTTTCTTGAGATTCAATTCTCTTAGCATCAATCAAAATAGAATTAATGTAAGATTCAATTGTTTTATCTTCTTTCCAAAAAATACAACAGAATTTCAAAATAATTTCAATTTCAGTAACAGTAAATCCATAAGCCCGGTAGACAATACCAAGAGGTATTTCTTGTTGGATATAAGGTAGTTGTAGAACTACTTTTTTTCCATGCAATTTCATTTGGATAAAGACACTATGTCTTGTTTCTTCTGACATGCTCCGGATTTCGGCAATCAATAAAAATTTATTTGTTGGTTTTTGGTCAAACACGTATACAACATTATGATTCATTCTCTCCTGTGAAACTAACACACGCTCTTTTCCTTTGATGATAAAATATCCGCCTGGGTCATACCTACATTCTCCTGAAGCAATACAATCTTCTTCTGATTTTTTGTATAAATTACAACACGATGATTTCACCATAGTAGGAATTTTAGTAATTAACTTTTTTGGATAGACTTTTGTATTGATTTCAGTTTGAGTATCATTGGCTTGATTTCGTAAAACAGACGTTCGTATATCACAAAAAATGGAACTTGTATAATTTAATTCTCGAAAACGTGCCTCTGTAGGTGAAATATAATGCAATTCCCGATTCTCATCGATTACATATGGTTTATCCACATGCACGTGTTGAAATTGCACACGAAAAGTATCCCTTTCATTGATCTTGGTTTCAATAGTAGATTCTTCCTCAATAATTTTTGGTAATCGATGGTGGATAAAATAATCAAAATTTTGTATTTGAATTTCACTAGGTGAATGACTTTTGTAGTAGCTTTTCAATGTATTTTCTAAAATTGCATTCTCCCATTCCATATTTATCACCCTTGTGAAAAAAAAAAATAAATTCATTTTTTATATAAAAAAATAAACGTATCTAATCAATTAAAATGCAAAGGGAAATTAAAATTAATGAATTTCATTCACAAGAAACGAAAACTATAATTTTAAATCCAACCGATAGTTTTGATATCATTCAGTCAAAAATAAAAATGACAGTAAATCCAGATTTCCCTTTTTTTGTTTTATTAGAAAAAGATTTTTCAGTTGCAAAATTAATTTCAGGAAGGAGTTTTTATTGTAATTTACAAAAATGTCCTATTCTATATATCAATCGAACTAATCCAAACGATATTCAAATTGATTTGAAATTATTACGTGCAATTGAAAATAATTTTACATTTCCTTTCCTTAAAACAGAATACAGAGAATCAAACGTTGAGTTTTATTACTTTTTACTGTTCAAATTAATATTTTGTCTCTCGGCAATCCAAAAGAATAATCCATTCAAGAAAAAATCAAAAAAAATTCGATTACCAAGCACAGCACCTTCAAATCGTGCAAAATCATCTACAATCTCTGTGCCTCGAACAAAATCACCAATTCGCACGACATCATCATCATCATCTACAATCTCTGTGCCTCGAACAAAATCACCAATTCGCACGACATCATCATCATCATCTACAATCTCTGTGCCTCGAACAAAATCACCAATTCGCACGACATCATCATCATCATCTACAATCTCTGTACCTCGAACAAAATCACCAATTCGCACGACATCATCATCATCATCTACAATCTCTGTACCTCGAACAAAATCACCAAGTATCTTCCCTATAGATTTCATGTTTAATGTTCAAAGGTATTATGATTTTAAAGAAAAAAATATTTTACATGTGTTTTACGCCGAAATCCGTCATTCAACATATGTGCAAAGTTTTGTAAAATCAATATTTAGTATTTCAAAATTTTTACCCGTAAATTTCATGAAAAATTTAGACCGAGATATAAAAGTAATGAATTCCATATTACAAAAAAATTTAGATGTTGTAAAATCTTACACGAAAGTTATCGATTCTTCAAAAGTTATTTATCAAGAATTTACCAATTTACCAGCGACAGAATACTCCGAGACAACATACGATGGTCGAGTTATTCAACTACATTATAGGACGGATAAATCAACAGGTATATTATTTAATGAACTTTATATGAATCAAGAATTATGTATTGCAAAATATAAAAAATTTTACAAGTTTCATGAATCTTTTATTTCAACTTTTTCTCATAATACAAATGACAGTGACAATTTATATATATTTCGAAAGGAAAAAAATGGAAATACTTTACCTCATTTTATAATCAAAAATACAAAAGATGGAATTATGATGGAAATTCTAGTTCTTTCCAATAGTTATTACAATTCGGTCGAAAGAATCTTATTTTTTATAGATAATGCCTACACAGAAAGAAATATTATTTCTTCGAAACAGATTGGATTGATTGGAAAATTTGAATATATTGACGCGTCTTTCCAATATTACTTACTTGCAGATATGATTATGAACAATAAATTCTTTTCACCATTTCTTTTATTGAATGATTCGGACAAAATATCAAGAGATAATAAAAGTATTTATTTATACTTTCGATCAGAACTCGAAGAAATTACTCTTTCGGATAGCTTAGGAGTCGGAGGTTGGACAAAAGACCAATCACGATTTGGTCATCTCACTGCAAGCTTATACCCGTATAAAAGAAATGAGAAAGAATACTTTATTACGGTGAAAATTCACCGTGCACAGAATGAAAATGTTTTGGACCAATTTAAATATATTCTAGCTAGGCTCCTTTCTTTATATAAACGCGAGGAAGAATCAACTTTTAAATACTTTCGACAATATTTGCCAAGTTTAAATAAAGAACCTGTTGAACTAAAAGCTATCTCGACAAAGGCTGGCTCCTTAGGATATGAAAATGCTTTACTATTTCCTGGTGAGTATGTTCGGTGCTGTCAGAAAAACCGTAAACCAATTCTATTGAAAACACTTGCTGATGTTGAGGCACTTGAACTTCCTGAAAATGAAGTAAAGTATCGAATATTAAAATATCCTAAGGAACCGTATGATTTCGAAGACACTGTTATTCAACCGGCATATTACTTTGCCGCTAATCCAAGTGAACCTTACATGGGTTATGTGAAAATGAAAAATTTAAAAAAATCTCATCCATTCGGAGGATATGTTCCATGCACATTTAGTCGCGTGCAGACTACTAAAAATCTACGTGTTGAAAAAGAAATTTACGAAAATACGATAGTGCAAAGAAAGAAAAAAAATACTAATTTATATCGCGCAAAGAAAAAAAAGGTAATATCCAATACTGGTCAAGTAGGTGATTTACCGAAAGAGTTAATAGAGTTTTTTTACATGTTTTTGCCAAATTACTCTTTTGTGCACGTTGGTATTAGTGATTCTCTCGTAAACTCGAGTCTTTTCATGGCATGTTTTTATGCAACTAATATGACGTTAAAAGAAGTTCCTAGTAATTTTAGAGAACTCCTTTTGCAACAAAATTTACAAAATACAGGGGCACAAGAAAATTGTGTTGTTGGAATGTCCAACGTCAACAATATTTTAAAATCGACCACTGCAACAATGGACGTTCGATACTTTTATACCATTATGGAGAGATATTTTAGAATCCGTTTAATAGTGGTTAATTATGATGGAACTTTTGTTGTGCCAAATTCTTGTTATGAATATTATTATGTGGATTATGAAAATGATCCGATTGTAATCTTATTGGAACATGAATCCCCTATTCGATATGAAATAATCGGGTATCAAACTGACAGTGGTCTTCAACTTTCTCACGATAAGGATTCAGATATATTTGAGGATCTAAAATTTTTAAGAAAAGAATACCTAAAAACTTATAGTCGAAATGATATTATAGAACCATTTGCATCAACTGTATATGACTCTCTTTTTTTCAATGTGCCCTTATTTGGTCAAATTCTTTCAAAAACGGGGCAGACTAGAATCCTATTTACAAAAACAAGAGAATTGCAAATTCCTTTTTTTCTAGAAAAGGCTCTCCCACCTTTTGCTTTACCAATTGTAGAAAGCACTGGGAATCTACCATCCGAATATGAGGTTTTTAATTTTTTAATGTCCAATATTTTCACAGTTCGTGCTTTAGTTTACGTTTCTTCTACAGAGGGTTATTTCCGTTTGAAAGAATATCCAATGTGTATTCCATTTATTCGAAATACAAAGAACGACGACAGAAAAAAACAGTATAGGACAGAGTCATTTCATCCTTTCCAATTTTACTTTTCTTCTACTGAAAAGATACTTGAGAAAATATTGTATGTGTTTATTCTGTCGGTTATGATTAAAAATTATCTTTTGTATGAATTCAAACTAAATAAAAATGTTCAAGACAATGAAAATACTATAATAAATTTCTTTCCTAAAACATCATTTCAAAATAAAGAATTATCACCACTGGTAAAAGATAATACGTGGTTACATCACGATGGAAAAGTAAAACTTCCATCCGAATTAAAAGATACAATCCAGTATTTCTTAGAATGGAATCAGATTATGAATAAAGCAGACGTCCAATCATGGAAAAAAAGAAAGGAATTAGATTACTTTCAATTTTCCACACAATTTCAAACAAAATTTGGAAATAATATTCAAACTAGTGAGAAAGTCTTACCAAATATTATTTATCAAGATTATTATGAGTTTGATAATCTAAAAGAATTACCTCAAGATTTAAAAGAGGATACAATATATTACCGATATGATGCTAAAAAAGAAATTTTCCATCAATTTTTTCTACACAAAATTGTAAAATCTGAAGCAAAACAAATACAAAAAAGTAAATTAATTTCGGTTATGGAATATTACTTTGAATTTGGCATCTTTACGTGGGATGTATATTCATCGTCGACGACTACTCCACAATTTTCAAATAAATATAAAATATACGATGATGATTCGTTTTTTCTTTGTTTTTTTGATTTTGTTTAAAGTCATGAGTCAAAACTGTAAATGTGAAGGAAACAATTTTATAAAAACTAAAACGGGGGGTATCGTCAAGCAACACAATGTGTTTGTGCTACTGACCAATGTCAACAATCGTTACACATTGATTTTGTAACCTAAACAATAAAGGACGATAATATTTAGTTCCAATAATAAGGTCCATAATCAAATAATAACTCATCGCCTTTTTTTATTATGCGAGTTGTTTTTAAATATATATCCTCCTCTACCAAAAATGCTTCTATATTAATTTTTTTTTTTTCTGTTGGAGTTTTTGCACCGTTAATCATACATGTCCAATTACCACCATCAGAACCGTCAATAAACAGTAGACCACTATCTGTCTGAGAGATTAAAAATAAATATTTGTTATTGGCAAATGAGGAGTCATTTTTTATTTCATCATTTTTAGAAAAATGTTTTTTACCTGTATACTTTCCCAGTATTTTACCTTTTGGAATATTTCGTTTGGCGAACACACCACGACCAGCGTTTTTTATTATTGATGGTTTTATTTCAATATTCTCAGTTTCATCTAATATAATATTATTTTTATAGGTTTCTTTCGTTTCTTTTTCAAGATAGTAAAAGTTAGAAGTAATTTCATTTAATTTTAAGTGCATCATTATTTCTTTTATTAAAAGAATTTTTAACAAATATATGTTGAAAATACCATCAGCTTTCAACAATAGAAAATTGCATTAAAATACTTGAAATCCAATAAAAATAATAATCTTGTTCGTATCTTTCTTACATTAGTTCTCGATCATCAGGTTATTCAAGAGGACACACCAATACAAAGAATGATGCATAAAACACTTAAAGTTAGTCCTGCAAATTTATTTCCGTATAATCCTCTTATCTTAATGGATTATCAATCAAATAATGAATTTAAGAAGGATAGAGAATTTAAAATTTGAAAAAATTGTTTTTCATTTTTATTTTCGTTTTCGATATTTTTAGATTATAATTTTTTTCAGATTATTCGACAGTTTTATTAAAAAATGGTACAAAAAAGAAGACGAATCTTTTTCAGTTGGTGGATTCTACTTGTTAAAAAACAAAAAGTTGCTATCCCAGGTATGAGACGGAATAACTTTATCACTATCTATAATAATTTTTATGAAACCATTTATAAAAATTTCTATCTTGTGTTTCTTCTTTTTTGGAAATAATCTTCAATTTTTCAAGGTTTTAAAGATGACAGATTTATTTGTTTAAATTTCCGTAAAACTGATTATATTAATTCAAAAGAAGATGGTATGAGGAATTTACTTTCCAGTATTTCACGTAACAATTTTAGGTCGTTAATCCCATTATTTAAAGCGTTGACATCATCATATTCTATATTATTTTGTATATTTAAAAATTTAGTATCTGTATCATGATGTAAATCATTAATCATATCAATTTTAGAGTTCAAATGAGTTAATTCAATCATTTTGGAATGAAAATCACCTTTTTGTAATATTGACATCCCTTTCGAAAGAGAAAAATACTTTTTAAAGATACTAATTCTAGCAATATTTACATTAGAACGGAATTTGCAGTTGTTGGAACTCTCATATAAAGTCTCGAAAGATTCACCCTCTATACTTTCTAAAAACAAGTCCAATTCATATTGTAAAGATTTTTTGTTTGGGGAAGGTACATGATGAACGAGTTTTTGTTCTGAAACTGGAATCTTAAAGTATTGTTCAATAAGTTTTGAATTCCAATAAATCATAGTCATGAAATTGTAATCTGAAGGTAAGTTATGATATACTTTACTGTCATCATCTTCAAAAAATAAATCTATAAAGGATGGAAGTTGGTATTTATTCAGGACGGATGATGATTCAGATTCAATACATTTACCCTGTGTTGTGAAAAAATCTGTTGGGACAGTTGGATTCCAAAAGAAAATGTCGTCGTTGATATACAGATAATTTTCAGATAGGCCAGGAATATGATGAAGAAAAGACTCAATAACGATAGAATTAAAAGTAGGTAAATATTGCAAAGGAATTATTTCACTATGATAAACAACAGTAATACGTGGATGATTTTTATCCAACCATGGTATAAACTGTCCATCCTTAATGACAATATAAATGTGATTTACCCAATCAGCATGCATTTCAACACTACGTAAAGAAAATTTTAGTTCGTCATTATCTCTATATTGACTTTCCGGTATAAATTGATTTTTATAAATTTGTAATTCTTGTATAAAATCAGGTGTAAAATCAACCCAAGTATAAACAAAATCTATTTTAAATGGTAATGCAAGAGAAGTATCGTCGTGAAAATTTTCTTTTCCGGAAGAGATTGTAAAGTAAAAACAACAAGTTAATAGTAAAATTAACAAAAAGCACCATAATAAATTCTTACTAAGTTGTACCATTTTATTTATAAAAGTTATAATAATTAATGCGAGTTTTTGACAGATATCATGAACAAATGATACAGTAGTTTTTCAGGAATAGCGATTGCTATTAGTTGTGTTTCGATTCACTTTCATTGTAATTTATCAAGTTTTTCATGGGCATATTTTCCATAAAAAATTCCATCATCTTCAGATACTTTATTACATAGAATTGGTGGTGTAGTATCATCCAAAACAGTAAGTGGTATTTTTTCATGATTGTTTGATTCCAATTTTTGAAGAGCTATATCATTGACGGAAAGACAGACTTTCGTTTTACAATTGACATCAACACCACGTCGCACTAAATACTTTACGATATTTAAATGCCCATTTTGGCAAGCATACATTAAGCTTGTCATTCCACTATGGTGTTTTTCATTAATATCAACACCATTTTTTATCAACTCCTTTACTTTTTTAAAATCACCATTTTCACAAGCACTCAAGAATTGAAATTGAATGGTTTTCGTATTCATTTGTTCATGAGTTAGAACTAATGATAATTTTTGACAGATTTCGGGAGATAGATAAAATCCTGACAGCGGTTCTACAAAACCTGTATTTGGAAAATTAGGCACTCTCTCATCTTTTTCATAATAATATTTGATTGTTGTATAATCTCGTTCATGATTGATTGCAAAAAGTTTCATCATAGATTGCAATTCATAAATTTGACCGTCATTCCCTCTAACGGGTGTGACGATTTTGTTCCCAAATAAATCAATGTTGGATGGTTCCCGATCAGCGCTAGGTGATTTATATTTTTTTTTGCGACGGTGCATCATTTCACGAATTAATGATTTTTTGGAAGCTTTACGATTGGTGCCAAACATTTTGTAATACATTTTTTTACAAACAGATTTTGAAACTTTGTGTAACATGGAAGGATTACCATTTTCCAAATACGCAGAAAGATACAAATGTTGTCGCGCACGTAATCGTTCCTCGTTTTCATCAAATATTTTGCCATTTCTCCACTGCACGGTTCTACCAGCTTCGTCGTTCAAAAATTCGACTCCTGTGATGTAATCACAATTTTTATTTACTTCTCCTTCAAAAATGATTTCGTGAGTTGTATCATAAACAACTCCAGCTTCTGTGTATTTTCCATTAAAAAATTCTCCTCCGAAAACAGATTCAATTGCCGATGTTTCACTATTGTATTCAAAAATCACACCATCTCCATGTGGGAGACCATTTCGTAAAAATCCACTATATAAAACTTTATCTTGTCTAGAATTTCCGTAATAAATTCCATAGCCATACCACGCACCATCTCTGTATTCATTTTTATGGATTTCCATACCATCCTCCGAGTAAAATGTTCCCTTACCTACTTGCAAGCTATACTCCCACTGTCCTTCATAACATAATTTTCCACTAGGATAATAAGATTTTCCAAATCCATGATAAAATCCATATAAAGAAGAATAATCTTCTTCAAATGTATCGTTTTTTTCAAAATCATGTAAAAGATTACCTTCGTACATAATTTCACCGTTTTCAAAATACATTGTTCCTTTATAAGGTAAATTATTGAGGAACAAACCCTCGAACATTAAGTTTGTTTTATCTTTTCCTTTGTAATTGGAAATATCAATATTATCATCGGTTTTAAACAGTTTTCCATAACCCTCTCGTAGATCATTTTTAAAGTATCCAATATAGTTTTGTGAATTATCAATCCCAAACCCATTTTTTTTTCCATGTAGAATAGTTCCTTCATACATTTTTAAGTTTTCATACGGATCTTTGCATTCCACTCTAAAATGTCCCGATAACTGTCCTAAAATCAAAAATCCATGATAAAAGAATTTAATTGGACCTACTACATTACCATTTCTTCCATACCAACTTAAATAATCAATTTTCACGGAAGTTCCAAATCCATGAGGGAGTCCATGTTTAAAAAGTCCGTAATATAAAACTTCACCAGTTTTAAAATCAAATAAAAAACCATCTTTTTCGTAATTTTGCCATAATCCATTGAATACTAAAGTATGATTTTTATTATAAATTAGACAGTTTGAAAACGGAGAACCGCACTTCCAATGACCTTTTACGAAAGGAATTCCATTCGGATGATAAGAAGTTCCAATACCATGGGGTCGATTATTTTTCCATTCTCCTCTGTATACCAATGTTCCATTCTTGTTGTAAAGAGTGCCTTGACCACAACGTTTTCCGTCTTGAAATCCACCAACATATAAAATTTTTTTTTCAATATAAATTTCTTCTTCTTCATCATTTTCTTCATTTTGGTAAGAGAATTTATATGTATAAAAAAAAATTCCTTTCCCACATTCGTTTCCATATTGATCAATTTCTCCGGAATAATTTTCACTAATGTTAAAAAAATTAAACGGAATACGTTCTTGACCGATGTTAATACAGGGGGGAAATTGATCACCAATGTTAATAAAATTGGGAAATTGATTAGTTTTATTTTTTTGAACTTCCTGTCGTGGTAGTAGAATTTTTTTTCCGTTTTGTAGTCGAAGAGTTTGTATTAAATTTCCGTTGGAATCATATCTACGAACATATCCATCTAAATTATAGAGAAAAATTCCAATATCATCGACGATAGTTTGTTGAGAAAATGATTTTCTTTTTGAATATCCTTCGTAGTGAACGTTTCCGTTCGAATAATATACTCGTGTTCTGAACATTATAAAAACTTGTATTAGGGAAAGAAATAAAAAATAATGCAATATCAATATATGTATATTCTAAAATTTAAATAATATAGTTATGTACTATTTTTATCAAAAACTTTAAAAAAAAAAATCAATTTTTGAAAAATTGAATATGAAATAATATTTTTTTTAAAAAGAAAACGATTCTTTATTTCGACGTCAACTATGAAACGAACAATGATAGATACTTTTTTCAAACGAGTGTATTTTTTAAAAAAGAAACTTTTTTCTGGTAGTAACAAGAAAACTCCTTACATGAATCAAAAAGAAGAAGAAAGTAAATCAATAAATAAACAGCTTGAATTACAACAATTTATGCCGAATCAAAATAATTCATTTCAAACTGACACCACGAAAGATAAAAAAGATATAGGGTATTGGTTATCCAATCTTGCACCAAAACCAATGAAAACTATTCGATATTCATGGGATTCTAATCTACTATGTAGAGAAACTTTCCAATTGGACGCAAACAATATCAAAGACGGACAATATATAATTAATTTTTTGAAAAAAAGAGATTACAGAGATGTCATTGGTGTAGAACATGGATTATATCGTAATGGCAAAAAGAATGGAACATACCGTAGATTTTTTTATAATTTATATTTATATTCTGATTTACCGGAGGTATTTTTATGGGAAACATCACCCGAATTTCGCCAATGTGTTCATATGGAGGAAATAGGAACGTATGTTAATGATAAAAAAGAAGGAGAATTCATAATCAAATTTATACATACAAGAAATTATGATTCTTCGGTATTATTGTGCGAAGAAAAAGGTAAATACAAAAAAAATAAAAAGTATGGTGAATTCACAAGAACTTATTATAATGAACATTTGTGGAACGATTTAGCGGATTGTGATTCTACACTGTTTGAATACGGTGTTTTCAAAGGGGATAATAAGATTTTTTCCATCATGGAAAAAAAAAATAAAATGAGTAAATTGATTTACAGACAGAAAATGGAAAAGAGAGCATATACAAATGTGCATTATTATACACATCGAACAGATCGATCTTGTTTACGGAATGAATGCAAGTATACTATCGAATCTGAAAAGGAAACAGAAGAAGGAATATACTCTTACGGGTTCTATGACTTACAATTTTTTCTGTGTCGGGGCGGTAGAATATGGAGACGAGGTTCGTTTTGTTACGAAAAACGTTTCCCAAACTATACAAGCATTTTAACAAAAATATGTCATGAAAAACAATTACCGATGGAGTTAGACAATCACATAAATTCCTTTGTTCAAGGTGACAGGAATAAACGGAGCGGTTGTTTTTATCAAGATATGAAACTAAAGTCATCTTACACAAAAAAAGGGTATTTATCGGATAATAAAAAATATATATGCATTCCAAATATATATGATTCGTTTGAAAAAGATAAAAAAACAATAATATTCGAAAAAACTTTGTTGTGTAATAGTTGTTTATTTGATACGGAATCTTTTTGTTTAATCGATACATTTCAAATTCGATATACAACAGCTCATTCTAAATTTTTTGAACCTATTTTTGTCTATCATCGTGATAGTGATGAAACACCAAAATCAGTTTTACGTTTTCTATTCAATCGAAAGGGATTCAAAGGGTATATAATTTTCAATAATGGAAATCGTAATTTTATTACAAAAGATAATGTACAATTTATTTCCATGCAGGAGTTTTCGACTGTAAAAGACACCATTACAACTTTAAACCCTAATCCAAACTTTCGTTCAAGGTAAACATAAAGTTAAAAAAAATGAATACCATCATCTACTAAAAAATTTTTCATAATCCTTAAATGGAATTTTTCCTTTTGGATATTTTTTTATAAGGTCAGAACCTCTTACAAATCGAATCTTTATTTCTGGAAAATTAATATTGGACACAATACAAAAAACAAGACTGTTTGTTTTCTCTTGAAATTCGTCTTGGTTGAAACACCTACCCTGACCTAACATATTTGAAGGCATATAACAGCATCCTCTTTTAGTAAATGTTTTTTCGTCATATTTAGTATCAGGGTATTTTCTATCAACAAAATCATATTTTTTACATCCCTCAACATGATCAATGTTATAATTTTTTTCAAGCCACTTTTCTATAAAATGTGAAAATGGTCGACCATCCTTGAATAAATGGTTTAGTAAGTGTTCTGACAGGCAGTCAAATCCTATATTTCTTAACTTATGTGTAAATGTTGTGTTTAATGGAACGCTAATATTCTGTTTTTCCATAGTTATGGTTTTATTACATGAAATATAAGGATTTAATAAAACAGATGGTAAACTTTGTCTAGTATATCCTATATTTATATGTGCCGATGGTAGACCATCCTTAAATAAACGGATTACAGAAGTTTCTGGGAATCTTTCAAATACTATATCGGTGAATGTAGTAGGTGTAAATGATATGTTTGATAGAACGCTACTGTCCTGTTTTTCAATACTTGTGGTCTTTCTATACAAAATACAAGGATTCAATTCAGATGCCGAAATTTGTCTCATAAATGCTATATTTATCTTTGTCGTCTGCTCCGTTTTCAGAGCCCGTTTTGGTATAACTGATCTTGGTTGAATAATTAACAATAACTCATTTATAAAATCTTGAATATTTGATGATATATCCCAAATTGCCACTTTACATGTTTCCAAATTTGGAATCTGCTGTCTTGGGTTTAAATTAATTTCAGTCATGGTATAAGATAATATCGTAATTTAGATTAGAAACTTCTTCAATTTTTATCGGAAGTCAAAACGTAAACGTTTTGTTTAATAATGACATTTTCCCTACAAAGTGGACAGTGATTTACTTTATCGGAACATGATTTACAAGTGCATAAGTGACCACAAGGGAAAAAAACTACGTTTACGTTTGCTTCAAGACAGCTGCAACATTTTCCAAGTTCTTTTATTTCTTTGTCGGTGTTGACATTTCTATCTGAAGATACTGTTTCCAATTTTTTTTTTAAAACATTGCTTTCATATCGAACGCATTGCATTTCATAAAGTAACTGTGATTGAATATTGACTATTGGCACGACTATGTGATCTACGTAAGATGTGATTAAGGTAAAAATTTGATTATGAAGAAAAAATATAAAACAGTCTTTTATAAAAGATTTTGGTTGTTCAATTGGAACAGTATAATGAAATAAATATGTATGATTTGGGAACATACTGTGAAAGAAATAATCCACAGTTTTTTCATTTATAAAAAATTCGCACAAGTATAATACATTTTTTTCAAATATTATTTGAAATTTTGAAGATGTTGTTGTTAAATTATGAGAGATGAAATGATCTAATTCTAAAATGTTATTATCAAAAAATATTATGTATAATGTTCTGTCAATGATGCAACTACAAATATCAAAAGAGAATTGCTGTCCATGATAACGGATGTTCATCCCGTGAAAAGTATTCCAGATAATTTTTGAATAAATTTTGAATTTAGAAATGGTCCGATAAACTGATGAATTATTATTTTTCAACAAATGAATAAAATCCCCATATTTAGGATGAAAGAACCTAAAATTATTGATTATAAAATTTCTGTGGTAAGAAAAAGAACAAACAATATTATATTCTTCCAAATTTATCATGTAAATCAAATTATGTGAAATTCCATAAAACATTCCATTTCTCTTACTGTAAAATCCATGTTGTAAATTCAAAGAATTGATTGGAAAACTATCTTCCTCTACCAAAGACATTTGATTGATCCAAAATGTTTTAAGAAAATCGTTCGTCATGACAATAATATAATTTTCTGATTTGTAGAAAATTTTCCGGATGTATCCAACATTCTTTAAATTTACAAAAATTTTTGTAGAAATTTCTGGAAAACGATCGTTTAAATAAAAGAAATACAAACGATTTGAAAAACAGGTAACAAGTCTAGGATTATTTTCAAAAAAAATAAAATCATCAAGTTGCATGAATATATATATGTATATATTTTGGATATATATTCTATACTTTTTAAATTCTATTTAAAACATTGGATATTTTGTTGATGATTTTTTTTCTTTTTTAGGGGATTTAGTTTTCTTCATATCCATAATTTTAATTAGAGGGGGGGATTTAGTTTTCTTTTTAGGGGATTTAGTTTTCTTCATGTCTATTACAATATCATTTGCGGCACTTTTCATTTTTTTTGTTTTGAAAGGCACGACGGTTTTATCTGGCATTGCTTTCGATTTTGGCTTAACAGGAGATTTTTTCTTTGTTGCTTTCGTTTTTGGTGGGCTCTTTTTCATACTTACTTTTTTAGTTTTTGCTTTAAGTTGTTTTTCTTCTTTCGAAGAACAAGCATAGGGAGTTTTTTTCTTTGTTTTTTTGCGACCCGATAGGGATGATGCCATTTCTTTTGTTGTTTGTTGTTCCTGAACGTCACCAATTTCTGCTTGTAATAAATCTTGCAAGTACTTTTGCACCTGGAAATTCATTTGTGTCAAATCGAGAGGATTACTCATATTTATTTATGTAAAGTGAGGAAAATATATTTTTTTTATTATTTTTTTTTTTTTGACTAATTTTCTTTCACGTATTTGAAAAATTGAAAATTATGGAAATTATTCAATCTTTACAGTAAAGAGAAGAAGATGTTAAAAATTAAAATAGTGTTTTTACTACTAATTCTATTTCAGGGGACATTTGGTTTCCTGTCACCATTGGATATTCGTGATCGATGTTGGATGAAAAAACTAGATTACATTGATGAGCAAATGGTGACCCTTTTGCAGAAACGTCTTGATCTTGTTGAAAAACTGGATAAAAGTAATAATTATAGTTATAATTACCGATATGACCGTGAAAAAATTAACAAACTGATGAAAAAAACAAAAACATTAGATCATTCCTTGGTAGATTCAATGTGGAGATTGATGGGAAACCATGCTCGTCAAACTCATCAGGAACAAATTATTAAAAAATCAAAATAATAATGATATTTTTTTCATATAGCGGGCAAAATAACCATTTGCTTTTGGTATAAGAAATAAATTGAATTTTTTAAAAAAACCATTAAATTATTTCAATGATTTTTTTTTTTTGATAAGTAAATGAATTTATCAAATAATAATGAAAGCACCGATTTCTGTCATTTATGTGACAGATTTCATGAACAATATAAGTCGATCACTTTGTTAAACGTTATCTATATCTCTTTATTGGTATGTGTTTTTATTTTTGCATGCACTTTACTTTACAGTGCTCCGACATCTTGTTGGGCTATTCTCCTAATTTTTATCTTGGTGTGGTTTTTTACAGGACGAACATCTCATACCGGTTTAGTATTTCTAGCAATATTTTTAGTGATTTTACTTTTTATACCGTCTAATGATGAAAGAGATTCTGGTAGTCAACAAATATTCATTAAATCATCCTAAAAGTGCGTCACCCCAACCAAAAATTAAGTAAAGGATGTAAATAACAAAGATAGAAATGAAAAAAGTTATTGTGAATTGAAAAAGAATTCTCATGAAAAGATTTTCATTTGAATTTAAGAATGACTTTAAAAGCATATCAATGGTAAACGCAAAAGCTACTACTAAGGATGAAAATAATGCTTGAGTTACAAAGGAATAATGACGGTTTCTATAATTAATTTTTATTAAGGGAATAATAGATGATGTTCGTTTTGTAATATTTTTTTTACTTTGTTTTTTCATATATATTTTTAATTTATTTAATAGAATAATTTTAATCATTAAAAAAAAAAATGATTAAAATTTCTGTAGACAGTATTTATGTGTTGGGATTGCAAAAGTATGAAACTAAAACTTATAATGCTTTCAAGTCTATTCTCCCACTGAACAAAACCAATTTTATTTTTAAGGAAGGAGTTGGAAATACACATAATGACGGAAAAATGCAGTCGTCCCTTTGGAATATATTAAACCACAACACAATCGATGCAGTGAGTAAAGATATTTTCAAAAATCATATCTCAATAATACGAAATGTATATTATAATTCAAAGGAAGAGACCATATTGATTTTAGAGGAGGACGCACGTTTTCCAAAATGGAATCAGATAAAATGGAATCGTATTGAAAAATTTTTAAGGGAAAATAAAGACAGTTGGGATATATTTTATCTAGGATATTGTAATTGGCCATTCGTTTCATCACTTATGATTACGAAAGATGTAGTTAAAGTTTCTTCTCCATTAACTTTACATGCTTATATTCTTAATCGTGCTGGTATGAAAAAAATTCTATCCACGTTAGAAAAAAGTAAAATGAATTACCACAATATGCATATTGATAAATTTTTTTTAAAAATACCTAATTTTCGAAAATACGCAGCGTTTCCTATGATTAGCTTTCAGGAAAAATGTCCTGGACTTTACTTAAAAGCTTGCGATAAGATGGGATTACGAATTTTATTTTCAACTTTCTGTCGATTCAATGAGTATATCTCTCTTCTTATACCTATCCTTTTTATTTTCAGCATAAGTCTCATTTTTATCACACTTTTTTCAAAAAATGTTGTAAAAAAAATTAATATTTATTTAAACAAATAAAATTACAAACTAAATGATTTTTCCAAGTTTATTCAAAAACCTATTTATTTTATTTTTTATGCCAGAATTGACGGGGTCAGAGCTCTATATCTTGTTCAAAATTATAATCTTTTGCGCTTTTAAGAAAGATAATCTCAAAAACCAAAAAATTATTGCAGGATTGATTAGTGATTTAGGAATTTTACCTGTCAAATTAGCACAGTGGATGGGTTACTTCCTAAAAGTGCAATTCGAATCTAGAAAAGAATATAAATTATTATTAAATTCTTTACCGTATTTACAATCTGATTGTAAAATAAGGAAAACATCATTATTAGAACTTAAATTAACTGAATTCAATCATATTATCAAAGAATATAATAAAACTCCGCATTGTTCCGCAAGTATTGCTCAAATCTATAAAGGAGTTAGTCATGATGGTGTTCCTTTAGCAATAAAGATAAAACATGATAATATAATCGAAAACATACAAAGATGGGAAAAAATTTTAGATAGTTTATTACGTTACATAAATATTAAAGTAAATATGGATCATTTCTTCTTGAATATCAAAGATCAAATCGATTTTGAAAAGGAAGCTGAAAATTTAAAGCTGTATCATCGGTTATATCGGAAAAATAAAAAAATTAAAATACCTTCTTATTACGGTGGTAATAAAGACGTATTAATTATGGAATATGTTGCTTCGGATAATTTCATGAAGGTAAAAGAAACCATGTCTGATGATGAAATATCATATTTTACTTATTTAAATCGAATACTTTATCAAGATAATATTTTTGTAAAAAATGTGATACATATGGATTTGCACAATGGAAATTGGGGTATCATTCGAGACAAAAAGCAAATTGTTTTGTATGACTTTGGATGGGTTTTAAAAAATCAAACCGACTTTCAAAGGTTTTTTATTCTAACACAAGTAGGTAGATATGGTGCTATGGATTTTTTCTTGGAAAAATATAAACTAGAGGATAAAAATGGAGAATTGCGCAAATATGTAAACAGTTTGTGTGAGGAAAGAACACTTGATACAATGGATGGAATCCGTTTAGCTTTACGAATGTTCCCAAATGATTTTGTAATGGATAATTTCATGTTTTGTGTTTTAAGTTTAAGTGTTTTTATTTCTTCATTGTCCAGTCAAATTGAGGATCCTGAAAAATATATGGATTCACAAATTGCCTTCATGGAAGAACACGATGTCTTCATTCCCCTTTGCACCTTAATCAAAAATATTCGAAAGCCTGAAACTAAACTACAATTACATCAATGGTGTGCACAGACATCTATTTCTCAAGATAAAATAAAAACGGATGTGTCTTCATTCTTTTAATTGCATTTTTTGATATTATGCTCTCTCCAGTTTGTATAATGTCCTTTACAATTATATAATTTAATAGAAGAACATGTGTATTCTTTTCCTTCTAAATTTGCAAGAGAATGTTTTAAATCTTTTATGCTACTTTTTTTATGATAAGCATAGAACACAGACAAGTGCATATTGTCATTCCACCAAGTAGGTGTTTCTTTCGAAATTATGTCTACCGGATAATAAAATGCAAAAAATTCATCCTCGAAATTTTGCTGTAATTTTCCTAATTTTATAGTTATTGGATTTATTAGTTGCGGTAATTTCAAATGAACTAAACTGGACTCTTTTAAATTCGTTTCAATTGATATATGAGGAGGAAAGTCCATTTCGTCAAAATCTTTGTTTATATAGTTGTCGTCCACCATCAACCACAAACAATATTCAAAATTTTTCATGATATTCAGTGGTTTATTCCTGTTAATAGAAAAATAATCTATATCAAAAATCATAAATCTTTTTTTTTTTCAAAAAATTCGTTTTTATATAAAATTCCTAGCATAATAAAGATTTTTTCATACCTTGATTTCCATCATGTATAAAGATTTAATAATTTATTGAAAAACTACTAAAATCTTCAAATATTTTTTGCAAAATGATTACAATTCGTCATTTACTTCTTCAACGAAATTTATTGTTTCACCAAGCGTATAAAAAACCAAAAAAAAATGATAGTATATTTGTATGGCATCAAATACATACAGTTCAATATTACCTCTGGCATGAGTATCAGGTTGCTCCGTTTTACAAAGATAAAATTTCTTATAAAAATGCTATACGGTATTTAGGCTTACGTTTTTTCGATACAAACCAAATGTATACATTATATTCAGATGGATCACTTTGCGTAAAAAATATGAAAATTCAAAAAATTCATGTCTATTCATTGGAAGATTTACCTTTTCGATTTTATGATTTCAAAACAAATTTACATTATACGACCTGTCGTAAGAATGAGATATTATATTTGATTACGCTTCATCAACATGCTTTAAAAAAAAAATGGTAATTTCCCAAATAAAACTTTGTCTGAAACCCCATAAAAATTGATTAATTTAAATAATTGTTCAAGAATGTAAAGTAATATATACATTTACTCTTTCAATAATATTATTATATATATTTGCGGGATAATATATATATATATATATATATATATATATACTATCAAAGTAATGAAAAAAAGAAAAATGAGAGTCATTCAAACGAAATTATATTTCGATGGAGGAAAAATTTGGAAACGTGTTCTTTTGTTTAAAAAGAAAAAATCAATCATATATTATTATCAAAAAAATGGAAAACTAGAGCGGATATTAGAAAAAAAAGATGATGTGAATCATGGACGACAGATTGATTTTTACCCAAATGGAAAATATAAATATCATGCACGTTGGATTCGTGGAAAACTTGAAGGTAAAATGAAAATGTTTCACAAGACAGGTAAAAAAGTATCAGAGTGTTACTATAAAAATCATAAATTAAATGGAGTATGTCGTTTTTTTTACAAGAAGCAAAACATTCGAGCATATATGTATTATACAAACGATAAATTAGATGGTTTGTATAAAGAATTTTTTCCGAATGGAAATATAAAAGAAATATATCGATTCCGTAAATCGAAACGCGTTGGTCATCATCAAAGTTTTTTCTGTAATGGTAATTATGCCCGTCGTGAATTTTATTCCAATAATAAACGAAATGGATTTTCAATGGAATATTATAAAAACGGTAATATAAAACGGATTCGTAATTATCGTTTTGGAAAACGATTTGGAATCGACAACCAATATTATCCAAATGGAAACGTAATGCAAAAATTTTTTTACTCCGGTAACAAGAAAAACGGACTATATGAAATATACAATCATAAATCTATTAGAGTAGAATATGGAACGTATGTAAACGGTAAAAAATCTGGGTTTAATTTCCAAAAAGAAAGCGACACATTGAATTTTCAAATCTCACTGTTTGAAGGCGGAAAAAAAATATTGGAGAATGTTGATAAATTAGAACCATGTATTGTTTGTTTTGAAGATACAAACTTCAAAACAGTCAACTGTAATCATCCAATATGTCCAAAATGCACACGAAAATGGTATAAAATTACATTTCAAAATGGATTCACATGTCCTTATTGTAGGTCAGCAACATATTAAGAGATAATTTTATAAGACATAAATGAGAATTTTATCATTGTATTTTTTATATTTAAAAATAGAAAGAGATTTATTATTGAATAATTGTTCAGATTTTAAATTACAATATGAAATTAATTTTTTTATCAGACCGTGTATTATTTGTTTTCAACGTCGATTTTATAAAATTAAAGTTTATTGTTGTAATCAACATTTATGTGAAAACTGTGCAAAAAAATTAGACAAATGCCCATTCTGCCGTGCATCCCTCATTTAACACTGAGGGCCAGGGGGAACTGGTGGAGCAGGTGAAGGTTGTGGAGGCACAACTACTTCTTTTGGCGGGCATGATTGACGGATTTCTAAAATTTGTAATGCATACGGTACGGTTCCTACCGGATTAATATTACAGGTTGCTGCAAATGGTTGTTTAATTTGACATTTAATAGGACCAGGAGGTCCATAAATGAATTCAACAGAATTATATGTAGATCCTAAAACGTTTTGTCCGTAATTATTTGAAAGGACTGGATTTAGTGCAATACTTAAGTAATCAGACATCTCTACTTATACATTATAAAAAAAAAACATTAATATTTTAAAATAATATAAAGCACTTTTTCTGTTTTTGTTTTCAAATCCACATGACATACATTCCAACTTTGGGTGTGATAGCGCAATAAAAATACTCCTGGTTCATTTTCTTGAAATAACGTTTCTTTTGAGTGTTGTCGAACACCATAGCCTTCGGTTACTAAACCTCCGGCAACAATGGACAGGAAACCATCTTTCTGAATACATTGACTGTTGTGGTCATGCCCCGATAGGTAAATATCAAGCTTATACTTTTTAAATAATGGAATCAATAAACTTTGTAAATGATGAGAAAGAAAATGAGGTCCATTAGAAAAAAGAGGATAATGACCACAAGCAAATTTATACTTTGCTTTTGAGGTCTTTAAGACATCTTCTAACCAATATAATTGTTTCTCATAATATTTGCGATGGAAAGTCAAATATTGTTCGATAGCGATGCTGGATGCACCACAACCATACAATAATGGTATCGTAATATCAGCAGCTAATATCTGTGTATCAATAAAAATATAATGAGTTTCGGTTTCCCAATCCATCCTGTCATAAAACGGTCCCTCGCAATTCCAATTTGAATTATTTTTTGACAATCTGGTATAATCAAATTGAGCCCTAATATTTCCTAAATAATCATGATTTCCCAAACAAGCATACTTTGGCACTTTTAAAGGGAACAGAAAATTTAACGTTTCTTTCCATTGTTGATCATTTACACTTTTTACACCGGATGGATAAAAATTGTCACCAAGAAGGAAAATTTCGTTATATCTTAATCGTTCATTTAAAAAAAACAGTCGCATCTCATTGGAAGGTTGATGACCCCAATCTCCAATACATAAAATGCTTTTCGACATTGAAAAAGCTTTTCTTTTAAGTCCTCAAATTTTTAAATAAAAATAATTTTAAAATACCATAAAAGTAAATGTCAAGTGATTACAATAACGACAAATCTTACAAAAGATTTAAAGATTCTTTCCAAAATTCAAAACAAACACACACCTCTAATGCAGTCGATAATGACATCTCTTTACAATCTGTACCGCGTTACGGTAAATCTTACAATTCAGTCCAACAAAACCAATATCAAATGAAAAACGTAAACGATTTATCTAAAAAAATTATAGATCAAAAGTATAAAAATACAAAACAAGATATTAAGAAAATGGTTGAAATGATCAACAGAGCAGCAAACATATTTTTTACATGCACTGATAAAATTCAATTGCACCAACGAAATGGACAGATCAACATACCTGGAGATTATGACACAATTCTTTTACGTAAACGAATTAATACTGCTAAAAATGATATTGAAATTATTGATGGTAGAATTCGGAACATTGAAAGATTATATATCAAGTTAAAAACTAATGATAAGACGACACCAAGTGCAGAAGGAAAACACAATAAAAAATCATTCTTGAAAAAAATTAAAATTAAAAAAGAAAAAGATAAGAAAAAACAAGAGAAGATTAGAGAAAACAAGAGAAAAGAAAAGGAGATAAAATACCGTAAAATGATTGCTGATAAACAAGATAGTTCATTTCTTCCAAGCACCAGCACCACTAATATTTTTTGGTAAGACGAATAGAAAAAATACTTTTTTATGGATTACCATAAAACAACAATTATAATTTTCAAAAAATTATAAAAAAAAAAGAAAGAAGCGTTTCATAAATAGTAAAAATAATAATGTCATCAAAATCTTTAAATATCGAGAAAGTTTTACTGTTTTTAAATGCTGGCCTTTTTGGGGTATTGATTACAAAACAAGCACAATCGAATCAAACTCTAAATACCAATCAAAATACGGATAATGAAAATTATAGTTTCGTAATTCCAGAAGGTTTTTCTATTGAATATCTGGACAGTGTAAACAATGATAATGAAGCTCAAACATATCAAAATTATTACAATATATGTTTGTTCATTTTCATCATTGTTGGAATACTTTTTATATTGCAATTTTTTATAACTAAATTTAAATCATTAAGCCCATACTTTAACGTTGGAAGTATCCTTATTTTTATTATTTTGATATGTTATTATGCTTATGTTTCGAAAAAAATAAATTTACAACTTTTGAATTATTTGTTTTATTCTATAATCTCAATAACTTTATTGATTTATCTAATCAATGTTTTCGAAAGATATACAAAAATTATTCAAACAATAAGAACAAAATTATCAAAGACATTTCAAAATGTTGGGGACAGTAGTGAAATTTTACTTCGGGTCCTTCAAACTTTAAATTATAATTTAGGAAATGTCGGATTTGATTTAAAAAGGACATCAACTTCTCTTGATCAACTTGTAAGTTCTGATCTCAAAAAAGTCTTGCAAACGGCAAAACAAAAGATTGGAAACTTATCTTACAGTGGTATTTTAGGAAAAGTATCGTAAAACAGGAACATGAATTTTAAAGAGATGATGATAATGATGTCAAATCGAAACAAGAAATAATTATAAAATCTCAGAATTTCCTTCTTCCATAGTTTCATTTAAATGATAGAGATCTTTGAAGGAATCGTTTTTAGAATAAGAAAAAGACTCTTTGTATAAAAGAGACCATACAGATTTTACCAATGTATTGTCTAAAAGTTTTTTTTTGCGTAAACGTGTCAAACAATATATCTGACGACAGGGTTGAGGAATGGTGTTATTAAATGTTTTTAATTCTTTTGTTAATTCGATGCGCTCGTAAATCAAATTATATAATTTATCATCAATTGTATCAATACGTTGGTTTATACCTCTTTCAGTTACTTCGTTGAAATTAAATTGGGGAAGATGAAAAAAAAAAGCATCAGATAACGTGATGTAAAGTAGAACAAAGATGAAACTTAATCGATTCATATTTTTCTTTTATCATCTAATCTTATTCCGTTTAAAATCAATTTTTTATATTAACGATGAGTTCATTTTCGATTTTTGATTTAAAATCTTCAAGACTACCATTATTGGTAAAAACAATCTTTTCAGGACATTGAAGATTGAAGTTTTCTGTATCATGGTGGTCTAACTTTTTAGAAGATACATCACGTTGAATTTCAACAATAATTACCGTTTCAGAATTTCCTAAACTTCTGACAAAATTTAATTCATTTTCTTGACGAATATCACTAAAAATAATATTTTTGGAAGGATTTATAGTTCGCATTTTTTCTTTGGCAATTTTAATCCAGATATCACGATCATAACAATTTCGAAAAAGTTCAGTTCCTATGTTTTGAAAAAGTTGCCTAGGAGATAAATTCCAACGAATATCAATTTCTTCTTTCAAAAAAGGATCATGTATTTGTTCATCGGACAGAGAAAATAATTCTTTACAAATATTTTTTAAAGGAGTTGCAAAAGCGATTTCTTCAAAAGAAGAAAGATGTTGACAGATTTCATTCGTAAATGTAGTTTTTCCACTACCTTTTTTTCCAATAACACCGATAATCATAATTATAAATCAAATACTATTTTTTAAAATTATTTCAATTTAAAAAAAAAAAAATCATTTTTTAATATTATTCTTCACGATTGGAAAACAACAAGTTGAACATCCAATAAGCCGATCTTTCTTAAATTTTTGTAAAAGGTAAAACGATTCAATCAATGTTTCAATAATATCATCAATATTATCGTTAAAAAATTGTAGGTAAGTTGGAAAAAATGTTTTAATGATACTTTCCATTACTTTCACAACAACATACTTTTTAATGGATCCAGACGTATCCGTCATCAATTCTTCAACAATAGAAATTACTTTTAGAGTTAAATGAAACATGAAGGAGTAGAATGAACTAGACTTGTTGTATTCTTTTTTAATTCGATCTTCTTCAAAGACCTTAATAATATCATCCACGGTATCTGAAACATTTGTGATAGACTCTGATAAATTAGACATTATCCCTTTGTATTAAGACTAAAATTTTTTTTTTTTTATAAAGTGACTTGATTATCAACAAATTTGAGAAATTTTCTATAATTTTCTTCCGTGTTAACTTCTTTGTGATGAGATGTAAATGATTGATTTGAATACCATTCTAAATGTGCTTTTCTATTATCAAAAATTTTGTGTGTGATGGGTGGAAGTAAAAATTCAGAAGAAAAGTATTGAACATACGTTTTCTTTTTGTTCAATACTTGAGAAAAGTATTCTGTTCCTATATATTCACACAAATTCTGATCTAAAGTCATGGTAGGTAATAATGATGGATGTAAAATTTTTATAGAGGCAGAATCTATATTTTTTTGTAAGTTTTCCTGTTGCTGTCGTAATTGTTTTTGTTGGGGAACATAAAGAATAGGTATATTTGATAGTTGTTGTTCTTGTATACTTTTTTCTAAAGAAAATTGAACTGATAATAGTTTTGAATACTTTTTTTGCAATTCATAATCTTGCTTAAAAAATTCTTTGCAACATAAATTTTGTTCCATACAATCAAAAAAATCTTTTTGAAAAGAATTAAAAGATATTGCCCATATTTCATTCCATTTAATTTTCCATTCTTTGGATTGAAACGAAAGCTCTGGAAATACAATAGACTCTGGTATACAATAAAGTTTTGTGTGGGAAAGCATTGACTTTTCTAATTTTTCCAAAAAACTTTCGTGATATTCTCGAAGTTTGTATCTACGTGAAAGTCGACCAACAATATGAAAACATTCTTTCAAGATTACTTGAAAAGAAACATTCCTTTTTGTATCGATGAATTTCCATGTTTCATACGGTAACAAATAACCCGTGGCACAATTACAAAACTTCTTGAGGAAATCACGGTGAAATTGTGGCACGAACGAAAATGAAACCTTCTCAAAGACTGAAAATGAAATTGGAGTTTCTTGAATTTCATTTAGTTTTTCCTGTGTGATGAATGTGCCATTTATCAGAATGGTATACGGAATTCTATTTGCTACCCATACTATTCCATCAGGACTAATATTTGTTTTAGGATGACAGAAATTTTGAAGGAAACATGAATCGAGAGGTTTACGAGAAAATTGAAAACCATTGAGGTCATGTGTAAAAAATTGATAATACTTGACATTTATTTTTTTTTCTTGGATGATTGAAACTAATGGTATATTTGTAACAACAAAACTATATATTTTATCCCATTCCAATCTTTTTTCGACAAAATCATCAATATGTTCCAACAGATATTTCCAATGTGTATACTGAAAATTTGTAAAAAATGGTGGGGCGCGTGAATAACCACAAAAAAGAATACTGAGCTCTCGTGAAATATCAAATGGTGTTTTTTTTTTTTCTTGAAAAATCGTTTGTAAAGGACGAAAAGAATTTTCCATCATAAAGTTTTTGCATAATTCTTTTTCATACTTTTCAGTCTTTTCAAAAAATACACGATTTATTTGTTTGGAAGTAGAATCACGTTCTGTGGAATCGAAACATTCCAACAACATAGTGCGAAAGGAATGTAGAAAGTCCTTCCATGTTTTGATTGGTGTAAAATCCATCATATGAGTAAAGTAAAGATCCTTCATTGTAGTAAAAATCTCATTTGTAGATAAAGTATACAAAGTATCATACTTTGTTGGAGAAATTTCCGTTTGTAAATTCTCAATAATATTAATTTCTACAGAAAGTATTTCTAAAAGACTTTTCCAAGAATCTACAAGTTTTGTAGAAAGTTCTTCGTCATCAATATTGTTCTCTTCATACGCGAAGCATATATTTTTGGATTCCATATTGCCTAATAGTATATTAACTGTTGGTATATTATTCAATTTTTTAATAATGGAGGTAAAAAACGAGTCGGGGAACAATTAGAACGTTTAATGTAATATTCTAGATATCGAAAAGCATATTCTGCCTGTAGTGATAAAATCATATAATAATAAATTAACAATGCATCAAGAATTTCAAACACATAGTTTTTTCGAAGTTTTATATACTTTTTTAAAGATGACATATGTCCTAAATGACTTTTCAACATAGACAGGAAATAAAAAAATAAAAATGTTTCTTTGTCATACATTTAATTTTATAAAAAAGTATTTTTAATTATCAATTTTTGTCGAAAATTGCGAAATACAGCAGTATTCGTCCCAATTTAAAGGAATTGTGCAATCTTCAAATGTTGGTAAGGTTTCGAGATGAATCGAAAAAAAAGTTTCAAATTTTTCAACAAGATTTCGAACTTCATTTAATTTTCCACGAATATTGCTTTTTTCTTTTGACTCGTCTAAAGAAAATACGTGTTTTTGGAAACAATCAACCATATGTTGAAAGGAGATTTCCGTTGACGTAATCGAAAAAGAAATTTTTTCAAATAATTGAACAGTCATTTCGTGACTATTTTTTTCAATGAAGGATATTGACACCAAGGAATTCGAATGTTCTGTTTTTAATGAATGTGTGTCAAGGGAAAAAAATAATTCAAAAAAAAAGAAAATCAACGAAGACTCCGATAAATTACATTTCCATATTTCGAACCATTTTTGTAAACAATAAATAACTTTTTCAAATTCAATCTTGTTCGAAACTGGTAATGACTGTAATATTTCTCTTTGAATTTCTTTATATACTTTCGTCATGTAAGACGACGAAATAATTGACGGATAATAGGATGGTATTTCAAAATCATCATTACCTAATTCAAGTAAAGCAATTCGTAAATCAATGTTTTCCATTGCATCATAACAATTAATATAAAATTTTTCGTGTAGCAAACGTTGTAAAAATAATTCCCATTCATGTTTTCCATGAAAATAAAAACATAAATTAAATGCTTCCTCCGAAGATACAAAAAGTTTTAAAATTTCGTAGTGAAAAATATACAGACGATTCGGGAAATCATATCCATCGTAATATGTAGGAAATGCAGTCTCTGGATGTAAAGGATGATTGGGTAAAATACAATGATATTTTTGATATTCGTAATGTGGTATATATGCTGAGAAAAGTGATATTTCTGTGTTGGTATATTCGTGTTCTGGTTCCGCTAAAATCTGTCGTGAACGATGTGATAAAGGTAATCTGTCTTGATAAAAATCGTTAAGAAAAAGATGTGCAACGTAAACATCATCGGTGAATGGTAATCTTGACTCTCTCATCAAATCTGCCTGGAGTGTTGTTACTATTTTTCGGTGCTTCCAAATTTTAGTGCGAAAAGTTAATCGTTTTTGCATATAATGAACCAAAGTGCCAGGATAATACATTTCATAAAGATAGAAATCGTATTTCAAATCAGATTCCATTGGAATACACTCTTCATAACGTAATTCACGTTCAATATCAAAAAGAGACTTAGAAGCGTAAAGTTCAATACTAAATGTTTTTTTATATTTACTATATAATCGTTCAATAACCTTTTCTATTCGATTCCGAGAAAGCGTTTGTTTCACAATTGGTGAAATGGCATTTCCTAAAATATTCCATCCTCTTCCATTCGGAATTTCCACTCCAAAATAATGTGAAAATCCACTGGAAATATTAGAAAAAAGAGTAGGTGCGGTTTTCGGTATATTTACAAAAAGTTTTTCTGCTACGCTTAAAATTTTTAAACGTAATTGTTTATCCATTTCATCTTCAAAAGTGGATAAAATTTCAAATGGATAAGTTACTTTTTCTAATGGAACATTATCAGGTATTACGTCCTGTAATGTTTTTTTAATGATGGATGTTCCTATTTCAGGATTATAATGAAAAGGACAAAGAATATGACCTTCATCAATTTCAATCATTATCAAACTGTAATTAAAAATAGATAGAAATACAGTTAGATAGATTATAATAAAAAAAAAACTAGTTGAATTTCGTATGAGTATCTTGAATTTAATAAAAATTTATTCAAAAAACTCAATTTTTTAAATATTTTATAAATCTAATGATATTCTGTGACTCTAGTAGAAGAATGACATGAAATCAAAAATAAGATCACAACAAATACAAAACATAATGAAGTAAATTTTGAGTTATCTTACTAAATTATTATTATTTGTTTTGAAAATAAATGAAAGAGGAAAATAGTAAAAATGTGAAAAAATATGTGAAAAAAAACAACAAAACTGTGAAAAAACATGTGAAAAAGAAAAAAACTGTGGTGAAAAAGTATGTGAAAAACAACAAAAGTAAAAATGTGAAAAACCATATAAAAAAAAATGAAAATATGGTAAAAAATGATGTGGAAAAGAATAAAAATGTGAAAAAACATATAGGAAAAAAGAAAAATGTGGTAAAAGTCATTCTTTTTTCATTAGCTGCTGTTATAGTATATCTTATGATAATAAGTTTCTTTTTATATTTAAAAGAAGGGAAGAAAAGAAAAGAGAATATAAGACAGACAGAAGAGAGAGAGAAAGAGAGAAGAAGAAGAGAAAATAAAAGCTCAAGAGAAAGCAAGAAAAGAAGAAGAGAAAAGAAAAGCTCAAGAGGAGAAAGCAAGAAAAGAAGAAGAAGAAAAAAGAAAAGCTCAAGAGGAGAAAGCAAGAAAAGAAGAAGAGAAAAGAAAAGCTCAAGAGGAGAAAGCAAGAAGAGAAGAAGAAGAAGAAAAAAGAAAAGCTCAAGAGGAGAAAGCAAGAAAAGAAAAAGAAGAAGAGAGACAGAGAGCAAAAAGAGAGGAGAAAGCAAGAAAAGAAAAAGAAGAAGAGAGACAGAGAGCAAAAAGAGAGGAGCAAAGAAGAAAAGCAGAACAGAAGGAGACAGAAGAAATAAATTCAGGAATAAATAAATCTTGGTTCTACATTATTCCAGTAATTCTAATACTCCTGATAATTTCAATTTTTTTCATTTGTGTTTCTCGAAGTGGTTCCCGAAAAAGAAGAGAGAGGAAGACACCTAAAGGTAATATTTATTGGGAACTAGCTGCTCCTGCATATACAAAATATGGTTACAATTTCATTATAGATGAAAAAATTATACCAGACGTTTTGGGCTACAGTAAGAAAGAACTCAAGAATATCATTTTAAACAACGGAACCAATTGGGTCCAGGAAAGTGATAGAAATACGGTAAATTTTCCTGAAGGTAGCACTATTCTTTACTGTTATATATTCGATGCACGATTTGAAGATGTTTCAAAGAAAGAAAGAATATTGACATTACAAGATAATAAAAATGTTCGAAATGTTGTTATGTGTAAATTTAGGACTGGTAATGAGTATTCCTACGACGACCGAGACAGTCTGTCATGCGAGATCGAAGGAAATCCGGGAAGCAACAACCGCAGCATAAAGGTCATCCCCTTTAGGGTAAATAGATGTAATACACATGACAAATATATGGAGTTGTCTCAGAACTGTAAAAAATTAGATCGTGAGGTAAAAAGAAACTTAACAAAGGAATATAACGAGTCCTTAGATGATTTAGAACAAGTAATAGAGTGTAAAATTGGCTCAGGACTGTGAACAATGTTTTTATATGAAAACACAAGGCTTAAAGGATGGATATAAGGAATCCTTGAGGGATTTAGAAGAAATAATAGTGCAGAAACAAAAATAAAAAAGTTATTGTACCAGGATACATACCAATAGATGGTGGACATATGCAATTCACTATGTCTGACCCAGAGTTAGTTAAAAGACCGTAGAAGAAAGAAAAAGGACTTTAAAAGAAGTTATAAAAAATAATTAAGAATAAATTTTGTTTTTCAAGAACATGAAGGTTTTCAGTAACATATAATTTTCATTATATGTTGTGTATTAACAATAAAAAAAAAATAATAATAATTATAAAAATGGTAAAACAAATAGAATTTCAAGTAAATCAAAATGTATATGAATCTTTACCAGGTATAGTTCATAAAGTTTCTGAAACAAAGTATCTAGCTGAAATTCCAAATAGAGATTTAAAAGTTTTGAAACAACCACTGGCAAAAGAAACGAAAAATTCAACAGTACAGACCTTAGATCAACAAATAGTAATTCTTGTTAATAATGAAATTTTAAACCCAAGAATCCCAAATGGTGTGTATACGTGGATTATGTACTTAATTCATCATAATGACAGAAAAAAAAATTATATAGGAAGAATTATAGGTCGAGATAAATCAGGGACAGAAGACATTCCAGTTATAATATTCTCACCGGTAGAAACGTTGGTTGAATTTTCCAATAAACATAATAACATGAATTTTATTGCTTGGAAACGAAAACTAATTCCTACGAAAGTTTCTTTTGATGAAATGGGTGTGAAAAAAAGAAAAACAAGTATTTTATATGCAGGGGAATGCTTAAAAACTAGAAAATCACTAACATTCAATTTTATGTCTGGGTCATACTCTTTAAAGATAAAACAATCTTTACCCCAAAATCAAAAACATCAATTACAAACAAGAGAATGGTTCCCAAGCTTAAAACAAAATTTGAAAACGTTAAATTTTCCAATAGGTAAAGTAAATGGTAGAGTGACCAATTGGACTATTAATTACTCAACAAAAAATTTTGTAAATTGGAAATATGTCAAATTTAAAAAGGAAAATTATATAATCTTACAACCTCATCGTAAATCTCGTTTTGTTATGGGTACGAAGGAAAATATAAAAAACCTTAGGACAACTATAAATAAATACATCTCTGATTTACAAAGTTTTCCAAGATTCAAGCGTATCATGGACAGAATCCAAAAGGATAATAAATTACAACCACCCTCCATGCCAGAAAATTTAAATTCTTTGCTGGATTTCATTGATGAAATGCCGGAAAGTAAGAAAAAAAACCCAAAAGAGACAGCCATAAAATCAAACTATTTCTTACGGTCTAGTAAAAAAAGAAAATTTACAGATATAGAAGAAGACGGCTAACTTGCATTTTAGGAACTTGCTAATTCGTAATGATGTATTCGCAACGACCATCGTCTTGCAAAACAAATTTAATCAAAATGACAAAAATTGAGTTTTTTTGAAACATAATAAATTAAAATAGATATAATATAAATATTATAAAATTTTATACAATTTTTGTAATCTATAAATTTTTACTGTATCTTGACAATCGTTTCCTAGATTTTTAAAATGCCATCACGAAAAGAACAACTATCGTCGACCCCGACAGATGATACTCTTCCAGTTTTTTCATTGCGTTTTGCTGACACGCAAAACATAAAAACATACCATATGATGAAACAAATTGCCCAGATTATTTCTTCTTCCAATGTGATTATTTTGGTAGATAATAAGAATGACCAACAACAACAAATGGAGTCGCGTTTAAAAAAGTATAAAATGGATGGAGACCTACCAGAAGATACATTGATTCTTAGCGATAGTCTTACCCACAAGAGTTTATCCACTGAATTCAAAAAAATGTTTCGAGAAAACAGAAAGGAACAAATTATGATTTTAAAATTTAATTTTACACAGATGGAAAAACTAACAGATGCCATAATTCTCGGAAAAGAGGAAAATCATGATTCAACGATTAGTTTTCAAATTTTTGTAGATGAAGGTGATATTGCTACAAAACATGAGAACACGGATGATATTGTAGATGGTCAACCAAAAGCGCATGCTTCTTTCATTAATTTACGAAAGAAATGCAAACAAAAAGATATAGATTGTTCGGTTCAATTTATTTCAGCCACTCCACAAAATATTTTTGGAAATTATCCTATTGAAAAAATATATACTCACGAATCCCATCCAGATTATATTGGATATAAAGATATTGAATTTGTCCCTCTTGTGCAATCAAAGTCAATGGACATGGTTTCTCAAGTGGTCCCAAAAATTATTTATGATATGACAATTGAAGGTGAAAAAGGAAATATTTTAATATGCACCAATCGAAAAAAAGTTGATCAAGAAAAATTATTACGGGTAGTGATAAAATTAAATGTTTTGACAATCAATTACAATGGGGATGGAGTGAGAGTATTTATACCAGTTCAATATTGCACTGCTTTTGAAAATGAAAAAGAAACCTATCGTTCTCAAGATGGAAAAAAAGTTTCTTTTTCTCGTATTGATTCTCAAACATTTATTTCGAAAGATATATTCATTGGTGACCTTTATCAAATGATAAATAATATGCAAATCAAAATTTCGGTAACGATCGGAAAAGATTTGATGGGCCGGGGAATTTCTTTTTGTTCTGTATCTCGTGAAGATCCCTCTCCGTTGGCAACAACCCGAATGATTTTAGATGTTTCGAATACCACACATTGTGTTAGTCTTATACAAATGATTGGACGTCTCCTTGGAACAGTATGTCCCAATTTGAAACGAATCTTGTATTGTAAGCAGAATGTGTATGATGATTATATGAAAGCAACAGAGGATATTCACATTAATATTGAAATTTATCAAACGCTTTTAGAAAACGGGGAGATCCAATACACCAATGAAATTGAAAATTATAGTATTACCGCACGTAGTCGAGATGAAGATCGAGCAAATGCAAATGTGAAAACCGAAATCCGTGGTAAAACAAGAAAGACCAGTTCTGAAGCTTCCGTTTCTCCTATCTCCGATATGAACTTGATAGAATTCCAAAGATTTTTGAGAATATTAAGATCCAATCAAAACTCAGTCATTTTTCCGCCGATAAAACACATGTATGAATTTTATAATTCAAATCATCCAGACGAGTCCTACTTCACTCTCGAACAACTATCAACATTTTTTGATAACAACATGACGAAAACAAAAAGTAACCTTTTCCGTATTTCAAGAGGTGGTGCTGTTGGTTTTATTTGCGAAAGAAATCAGAATAAATACAAATTACGTAATGTTATTTACGAATATATAAGAGAGAAAAATCTTTTGTAAAGTCTTTAAATAAATGAAAACATGTTTTAAGTGGCAAGGAAACAAATCCAAACAGCTAAAGTATTTGACGAAAGAAATACCTGCACAATACAATACTTATATAGAACCTTTTGTGGGAAGCGGTGCTTTATTTCTTTATTTGGAGCCTAAGAAATGGATTATCAATGACTTGAATAAGTATAATTATAAAATTTGGAAACTAATTGAAAAACAACCATTAAAAATAAAAAAGGAGTTTTTAAAATTTAAAGAAATATTTGTGCCAAAAAGTAAAAAAGAGAAACTTTTATATTGTAGAGAAAAAACTTTTCAATTGAATAATTCACCAGTAAATTATAATTTTATTATTACCTATTTATTAATGACATACTGTGTTTTTCTAGGTCAAATTGTAAAAAAATCACGTTTTGTTTTCCAAGGTTTAGAAATGAATATTTTTTCAAAAAACAAATATTTTTTTTTGACAGATACATATTTCGAAAATATTTTTCAGGTTTCAAAATTTTTGAATCGTGGGAAAGGGGAAATTTTGAATAAGGACTATGCAACTATTTTAAAAAAGGCCAAAAAGAATGATTTTGTCTTTATGGATCCACCGTACATTGAAGAACATGATTATGGGTTTAAGTATAACCGTGGTGAAATTTTAAACAATGACTTTACAGAAAAACTTGCAAAAGAATGTAAAGAGTTAGATAAACGAGGTGTAATGTGGATGATGACTCAGGCGGATACAAAAGAAAATCGAAAGATTTTTAAAAAGTATGTTGTTCGCGAATATCCTGTGTATAGACCGGGGAATAAAATGTTTAAAAAAGAATTAGTAATCAAAAACTTTGAATAAAATTTTGAATTACGATTCTTTTAGGAAAATGCTCTAGATTGACGACAGACTTGGTATTTTTTCATAAAATGCTTTCATTCAGCATTGGAATTATATTGACGTTTAAAGTAATCTTGTGACATTAAAATAGAATATAGAACAGATAAAATTATAATATCAAAAGAACGAACATGGTACATGTGCATCACATCCTCAAGTGAAAAATACAAAAGTATGGGAAAATGAATAATAATATATTGAAATATACTTTCTAGTGGATATTGTTTTTCAAAAAAGAATGAATAATAAAAAGGGCACTGGTGCGCTAAAAAATCAACAAATTGTAATACGATTCCATCAATTTCTAAGTTTAAATAATGAATTTTAATGTGTCTTGGATAAATATAGGTCATATATAAAGCTACCATGTATGTCTGAAACAGCATTTGAAATTTGACTTGTTGTAATAATTTTACATGATCGGGGACCAAAAAAAACATGACTAGATTCCATGTAGAGTAATATTCAAAAGGTTCATACCATTTAAAATACAAATTTTGTTTCCATTCTTGAACGCGACGTTTCGCCGTGGATGTTGGTAATGAAAGAAGTTCAATCGGGTTTAGCATCATTTTATAACAGATCAATATATTCTTTATATGCATCGTCATTTTCTACAATTCCATTTAAATCAATAGTTACTTTTTCTTCACCATCATTTTCACATTCTGGGGGAGCTAAAAGATCGTCTTCTTCTGGAAAATTTCTTCTGTCATCTTTATCGGCTAAATTTTTTATTAATTCTTTTTCCTCCAACTGTTTCACTTCATTTAAATTATACTTGTAACAAATATCGCAATCTTCCGTTGAAAGACCGATTCGAATAGAAACCAATACGTAATCATCGACTCGACACCATATTCGATTGCGAAAAGAACCAGGCACATGTGCAATACGAGTTTTTCCATCAGTGCATAAGCACTCAAATCTACAATCACCCTTAGCCGCAACTAATTTTCCATATTCTTGATGCCGGTCTTTCAAAATCAATTCCCTCTGACTTGGTTTTAAAAATTTTCGACCACGTCTTTTGTGACCTTTTCCACCTTTTGTATTTTTTGTCATTTCTTCTAAATATTTGAAAAAAAAGTAATTAATAAAAAAAATATTTTGAAAGAAAAATATTATATTGAAATGAGAGACTACAGAATAGATCTACTTCTTCTTTACTTTTTTTTAAATTTTCCAAAAAAACTCAATTTTTGAAATTAAAAAAAAAAATAAATGATGTTCAATAAAAGTATAATGAGAATCATAATTAAATATTTTTGGTTTTTTTTGTTATTTTTGTTCACAGTAACATGTGGTGATGAAATAAATGAACCTTATGAAAACTCACTTATCCGAGGAATCAACTGGTTTGGTTTCGAGACAGAATATAAAAATTTGATGTGCACGTGGAGTCATCCAATAGATTGGCATTTAAAAAAAATGAAAAGTGTAGATTTTAATTATATAAGACTTCCATTTAGTGTAGAGTTTGTTCGAGAAGAAAATTGGGAAGAAATGGATTTGTTTTTTCAAAATGCATATGATAATAATATGAATGTTGTTTTAGATTGCCATAGGCTGCACAGCACCCATCAGAGTGCAAAGCCCTATGATAATATTTATTCTTTTGATGATTTTTTAGATGCTTGGTTTGTAATTCTTGAACGATATCATCATTATCCAAATTTGCAAGCAGTTGACATTTTTAACGAATATCAAAATTCAAACTATGTAGAATGGAACAACCTTTCGAGGCAAATTGTAAGTTTCATAGAAACTCATTTTCCTGATCGATTTGTTTTCTTTGTGGGCGGCACAAATTGGGGAGGTAATATTCACTACATAGATCTATCCGATTTGCCTTACCAAAACCGTATTCGTTATAGTATCCATAAATATTGGTTTTCAGATCAATCACCTTATGAATCAAAATGGGACTTTTCCTTTGGTGAACATAAACCAATAGTAAATGTAGGAGAATGGGGATTTAAAAGTGATGAAATAGACGAAGTAGATTGGGCAAAAAATTTTGTAAAATATTTACGAGAAAAAGACATTCGAGATACTTTTTTCTGGACCTGGTCTTGGAATTCTGGGGACACAGGCGGTATACTTTTTGAAGATTGTACCACTATCGACAGGACAAAAATGAAAGTATTGAACGATTTATGGAAACCTGATCCAAAGGAAGTTTAACTAGTTCAATTGGTCAACAGTCATATCTTTTTTACGGTAAATTCCGTAATGAGACCATGATCGGACCAGTGTTTTCAAAATACCCTCGCACAATCCAACGAGAGAGGTGACGACACTCACATTTACAATCAAGTTGAAAGTTATCTCTATCAAGAAATGGATAATCAAGTTTTTTGTTTGCCAAGATGTATTGTTTATCAGGTCGTTTTTCTTGATGACGTTTACAACATGTGCAACTGGTTAAAAAACTTAGAGCACGTATACATTCTTCTGTATATAATTTTTGACATGATGTATGAAACACCCTAAAATTTTCATTTCGTATCGATAAATTAAAGGTAAAACACTTATTAATCCTATAGCATTTTTCTGGTAATTCGTTTTGGATTTGTTTCATTTTCTCCACATGTTTTAATTCATAGCAAATGTCCAAAATAATTCTCTGTAATTCAACGGGTAATTTTTGGAAAATGTCCATCATTATAAAACTTGAATTTACTTTTAAATTGATTTTTTATTCATTATACAAAATAAAAAACAGGTATCATTTCAATTAAAAATTGATTTTTTTATTTCCTGTCAAAAGATAGGATAGATAAATAATGCCTTCCCTTATTGATAATTATTTAACTGATTACGATCTTTGGCCCAAATTGGGAAAACGATGGGATTTTAATGTAAAAACATTATTTTCAGGATACCAATTAAATGACGTTAATATTATGGATATTCAATTATTCGGCATATTAAAAAAAGATCTTGATTATGATAAGATGAAAATTCACGTAACTGTTGATTATCGATATGGTAATGCATATCCAGATACTTTTACAAAATTCGTCGTTGGATTAGAAAAGGCAATGACTTATGTTCTCCAATTAGAACGAAATGTTTTTTCATGTTCAGAATGTTCTCGAATTTATGAAAAATGTCAGAAGGACATGACGATGTGCAAAGATTGCACTTTTTTTAAGATTCGACATGAATTAAACCATAAAAACGATTACGAAATATGTTCTATCTGTCAAGAAGATGCCTACCGATTTCAATTAGAATGTGGGCACCATTTTCATATGGGATGTCTTTCTAAATTAAATCCATCACAACTAAAATGTCCAAACTGTCGACATCCTATTTCAAAACAGTTTATTCGCCGATATTTTAACATTTCTTCCAATTCTGATTCATGTAGTAGTTATTCCTCTATTGAAGATTACGATGAAATTGATACAGAATCACTTTTTTAATCAAACAGCAATAGTCTTTTCAAGTCGTTGATAAAATATTTCCAAAAAATTTTGTTTTGTATCTTCTCCTTTTGCAATATTATCCAGTCCCATCTCCATTTCTTTTGTTACACCATAATTAAAAAAATCGTTAAAATTATCATAAAGATATACCGCAACTTGTTCTCCTAGAGGAGATAATATAATTTTTTGTGATTCATACTGCAGTAGTTTTTCTTTTGTTTTTTGTAATTTATTTAATACACAATCTATAATAATTGTATGTAATGCCTGATTTGATTCTTGTGATATATCATCAATTTCTACATATTTTTTGGACTCTATTTTGGAAACAAAAGATGCAAATGTGGACGGACGACCAATTCCTTTTTTCTCGAGTTCGGCAATGACCTGGGCTTCATTTAAAAATGGTATATATTCTTTTAATTTTTCCATAGCTTGTATTTTTTCAAAACGTGGTGTTTTTGGGATAGAATTTTTATTTTCATCCTCATGAACTTTATCTAATATAGTAAATCCCCTCATTTGATAAGTATACAGAATCTTTTGAAATAGATGATTCGTTTTCGGAGAAGAAATTGTTATTACTTTTTCTTCTAAAGTTGCCTTTTCCATACAACTTTGTAAGGTTATTTTATGTATAAAACTGTATAATTTATTTTGAGGTAGGATAGTATTTATATTTGTGGGATGAATACACTCATGTGCAAATTTAGAACTGTTTGTGAAACAAAGATTTGATTTAATATAAGAATCACCATAATGTTTTCCTATGTATTCCTTTACTTTTGTTTGGAAGATAGGATTAGACTGTGTTGATTCGGTGCGGTGGTAAGTAATTAATCCGTTTTCATATAAATCTTGTGCTTGGCTCATCGTAAATGACGGGGACCACTTCCAATACGTTGAACAAAATTGTTGTAATTTGCTAGTAGTCAAACCTTTTGGGGGATACCGATACGTAATCTGTGTTTTAAAGGGTTTTACAAATTCATGTTCAAAACCTATGTTACTTTTCAAAAAATTCGTTACATCCTTTTCATTTTCAAAGGTTTGATTCAGTGTAAACAAATGTTTTCCGATAGCACCAAAAACTTTATAAAAGGTGTTTTCACTGGCTTGTTCTCTTTTTTTTTTATTATCCATTATTAGTTTTAATGTGGGAGTTTGACAGCGTCCAGCAGATAACCATTTTTTGGAAAAAACGGAAGACAGTTTCGAGCTAAAAGTAAATCCGATCGATCGATCAATTATTTGACGTGTAAATTGTGCTTCCACTAAGTTCATATCAATTCGATCTGGATTATGATATGCTTTTGATAATGCTGGTAAAGTAATTTCGTTGAAGCGTAATCGTTTCGTAACATTAATTTTTAGTTTGAACCATTTACATAAATGCCAGGCAATCGATTCACCCTCTCGATCATTGTCTGTTGCAACCCAAATTTCTATGGGCGTTGTTTTGTTTTTTAAAATTTTGGAAATAGTATGTAAATATTTTTTTTTCGATGCGATTGGTGAAAAAGTAATATGAAATGTTTTTCTGCAAATGTCTGAAATTTCTCGGAAATGTCCACAACAAGCATAAACTAAAAATGTTTCATTGATGTCAATTTTTTCCAATAGATATTTTATTTTTTTACATTTATTTGGTGATTCGACTATAAAAAGTTTCGTCATATAATAGCTTTACTATTTACATCTAAATATTAAAGTTCTTTTTTTTCTAAATCATGTCAAATACCAAACTTCTTGTATTTTGTGGGTTTTTTCTGAAAAAATTAAAAAAGATGTTTCAATTTTCTGGAATAGATTATTTTATTTTTTTAAACAAAATGACTGGATTGACAATTATTATCTTTATTGTAATACTCTTTTTGCTCTATGTATTTTTTTCCATGAAAAAAACAAATAATGACAGTTTGCAAAACCTCAATATACCAGTTTCTGGAAACTTGATTTTTAAATCTAATGTTATTATTATATACTTTGTGAATTTAAGACCCAAGGTGTGGTCGCATATTGTAATTGAACAATTGAATGATCTAAAATCAACTGAACTGTATGAAATTTCTACGAAAATTTATGTTAGTGTTATTTCATCACGAAAGCAGGACTATGATAAATTCTCCAAGTTAATAAAAAAAAAATATTCAAAAATAGAAATCATAAATCATTTCACTGAAAATTTGTACGAGTATCCGGGGATAAAAGCCTTGTATGACGTGGCAAATTCTGTTGATGATGAAACTTTATTATTATACTTTCATTCAAAAGGAATGTTTAATGATGCACCTCGTCACAGGAAAAAATTATTCGATATAAACATTCGCAACTATAGTAAATATATTTACGAATTTGAAAAAAATTCAAAATTAGATGTGGCTGGGTGTTCTCCAGGTAAAAATGGTTTTGTTTATTACAATTTTTTTTGGGTCAAGTCATCGTATATTAAAAATCATGTCAAAGAACCACAAATCACTGATAATCGTTTTTATTGGGAAGTGTGGTTGGCTGATCAAAAGAAAACAAAAAAGGTGATTACTTTTAGTCCGTTTTTGGGTTATAATCCGGAAAAGGGGCCTCATGATGGTATTAACATATTGGACTTTTCCTAAATACTTTGTTTCTATTTATAAAGTTGTTGACAGAACAGATTTCTTTTTTTTTTTAAATTCTTTGACTTTTTTGTATTTTTTCCGTAGTGAATAAATTTTCCATTTACGACAGATGGTAATTTATTATAATTTGTTTTAAAAAAATAGTCAAATAATAAATCATCAAGATCACCTTTTTCTTTTTTACATGTTTCAATTAGTGGCTTTTGAAGATAAAAATCACGCATAATGTTTTTACATAATTTTTTACTTGTTAACATGATATCATCATGAACGACATTTCTAGTTAAAGAATTGGTATGATAACCTTTTTCATCACATAGACAGTGTGTTGTGCCATATATTGATTCAATATCAAGATCATAACGTTCAAGAATTTTTAAAAGGAATAATTCGGTAAATAAAGTTTCATTATCTAAGAATAATATAGCCTCCGTTTCAATTTTATTTATAAACTTTGTAAATTTAAATAATTTTTGTTCTTCCGAAAAATCATCAATAGATAAAATTTTTGGATCTTGATAATTTTTAGAAAGGTTCTCTGTAAAATGAATAATAATTATTTGTGCAACATTTCTATATTTTTTTAACGTGTTAATGATAAAGCCTAGTTTTTGAGAAGGTTTATTATTGAAAATGACGATGGTAATTTCTGTTTCGCTATAATACTTTTTGTTGAAAAAATTATAGATAATGTAAATAGTCAAGAGCAATAAAATACAAAGAGTTCCAGTAATTAATGTTAGTTGATCCATTTTTATAATAAAAAATATTAAAATACGGGATTAAAATTCCAACCAAGTATTTCGAATAATTTTTGACAAACGACATCATGATAATACTTTCTATCATTTGTCTTCAAAAATTGGAAGTCCTCTTTTTTACAGTTATACTTGTATTTTCTCAATAACTGATATAATACATATTGATTATTGATAAAATTTTTTCGATCTGTTTTAAACGTTTGATCGTAACACTCGAGCAAATCATCAAAATCATTCAACAAATTATTTTCAAAATGAGTAATGTCAGGTATTTCGTGACCGGTTATTTTATTATAAATGTAAACAATATCCTCGTAATGTTTGGAATATCCCAAATCTTTTAAAATCATTTGAATGTGCTCGCGTTTGACTTTTTGAAAAGCTTTTGATTTTTCAATTTCAGCATGGTTTTCTGGAATAAGATCATAACTTCTCAATTGATCAATAACATCTGAAAATAATTTACTAGGAATATTTACGTTTTGCTTTCCTTGAAATCGTTTAATACATTCACGGAAATGTGTTTTACGGTCGTAAGTATATTTACTTCCAATGTTTATGCGTTCAATATCTCGAAATGAAATAAGGTTGTCGTTATTAATTGATACGACCATGCCACACGAGGAACATACAGAGTGATTGTCTGCCATGACGAATTTTTCATTGGATACCCCGCATCTGGAGCACTCTCGAATAAGATTTATTTTAATCTTTTTTCGTTTTTGAAAAGAATCATTTTCAATCTTCCAATAATTACTATATGTCTGTGGAAAGTAATATTCCACAGTATTTATATATTTATTAATGATGGAATGTAATTTTTTTTTATTTTCGGTCATTGTGGAATCATTCAAATTTCTGAAAAATGACACTTTTTGTAGAGCGTTTTTACATTGAATAAAATCCTCAATGATAGGAACCACAGCGACCACGTAAAAATTAAAATTTTCAGCTTTTGCTTTTTTATTTTCAATGAATTTTGCTTTTACATCCGACAGAACATCTTCTGAAGTATTGTGTTGAGAAATTTGTTGATACAATTCTTTCCATTTCTGGATGGACTCTTCCGAAGACATATCTGGTAATGAACACAAGTCTTCGGAATATTCTCGAACAATATTTTCATGGATGGATAAAATATCTATGGTGTTCATTTTCTTTAAATCTGTATAATCTTTAAACAAAAAAAAAAATTGTATTTTTTTTTTTTCTCTACTATGATAAATAAAAAAAAATGACAATCGTCGCATCTAACTTAACATCCGGTTTCATCGATTTAGCTACTTACGATGAATTGGAGAAATACATGTACGGTGGCCGTGATGCCACAGCTTACTTTGTTCGCGCTACAAGAAAATCAACATGGTTTACTCAAGTACCAGTAGTATTAAGCAGAGCCAGTGGAACACCTGGTTTTTCTCAAGACTGGTCTGTCAGCATTAGTCGGGCTGGCGACTACTTACTATATACCTGGTTAAGAATTGTCCTACCTCCAATCGTTGCTGTTCCAGCAGTTGATTCTATTCGTGATGGACGCGAAGTTACCGTTGACACCTATGTCTCGTGGACCCCTAATTTGATGCATAATCTTATCCGAGAAGCAGCAATTACATTTAATGATCTTGTTGCTGCTCGATTTGATAATTGGCATTTAGATTTCTGGACTGCATTTACTACACCAGCAGGAAAGCAAGTCGGTTATCTAAATATGATTGGTATGACTGATGACCTCATCACCCCATCCAAAACTCTCCCTGCAAAAACATTAAATCTTCCGTTACCATTTTTCTATAGTCGAGATTCGGGTGTGGCCCTTCCCACAGCAGCTCTTCCTTATAACGACATGCGTCTTCAATTTTCTTTCCGAACTTATACCGAACTTATTGTGGCCTATGATTTAATCACTTATAAAGATACTAATGAATCCCTTGTAATTTCTAGGGTTCCAGTCGTGTCTGATTTCGGTGCTGCTTTCCCTGAAATTACCTCTGTACAAGTATGGGGAAATTACGCGCTCGTATCCAACGACGAGAGAAAACGTATGGCATGTGCTCCAAGAGACATCTTGATAGAACAGGTGCAAACAGCGCCAATCCAAAGTTATAATCCTTTCCAAAATCCAAATCAATCCTATGACATTCGGTTCAGTCATGCAATCAAAGTTTTATTCTTTGCGGTCCAGAATGTAACGGTTCCATCATCCTGGTCGAATTACACAACTCTTGAATCGAGAGTAAGTCTAAAAGAAACAGGTGACGGAAAACTAACCGTTCATGATTTCTTCCCAGGGTCCGACCCCGTGGGTGAGACAAGCCTCATTTATGAAAATACTCAACGGCTAGCTCAAATGGGCAGTGACTATTTCTCACTCGTCCAACCTTACTTCGCTGCACCTGTTATTCCAGTCCAATGTGGTTACCATTCTTACTCTTATTCGCTCGATTTTATGTGTTTGGACCCACTTGGATCTACTAATTATGGTAAACTTACTAACGTAAGTATCATTCCAACTGCTTCCGTTGAAGCTCGTTTCGTCGCAGAACCTAAAAATCTTGTCAATGCTGCTCTTGGTGATGAAAGTATCACTCAACGCGCACAAATTTTCAGATTTGTCGTTACTGCTGTTAATAATAATATTATTCGAATTTCTGGTGGAGCTCTTGGTTTCCCTGTATTATAAGTATAAGATGTTACCTCGAATTTGCTGAAATCGAACTCCTGACCGGGACGATTTCCACGACAATTAACTCCACAGAAACACATACATGTTGCCTTGCCCGAGTCTGGTTAAAGGGGTAAGCATAAGGGGCTTATATGTACGCATTCGTAGGTTCAAATCCTACAGGCAACACACACGGTTATTTTAATTTTGTCGGTAAAATTAAAAACACAACCAAAATAATATTGTTTCATACAAACTTTTCCTACGTAAATTACAAAACTATATAAATTATTATTTGATAATTTTCTTTTTCTTTCTTGGAATATATATGTTTTCATTTTCTTTCAAAATAATTTCACGATTCATCTCACCACATTTGCTTTTTTCATAGATCTCTTTTACTTTACACTTGGTTTCTTCACATTTATTTGGAAATTTTTTTAATGATTGTATGGATGTGCTTTTTATGGATTCCTTGAACTTTTCCATATTTTTATTCGTTTCCTCAAGTTTTGAATATGAAATTGAGTCAGGGGTTACATATTGATTATGTTCAGTATACAAATTTTGATAAGTTATATAAGAACTTGTTTGTGCCCAGGTGCATATGCTACCGAACATTCTAGGGAAGGCACTCATGGTGGAAATTAAATCTAAAATTTTTACTTTACTTCCAATCGGATGCGAATCAAGTCTCACTACTCTGGCTTTCACTTGTTCAGCTTTTGAAACATTACTTGTTGCCTCTAATAAGATCATAGTATCTACTCCTTTTATTGAAATACCTTCATCATAGTTTTCATCTAAAATAAGAATATTTGTTTGATTCGAATAAAAATCTTTGAAAATACTAGCAAAATTTTTAGGAGAGCATTCATTTTGGAGTAATAGATTTTTTATTTTCTTATGATTTAAATACGCAGAAAGTGTTTTTACTGACAGAGAGCTTTCGGAATATATGACAACTTTCTCGTTTGGAAAACCAGTAACATACTGTTCAATAAAAATATATTTTCCTGGAATATCGTCAAAAACAATTTTTGGTTTTAAAAAGCATGAATATTTCTTAGTATCATAGTATAATATGTCATTACAAATACATACACTTAGTTCTGTATTTTCTTTATTAGTAAATTTACAACTGCTACCAATGAACTTACCGTACTTTAAAAACAAATTTCTATCTGATTGATCAAATGTCTTTAATTCACATTCTTCATAAGTCTTGAATATATCCAAACTTATATAATCATCGTAATTCATTCTCAAAACAGTATATCGTAAAAGAGTTAATATTTGAGAAAAAGTTAAACTAATAGGAACTTTTTTATTGATTACAGTTGGAAATTCTTGGTCTTTTTGTTTAAAATTTGGTTTGTAGTATGATATATAGGTTCCGATGTCTCGGTTAAGCTTTTTGAAATCAGGCTCTGTATAATTTTCTCTTTGTGATAATTCAGACTTATCACGAAACATAAATAATAACAATTTCACTATGCCATTACAGATAACAAACATTATCAATGGAACGAATAAGTTATTTGATATCATATTAGTCATACTTAATGTAAAAAATTTTTCAATATCACTACTTTCAGTATAGGGGTTGCTAAACAGTCTCGTAAATTGACCTATTATATCATAAAATAACGCTTCTCTGAATACTTTCAGTATATTTAAAAATTTAGTATTTGTGATAATATTTTCTAATATATAAATTAAACCTTTTATTAAATATTTTGAGGTAGTCAAACTCAAATGTACTGTGCTTGTTAAAATAGAATTAAAAATTCGAAAAGACTTTGAAAAAAGAATTTTTCTCAAGAATCCTCTCGTGAAATAATCTTCTCCATGGTTGTCTGCAACCACAATAGCCCCACTACCGATTATACTAGGATAGTATAATAAATTACTGATCTTCGATGTTATATTCTGAAATGCCAATACATTATATGCTAAATAACCTACTATAATAGATTTTCCACGTTTTACTTTGTAATACTTTTTTTCAAATGCTGCAACATCTATGGGCATAAAATTCTTACCGCGAGCTATATTCATTATAAAACCTAGGTTACTCACGTCGGTATAAATAGGTGTAGCAGATAATAAAATCCTTTTCCTAAACTGTTGTAATGATTTCATTGGAATTTTTTCTATATAATTCACTAAATTATGTGCTTCGTCTAAAATTAAGGTAGTTCGTAATACTTCTGATTTAGGAAACGTTTTTAAAAAATCATCAGTTTGTTCATAAGAAATAACGCCAACATTTTTAGGTAATGTGCTTTGGTATTTTTCTATGTAATCTCCTTTCCATTGAGAAATCAATGAATTTGGACATACTATTAAAAATTGAAGTCCTAAATTTTGAACTATTCCTAAAGCCGCAAGAGTTTTCCCTGTTCCCATATAATGATATAAAAATATTCCATCTTGATTGACGCAATATTCTGTCATGAACTCTATAACTTTTTTTTGCCATGGTTTATAAAGTTTTCCTGTTCCTTCCTTTTTCAATATTTGTTGTTTATTATTCTTTACCATTTTTAATATTAAAAAAAAAAATAATTATTAATTGAATTTAATTGTTGTTACTTTTCATACTTTGCAACTCGTAAAACTCTTTCATAACTGTTTATTGTAATTCCTTCACTATCTCCTTGTTTTTTTCATAGATATTTTTTTACGAAATTTATCAAAATTAGTGGTCTTTTTTCTAGGTTTTTTCTTCCTCGATGACTCAATTATTTTTTTCCTTGAATGTAGTGCTGTTCTATGCACGTCATCAACCACAAATGAACATTGTCTCATATAGGTTTCAATTATCTTGTTCGCGGTCTGCCCTTGACGACAGCAAATCTGGAATTCATTTTCACGCCAACTCTCTATAGGTGTTTCAAAATTTGAATGTTTGTATATAAAAAAAACTTTTTCAAATGGCTCATCCATCGTTGATGCTGCAAATTCTACATTTTTGTTATGGTAAAGAAAAATCCAACATTTATGTTGATGACAGAAAGATTTCAACCATTGGAATAACAAATAAGATATGCTGTCATTATTATTTTCTGGAATACGAAAATGTTTCAAATGTTGTAAAAGAGCCTCTTCATCGGCAGTTTCCGCGGATGTTGGTAAAATAGATGACATTTTTTCTAAAGAACTTAATGTTTTATTGTAAATTTCATTCAATTTTTTTTGTTCTTTGGTGGGATACATCATTTTGAGATGAGGATACTTTAGACGTAGGTCGTTCATATTTAACATAAGAGGCTGTAAAGCAGGTGGTATTTTTTGTGGCTGCAAATTATGAAAGTAATGATACACTTTTTCACCTTGTTCGTAAAAACTTACAAAAAATATTTGTTTTGGTGTATAATTATAAAATGACTTTGGTGGTAGAATCCACCTTTCTTCATTATCATTCATTTCTTCATGAAAAAATATCCATATTTTGTTCATTTCTGCAAAAGCACCAACATCTCTTAAATTAATTCCATCTACACCTTTTGTAAAACGTTTCTCCATTTTTTCCATTCCTTCATTGTTTAAAGAATTTGTATTTTTATAGAATGTTTTTATCTTATCTAAAATCATTTTACATTTTTCTTCATTCGTTAAAGATGAATTGTTTATTCCGCTTATTCGAATCTTGGCGGAATTTTCAATTATAAATAAAAGAGATTCTATAACATTATCGTTAACTTCAACCGTGCACCAATTAGATTTTTGTATCGGAGTCTTACAAAATGTTTCTACTACGGTATCGTATAGCTTTTCCGTTTTATTATCGATATATTTCACTTTATGAGTTTTACTTTTTTTGGATTTGACACAATTACCAGTTTTGTAATTAATTTCTTTACCATCGGGACAGTTCTCTATTTCATCATTCTTGTATGGCACAATAACTGTTTTACCATTATCTAAAATAAATTTCACTTTACCATGAAGCTTTCCATTTTTCCATGTTCCCTCCATAGAAAGTGTGCCATCTGGTTTTAGATACTTTCCTTTTCCATCATGAATTCCATGTTTTGTTTTACCAACATAGTGAGCGTTTCCGTTTAAGAAAAATGTCCCATGTCCATTAGGCTTAAAATTTTGTAAGCCCCCTGTATAATATAAATCTCCTGCAACACGAATGATGCCTTCCTTTTTTTTTCCAATCATCTCTACGGTAATATTTCCTTTTTCATATAATCCTGTCGATTGGTTTTTTACGTAGTCGTCTGTATTTTTTTTCTGTTTTACTCTTTTTACTTTTATACAATTCCCCGTCTTTGAATTTCGTATTGTTCCACTTGGACATGGAATTTCTCGATTGTTCTCATATTTTGTAATTCTTTCCAGTTCCCCGTTCGCATCGTAAATCATAAACTTTCCATTTTTCTGGTCATCTTTCCAACTTCCTTCCATAAAAATAGACTCGTTTGCATAAAATTCTTTCCCCTTCCCGTGTTTTTTTCCATTTTTAAATTTTCCTTCAAACGAAACTTTAGATGAGATTAATAATTTTCCCTCTCCATGAGGCACATACTTTTTTAATTCACCTTCATAGATTAATTCTCCATCTTTAAAAAATTTACCAACCCGGTTGTCAGAATCTGTAAATTCAATAATTTTATTATTGCACTCGTAGTTTCCTGTAAATTCATTTAATTTGAAAACATCTTTCTCTTTGGTCATTTATTATGATTAAATTAAAATATGTCAATTATTTTTATCCGTATTTTTTAAGAATTTTAAACTATCATTTAGAAATTTTATGAAACGGTCTAATAATAATACATGCTCCAATTGAATTTAAATAACCGTTCAGTCAAAATGAAACGATAAGAAAAGATTACTAATTATCATGTTTTAATAATGATTTTTATTAAAAAATAATGAGCTTGATTAAAAAGAATAACTTTTAATTTAATAAAAGTATTAATAAAAATGAGTCAAAATAAAAATAACCAATCATCATCACAACAACAAGATGAATCTACACAAAGAGATATAATAAATAATACAGCAGGAACACCACAATCAGAAGTGCAAAGAGAAACTGCTGAAATGAGAGAGCAAATACAAAGAGATATAATTACTTTAGGAATTTATTTAGATGAGGTAATAAATACTTTACAAAATATAATAGATAGATTATCATCAAATTTATCGAAAAACAGTTCAGAACAGTCCAAAAGTTTATATCAAAAGTAGACTACTCATTATACTTTTTCAAATTGGTTTTTTTTTTTTAATTATTTCATGCAAAGTTTCTGTACCAATCTTTTTTAAAAGATTTAAACATTCTCCAATCAATTTGAAAGTTGCTCCAACTACAAGATTGTAGTAAACTTTTGAATTCAGGACTCTCTAATGCTTTTTTGATTGCCTTTGCTTCGTTAAGATTTGACACGGATATAGCCATGGCATGTTGGGTCATTCCATATTCACCGCGCATATCAATGATTGGATTATATATACTCGAATCACCAAAGATTACTTTAGGTTGACCATAATGTCCTAAATCGTTCCGACTTGAATACATTATTCTTGTTCCTTTTTTTGGCGTGCCATGAATAACAGGATACTTATTGGTTGATGTTTTTTTGGATACGACATACTTTTTATCCGAACCATAGTTGGTTCTATTGTATATTAATGGAATTTTACTTTCGTTATTCTTTGCAAATAATGGTTTGATTTGTTGAAAATTTGAATTTGGTAACCATGGCCATCGTTTTAAATTGATTTGAGAACGAAAACCTTTTTCATCGACAGTAACGGTTTTGCGATACGGTAATGTTTTTTCTAATAAAACGATATCATATCGTGTCCCACAATTAAATGCTTTTTGTCCAGCTTTTGTATCATGAATTTCCAAATATAATAATTGATAATCTTTTGTATAAAGATGATAAAACTCCTCTGTAAATTTGGAATGTAAGCTTTTGGGTTTCCTCCATCCTGCAGGGTGCACAACTAATAAATATCCTTTTGGTTCTAACAATTTTTCAACACAATGTAAAATAATTTTGTCCCACAAAGCATCACCTCCTCCCTTTTTTCCACCATTGTTTTGTTTTTTATGAAATGGTGGATTTGTTGTAATCAAGTCAAAACGATTGGGATAAAGTATGGTTAGAACATTTCCAACAAAAGAATTGAATCGTAATCCAGTCACTTTTTTTCCTACAATTTGATTACAAAAAAATTGCAATAAAAATTCCGTTACTTTAACATTGTAACGCACTAGATCAGAAAAAAACAAGCAATTCTCAACAATCCATCGCACACGTTCTTCGTTATCTGGTATCTTTCCGTATAATATATCATTGAAAATCATAAAACAACATAATATAAATACCCCATACCCACAACAAGGATCTAAAACACGTTTATTTTTATTTTTCCAGAATTTTATTGGAATATTCTGCATCATTCCTTTTACCATGTAAATAGGGGTCATTACGTGGGCTCGATCATCCTTTTCTTTAGTAGGCACATTGAATAATTCCATTATATGTCGAACATTATCAAGAGTTGGTTCAACACAATTAAATTTCAATTTATACTTTTCAATATCCGAACTATTATTTGACAAAAGTCGTTCTGTCATATTCTCAAATAAAGAATCTTCTTTATTACAATACTTTTTAATTTTTTCCCTGTCGAAATAAATTGAATACAAATCACCTAAATTGATATTCGTTTCTGAAGAATGATTCAATAATATATCATCAGTATCTGTTATAAAAGAATGAAAACCAAGTCTTTCTGATATTCGATCAATCGTTATATCCACCTGTTCTTTTTCTGACTTATTTTTAAAATATCTGTCTTCCTTTAAACATTTATAAATGGAAATATCGTATTTATCCCATTGTTCTTGCAAATCGGAACTATCAGTTGTAGAATTTTCTCCGTCACTTAGAAATGCTTCCACATCGGTGTCAGAACCATCATCACTTGGAATATGAACATTATTTAAAATTTGTTTCGAATGCCGCTCTAAATGCATCTCCTCTATAGAACTTGGCAGACGATGAATGTTATACTTTCGATTCATACCAAAAAAAGGTTCCAGTAATCGATGGAAAGTAAAATTGAAAAAATTAGTAATCATGCTAATGATTCGATTTGAAAATATAAAATGCTTTAAAAGTATATTATGTAAAAAATATATTTTTTTAAAAAAGAAAAAGTATATAATATTATTCTTTACTAATCTTGATATTATTTATCATTTTACTAAAAAAATTCAATTTTCGTTATCGCGATGGAGATTTTCTTACGATGCCAAAAATATTATCCAGAAAATCCCCGCTTACTGTTTTCGTTTTTTTGACTCGGACGCCAGGAGCTGTCTTTTTTTTGGTTTCTGTCCGTATCAACTTTTTTTTGACTCGACTTGTGGTGGATATGACGACTGGACTAGAAACGACTTTTTTAGCTACTTTCTTCGGTAATGTGCGTAAATGTCTTTGAATCTTACTTAACAAAGTATCCTTACGATTCGATGTTAAGAAACGTCTCTTGGTTATCTTTTTTGGATCGGGCTCCATCATGTTGTTTCTTTTCGCGTAATGTTTGAGCTCTGTCAAAGTCATTTTCCCTAAATCTGGTTGAATCGATGAATTCACTCCAACCGATTTTGATATTCTTTTCCTCCTCTGTTCCGTTAACGGCACCATATGCCTACTACTAGTAACATTTGGTTGTTCATGTTGCTGGGTGGATAATTCGGAACAATCATTATGCTCAATCGATAAATGTTTTAAATTATTTTCTACATTATCGAGTAGGATTTGTTTTTTCAGTGAATATGCTCTCATTGTCTCATCAATACTATTTTTTGGATCAATGTCAAAACAGTTGTCTTTTATATTCCCTTCTCTCATTGATAGTAAGGTAGTCCTTAATTTTCCAAGATATTCTTCACTATCATCGTATGGTTTTGTGTGATACAATTGTAAAACAGTAACTTTCTGTCGTTTGGGTGGACGGTTTTCATGACTTTTAAATCGAATGGCTCTTGCAATCACCTGTTCAATGGAACTCTCATTCCAATTTGGTTCCATAATAACTACAATATCAGTGCCTTTTAAATCCAAACCTTCTCCAGCGGCCTTGGTTAAAAATAATATTTTTATAGTTCCTTTGTTGTACAAACGTACCAGTCTCTGTCGCTCTGACATTTTTGTATCTCCACTGATGGTAGCATAAGCAATATTATCCCGATCACTTGGAGGCATATTATCGCGGATCAGCTCAATACCGTGACCTTTAAAAGCAGAGTAAATTATTATTTTGTACTTGTTTTCTTTTGTTTTTTTCCTATTTTTTGCTTGCAATTTTAATATTAAATTTTTGATAAATTCTAGTTTTCGATTATGTTCAAATCGATTATCTAAATTTTGAGTTGCTCTTCGAATGGCAGTTGCAAATTTTTTAAGTCTGTTTGTATCATCTGTGTGAAATACTCGTAAGGATATTCTCCTTTCTGTGCCACTATAATCCTCTTTATATATTTCATCTACAATTTCGTCATACTGTCTTTTATACTCAGGGGACATTTCAATGTATCTCGGTGCATCAACTCGTAAAGGGAAATGCTTGTCATCTTTTTCATAGTCATGGAAACTAACACGACAACGTAAATCATCCGTTTTCAGAAAAGTCATGATATTCTGTAAATCTTTTGGTGAATTATAAACTGGAGTGCCAGTCAGCAGCAAAACTTTATGTGCTTTTTGTAAACATGGTTTAATGTGATGAACATTTACACCTGATATTATTTTCCCTTTACTCATTTTAACAAGAGTTCTGTAATTGTGAACCTCGTCAATGATAACCATACTGTTTTCACAATTTATTTTACCCTCTTTAAATAAATTCGTCGCTTTTTGAATGGAAAAAAATTCATATCTTCCTCGATGTTTTATATTTCGATATGTTTGAAACATTTCTTTCCGAAAATTATCGATTAAAGTAGCTGGACTGATGACAATTACTTTGTGTCTTGGATATTGGTCAAGATAACTTTGACTAACGGTCACTGCAGTTAACGTTTTTCCTGTTCCCATTTTGTGAAATACTAACAGACGACGATGATTTTTCATATACTCGACCACATTTTTTTGATAGGAACGTAATCTTTTTTGACTTCTTTTAATTGCATTCTCTTCCATAGTATACTTTACTTAAAATATAAATTATTTATTTTTGAATAAAAAATCATCATTTAAAAATAGTTATTATTCATTTTCTACTAAAACAATTCAATTTCTTTCCATTATTATAAAAAATTGAATAAATGAAAAACTGGTGAATACAATCAAGCATCGATATGAAAAGAATTTTTCCTATTTATCCAAAAACATCAGGATCATACGTTTCTCAAAAAAGAATTGATAAATTAAAACAAAAAGCGATTGAAATAATATCAAAAAATGAACAATCCATTATTTTGGCATTTCGTAAATTAATATCTAGATATAGTAAACATGTAACAATGGATTTAAAATTAGATGTGGCTATTCGTAAAATAAAAAATGCTGTCGTATGTCGAGAATCTATTGGAGAATGGGGTTTCAGCGATGAGGAAAAAATTTGGATTCCAACAATTAAAATGAATGATACATTTTTATTAGGAATTTTATTACATGAAGCTTTACATTATTGTTGTAGTTTCAATGGTAAAGATATTTGTTCCAAAGATGAACACTATGTTATGCGTTTGTTGGGTGAAGAATGTGAAAAGTAAATAACGTGGAGAAAGATGAAAAATATTTATTCTTGCGTTCACCAAAACATTGTTTTTATTTTTGTTCGAATGATATGGACGACTCAAGATTGAATTAATTTTTCCAAACAATTTAGACGCACTAAATTTTTGGCTTCTTTCATTGAAATCTTTTTTTTATTATTATACTTTACATTGACATGGTTATGCATGTTTATAATATATTTTACAAATGATTCTCTTGATTTCATACTGTTTTCTACCGGATGTGATATTAAATAATTCTGCATGTGTAGTTTACACACGTTACATGGTAACAATTGAGATAAACTTTCTAAAAAAATTTTGTATATTTTTTTATCTGTTTTCGATGGATTGTTTGGAAAGGAAAAACTAATACAATGGAGAAATAACCAAGTAGAACTACCCCATACAGTGGGGCTTTTTGAAGAATTTACTGTCGATTTGAGACACTTTTTAGAAATTAAAATTTCAACATCTCTTTTCGTTACTGTTCGAAACGGTCTCTCATAACTTTTCATAACATAATTTCTTAAATCAATCACATACTGTAATAAAGGTAATGGGGATTCTTTTAACAATGATTTAGAAAAAGGATAATGTTTGAAAAATTCGAGGTAACATGATCTAATATTGGCACAAGGAAGCACGTTTGGCAAAGAAGTGAAAAAGTTTTTAAGTAACTGACAGAGTTTTTGATTCGGGTATCTTGGAAAATTATCTGCTAAACAATACAAGAAAATCCACACAGAATCATTCCAAACCTCCGGTGTTGCTGTTTCTATTAGTTTCATTTATTAATAAAAAAAAATCTGATTTAAAAAAAAATTACCTAATGAAGAAAATATGATTCTTCAATTAGATTCACTTTATCGAGATTATGAAAAATATCCATATAATAGTTGCTATCAAATTACAGTAAATGGGACTCCGCCAGATAATAACAAACAAGATGATGTGCGTAGCACATATTTAACGCAAAATTATATTGAACATGCTTTTTATTGGATTGGAAATTCATCATTTAACAATCCATTTTCAAAAGTGAAAAACGATACTTTCGTCTCCAAAATTATTCCGATCGCCAAAAATAGATGCATTTTAATACCTGATAGTGAAATCACGAAAAGAGCAATCGATACGATCCATTATTTTAACGGATTGATTTTTTACAACAAATTTAACAATCAAAGCGCAACAATATTAAATTACGACAAGGAATTTTATTTCATCACATTGAATAAACCAATATTTACAAAGTTTTACGAACATTTAATGTTTGAAGACTGTCAACATCATTTACAAGAATTTAAAGAATATTTATTAGATGGATATATAATCAATACAAGCTATCACGAAAATACCAATATAAATCTTTTAGGTGTGACGGAAATCGAATATCAACCAAATGAAAAATTCCTTATTAACAAGGGTGTTTATAAGTCAATGATTGTAGAAAACGTGACGAAAAACTGGAAATCAGAAATAGAGAACGTGCGTGGTGTTTTTCGACACGTTGTATTAAGAGAAATGCCATCCTATGATTCCAATGATTTTTTTATTGTCTACAAAAATCCAGTTAACAAACGATATGTTTCTGAACAACAATCTTTTGAAAATGGTCTTATGGAATATAAAGTCACGTCTCAAAGTAATACTATTTTACCAGGGTCTACTTTTACAGACGGAAATATTGAAATTATTGTTGATTCTATTAAAAATGATGGAACTATTCTTACAACGATTGTCCAACCCGGAGCAAATATCGAAAATGGGAAAGATTACGTTCTTCAAAACAATCAACAACAAACTATTTCAATCCTTGTAACAGAAATAGGTAACGGATTCGTGTTGACAGAATCTATACAGTTGTATTCCCCTGAATCAGTCGTCGGTATTATAAATAAACAAAGAAATTTAGTTCAATATTATACAATTCATCAAATTTTAAAAAATATTGTTTATATAAACTATTCTGTAAATGATTTGGAAGAAATAAACTCTGATTTACCAATCCATCTTTACTTTATTCCTTTTGAAAAAATATTCCCAAACGTTGTCATTCCCATGATCCCCACACAGAATATTATATGTGTTGAAATGCAGCTTGTGTCGTTATCTTTACCTAATTTACCAATATGTGGCTATAATATCCGTCTAGCCGATATACCTTATATTTTGGTAAATTTATCCAATAGCACGGGAAAAGGACAAGGTAATCTTGGCACCATTTACAGTAATGTTCAAAGTGCAGTGAATCATAATTTCGTCTGCCCTATTGCAAATATACGCGCTCCACGAAATAATTTTGTTGTGATTAGCTGTCGTCAAAAAGCAATATTTAAATTTTCTGCTCGCGACACGCTTGATTTCAAAGTATCATTACCATCTGGTGAAAAACTTTCATTTGTGAGCAATCGATTCCAAAAAGTGTTTTCCTGTCCTCCATTAAATATACCTCTCAATCGAAACCATGTAAGAAATGAAAAAAAGGTATATCCTTACATTTTAAATTTCGGAATTACAGCTGTTTTCGAAATGAAAATTCTTTAAAAATGAAACAAATATTACTTTAACATAATCCTCTGGTAGTTACTTTGTTTCCTTCTTTATCACTTTTGGAAATAGAACATGTGGAATTTTTAAAAAATTCTTCAATAAAATCACGAAGAGATTTTCTGAGGTTGGAATTTTCAAAAGGTGGTTGATACCAAACAGATATATTACTTGATTGATAAGAACCATTTACTTTATCACTCCCGTAAGAACCATTCGGAATTTCATAAAAATTATTATAAAAATTATTAGGAAATAAATTTTCTGGAAATGTAGTGGTTTTTGGAAAAGCATAACCCATTCCCCAACCGTGTCCACCGTATGAGAAAGTTTGTTTTACATTTGGGATATTTTTTTCGTTTAACCATTTTATAAAAAGATTTGGAATTGTATTTTGAATAAGTGGGTCAGAAAGAGTATGCACTAAATATGTTGGCACATAATTATCTTTAATTAGAGAATAATTTGCGGTAAATCCGACTGGATCAGATATACCGTCACTAAATAATTTATTAGAAAATAATAATGAAAGTGCAGTGATAGCATCAGGATAAAAAGTAATGAGGAACCTGGTAAATAATCCAGATTCAGAAAAAAGGGACGTTTCCTGTGGTATAGTTTGGTCAGTTACAGGGTAATGTAATATTTGGCATTGCACAGGAGAAGATATATTTTGGAATTCGTATTTATCGTTTGTGTAATTGTGTATTAAATTTTGAAAGGCAGGTGAAATAGAGTTCGGATATTGAGAACTTGTATCAACAATAGAAAGTATATCTTTAACCAAGTTTTGATTATACAAATAAATACTCAGAAAACTACTTATTAAAAATCCGCCTGCTGAAAATCCATGCATGGTAATACAAGTTTTAGATGACTTTTTTACTAGTTGTAATGTATGATACAAATCATAAAATGGTAGAAAGAAGGTTGCATTCATATTGAAAACATCATATGGATTTGTGCTAAATTCAAGTAAATTATTTTTGAAAAGAATTGTTCTATACATTAGCACGAAAATAGACACATCTTTTTTTTCTTTCCAAAATTTAATTGCCTCGGTTGCCTCCGGATCATAACTAATATATGTATAACCGCCACCAGGAACAACAATAACTGCTTTATTGGATGGTATTTCCGATTCATAATATTCAACATAAGGAACATTTATTTGATAAATCGATTTTAAATTATTAAATTCGTAGTAATTATTTAAATTTTGCGTTGTGAATGTGATTATAGATAAATCTTTGTGAATTTTATTTCCAGGAATATTTTCCTTATTATAGAGTTCTACTTTTTTCATATTTATTATTTCATAAAAATATTGTTTTTTTTTAGATTCAAAAAGGAATTGTTTTTTGTTTTAGAAAAAAATGGTATTATATTCGACATTTTCTTTAGATTATTCGAAAATTAGTCAAAGAGGAATAATTTCAAATTTTTTTATAAATAATATTCATATTTTGTTTCTTTGAAATATTTATTTCAAGATATAATTTTCGTGTCCTTTCCAAAGTAGATTTTTCATCAAACCTAAATTAATTTAAACAGTAAATCAAATTAATAAAATGCCAAGAACAAATATTATTCAACCTACTGGTACTTTACCTCGAAATCTTTTTCAAACTAATATTCAACCAAATCTTTTATTGACTTCGAATTTGGTAAATACAAAAAACCCCAACTGTATTGAATCACAGTATTTAAACAAACTTAGCAGTAATATTATCTTTGTCGCTAACGCCGAACGTATTTCAAACTTTTCCTGTGCCGAATTAGGTAGTCCTATGAGACCGGCTTCTGGTCTTTCTCAAGCACTTTCCATTGTTCAAACAAAGTTCAACAAATCAACACCTGTGACTATCTCCTTTTCTCCAGGAAATTATACTAATACTCCTTTAAGAACATTGACTTTTCCTGAAAATGTCGTAGGACTTGTTTGTGCTCAGGGAACTGCCAAAATAAAGTGTAACCTCCTTCTCAAAAATCTAGAGAAACTTGACATTCAGAACATTGATATTTTTGGTAATCTAGATATTATTGCAGACGGAAATCATAAAGGAAAAATTATTTGGAAAAATGGTAATCTTTGTGGAACGTACAAGTATATGGTAACAGACAGTGCTGTGCAGTCGTTTACGATGGAAACTGTGGACCAATTTGTAAGTGATGACTTGGATGGATTGTATGATAATAAGATTCTTGTTACTGGAAAGGGGCTTGCTACCATTCAAAAAGTGAACTGTGTTCTAGAATCCAAATTAAAAGGGAAAGTTGATATTTCCGAAACGGGAAAACTGAATCGATATACGGAGAAATGTACTGAAACGTCAGGCGGAGAGACAACTGACCTTTCTGGAAATGGTGTGATGGACGACCTTGAAAACCAAAATAAAACATATCATATCGAAACAGATAATGGTTCTCAAAAGGACTATTGGGTTTTAAATCTGGTTGAAAATGCTAAAATTCGTTGGGAAAAAATTAAGTCGACACATCAAGGTGAATTTAGTGATGGCTGTTTTTGGTATAATGTTCATGGACAGGATGAGACCATCATTGAAAAAATACACGATTCATGCGTGTACAAAATTGCCGGCTTGGGGGGATTTTTGTCTCTCTATGGAAAAGACAAATGTAAAATCATAGTAAGAAAGCAGAATGATCTAGTAGAAGCTTCGAAAAATAGGGAGTTAAGACCTTTGTATGTCAGGAATTTGAGTGATTCATGTTCTTTAAACCAAAAGGTTTCTAATACTGAATTTTCCGCAGCTTCACACTATTATGAAAATATACAAAATGGAGACAGTGAATTTATAGATCATGACGATAGAGTAGATTACCTTATTGCAGGTTATTATTGCACAAATAACAATAATTCATCTCATCATAGCAATTGGGAATCTTTAAATCAATCTTGTGATCCAGAAATTGGTTATCTTGGAAAAACAACTATGAATCATAATTCAAGTAAATCTATTAAACTATCAAACTGGGACTCGAAATTGTGTAATGATGGAAAACACTCTATTTTTAATTTGCAACAAAATGGTAATAGTGAATTTAAATATTCAGAATTTAATACGAATTGTGAGTATACATTAGAAAATCGTTCTGGAAATGGTGACGAAAACAATAAACCATCTGTTTATGCAGACGATATTAATGACTCTTCAAAACTTTCCATTTCAAGTAGAGAAAACCATGTCAAAGTTCTATCTGGTAAAAATTGCGATGGGATTCTTAATGAAAACTTGAAAGACAAATCCGATTGTTCTAAATCATGCTGCAATTCAAATATTGAAGTGATATTAGAAGACGATAATGCTGTTGCTATGAATATAAAAATGATGCATAATGCATTACGCGTGATGAACGAAGATAATCAACGTATAAATCAAACAGGGGGTATATTTATGAAAAATGTTCAGAATGATGATTGTAAATTTCAATTTAATAGTCATAAACAATTATTAAAACATAAATCTGGTAAAAATGGAAAAACAATTGATGCCGTCTTGAACAAAAATGCGGAGCTTTCTGTTGTAAAATATTTTCCAAATGTGGAAAGTGAGGGAACAATTTGGGACATGGTAACCAATGATAATTCCAAAATGTCTCGCAACATCAGAGGAGGAAAAGCCTCTGCGATGGGAAAGCTTGCAACATTACAATCAAATCATAATAGTGTCCAGAAAATTAAGCTATTTGAAACAGATTTGAGCACCGTCAATAATGACTTGTTGGAAATCGATGGAAATGAAAAGGATGACATTTCTTTCAACAATTGCCAGGTCAGTGGAAATTTTCTTGCAAAGAAAGTGTCTAATTTGGATATACAAAATACTTCTATGCACGGTGTTTTACATGCTGTTCAATGTGGTAAAATCGAATCGAACAATTCTTCACATGTAGGTTTGAATAGCCAATGTCCTATAGTGCTTGAAAATACTTCTATTTGTAATATCCAATCCTCTAAAATGGAAATAACTGCATCGACGCCCTATATTCAAACAAAAACCGATGGAAAGTGTAAACTCAATTTGAAAGGGGTGAATTTTGTCGATACCGAGGAAAATTCTTCATTGGCCTGTATTGAAACAGATGGAAAAGGCGAAACCGTATGTGAAGTTGGAACATGTAGTTCGAAACGGTCCAAATTCCTCTCTGCAAAATCAGAACAGGATGGTAGATCCACAACTACGTTTAGTCGTAATAATGAATTTGGTAGCGACGGTCTCGATCCAACTGTCGATGGTCAGGTGACTGAAGCGTCCACCTCGTTGGTGATACAAAATGGTTCTCTGGTGTCCACTCCCGAAGATGATTGCGGACCCAATGAGGACGAAATTCAAATTATTCCAAGAAATGTATCTGATGTTCCGTACTTTACCATGTATTATTGTTTAGCATTACCACAGTACGATTATTTTGTTTCATCTTCCATTAGTTTTAAAGACATCATTGATAGTTATCAATCCAAAGACGCAAAAAGTGGTTGTTTTACAGCTACCTCGGTGCGGTGTATGACAGATGAGAATGGTGACCCTATGGATGGCATGTATATCATGATTGATGGTGTTCGGACGCCCAATGACAAGAATGCATTACAGACCGACAAAGACGGAAATATTATTGATCGGAATTTAAAAGATTCACTCTATATGGAAAAGTACCACATTACCAAGATTGACCCGATTACCAAACGTTCGGTTGCTCAATTAGGAGGTAATCTTCAATACACAGATGGTAATGGAAAAGGCTCAACAACTTGCATTCCACGGTTGATTTTTCCCATTCATTATGCATCAGGGGAGTGGGCACCGTTAGAAAATGGTTATATTGAGTGGAATTATGATAATAAGAAAGAAACAGATTACAAACGTGAATTACGATTTTTTAGCCGTTAAAAATCTCAATCAGATATTTCTTTCCCGACAAGAATGTCGGAATGTTCAGGGTGATGATTTTTTTTTTTTTGAAAAGAAAAAAAAACATTCATATCAATCAATTTTTTTTTATATATAGAATAGAAATAAATGGACAATTCATCAAGTATGCTAGCCGATTTTATAATGTCAAGCAGATATAATTATATATATCCACATAAATACACTTTATTTTGTTTTAAACTCATTTTAATAGTAATTATTTTGAAAAATGAAAATAATTATCATTATTTTTCATTTTAATAATATGAGGATATTAATTATATCTACACCGATCGGTTATATAGGGAGTGGTATAGGTGGTGGAGTTGAAACATATATAAAACAAATAACTATAGAATTTATTAAAATAGGGTGGGAAATAGATATTGTTGCTCCTGAAAATAGTAAATGGAGTAATCAATTATTTAAACCCAAAAATTTATTTATTATTAAAGGAAAACAACCCGAAAATTGCATTAATTCTTCATTCAATAGTCCTTATTTAGAAAAAGAGAATGGTTTATTAAGCAAAATGATTCTTTTTGCTAATAATATACAAAATGACTATAATTTCATATTAAATAACTCTTATGATTGGTTATCTTACTGGATAACAGATTTTTTCAAAACTCCTATCATACATATTATACACATGAAATATAATAATAATCTAATGAAAAATATAATAACAGAAATAGCAAAAAAAAACCCACAAAATCTGATATTCAATTCTTATAACACCTTCGAGTCTTATAATCTTCAAATTACTCCAAACATAATTTATCCTTTAATTAATAAAAAATTATATTATTTTAATAACAATCCTTCAGAACAATTTTTAGGTTTTGTCGGTAGAATATCACCTGAAAAAGGCCTTGAAAATGCTTTGGAAGTTGCAGAAAAAACAGATAAAAAATTATTAGTGTGGGGGGAAACACAGGATAAAGAATATAAAAAAATGATAATAAAAAAAGATAAAAAAAATACTATTATATGGAAAGGGTATATTGAGCATGAAAAAATAGGTGTGTATTTAGGAGATCTATATGCTCTTTTAGTATTGGGAAATTGGGAAGAACCTTTTGGATATGTTGCTGTTGAAGCAAATGCATGTGGAGTTCCTGTAATATGTTTTAATAAAGGTGGAACGAAAGAAAGTATTGTGAATAATATTACAGGATTTGTAGTTAACAATTTAGAACAAGCTGTTATATCTGTAAATAAAATTAATCAAATAAATAGAGAAATATGCAGGGAAAGGGCATTAAAAAAATTTTCTGAAGATACACCTAATACTATACAGAATTATTTATTACAATATAAAAGATAATTATCAAAATGATTTTCTTCTTTGTTTTTTAAACTCATCAATCCATATTTTATTAGAATCAATTAATTCCTGAATTATAGGTAACAGATAATGATCCTTGTGTATAAAAAGTAAATCTATTTGAACTAGAATATTAGAGGGTCTATGTTGATCCATAATATCAATGACGACAAAATTATTTTTTTTCATAAATTTAATGTGTTCGGAAAAATCTGGCGCGCCCTCATTATATTCACATACAAAAGGAACTTCTAACATTATTAATGAAGATTTACTCATTATTTTATTACCACCTGATAGTATTGGTATCTCTGCACCTTGACAATCAATTTTAATAAGATCAAATTTTCTACCAGGTAAAAGAGAATCCAGCGTTGTAGTTTGACGTTTATAAACTTTACAATCATTATAAAAAGCAGTTCTTTCTTTATACATAGAATCACCTGTGTTTCTACCCTCATACCGTATTCTTTCCCTTTTTTCTGAATCTAATAATGCAACATGAACTTCCATATTTTTTAGTCTATTTAATTCTTTATAATCAATTGCCTCTACTAAAGTATACGTTGCTTCTGGAAATACTTCATTTTTCATTTGAAGAGACCACCATCCATGATAAGCTCCCAAATCCAATATTGTTTTCGGTTTAAAACCCAGTTCCGATAATTTTAAAAATGTCTTTTTTTGAGATTTGTTTACAGGATTAAACATTATATTTTTAGAATATTTTATTTTATTTTATATTATATTAAATTTTCGTGAGAAATATGTTACCCTTTTATTAAAAATATATTTATGGAAAAATATCACATTACCAAAATTGACCCGATTACCAAACGTTCGGTTGCTCAATTAGGAGGTAATCTTCAATACACAGATGGTAGTGGAACAGGCTCAACAAGTTGCATTCCACGGTTGATTTTTCCCATTCATTATGCATCAGGGGAGTGGGCACCGTTAGAAAATGGATATATTGAGTGGAATTACGATAATAAGAAAGAAACAGATTACAAACGTGAATTACGATTTTTTACAAGTTAAAATTTACTTGTTTTTTGGATTATTTTTGAAAGGTTTGGTTTTAGAGAGAATTTTATCAACGTTTTTGATAGCTATACATGTGAAGCTGATGTATGCTACCCTAATTTTTATGTGTAAGAGATTAAGAAATTCATTTCTCCGCATACAAAATCTGCACGACGAATGATGGAACTGGTAAATGCGTCTGATGAATTATATAATATTTTATCAGAAAAAATAATTTCTATTTAAACAATATAAGGCAAATATCAAAAATGTCGTCTTTAATAGATAATTTTCATAAACAATGCAATATACATTTTGTCATTGAATTTTCCACATCTTTTCCTTTTCCCAAAATCGTAGACGGTGTGGAAATAAAACGAAAAGGATTTTGGCAATACGAACTACAATTTTCACATAGTAATTATGATCTAGTTGGCTTATTGACTGAATTAGAATTCTTGAAAAAAGATTATTATTCTGACACACAAAAGAAATGTATCTTTCCTGATATTTTTGGCGTCTTTTTCTGGAATCATTTTCATACCCTCTGGTCAAAACCTGCTCTTCATTATTGTCGATCCTTACCAATCTATTTCGACACGAAAGTAATTCCAAAACATAATTTATATATTATATATGAATCCATCTATAAACCTCTCTCTGTTCAATTTTCAACGTTTTTGTGTGCATTACAAATCATGACCTATTTTGAAATTACAGGAAAATCCTATTGTAAACTTCAAATCATGACTTATCTACCATGGGTTGAAGGAAAGAATAAAATTTTTTCTGATGTTCAAATAATCTCATTCTCCAACTCCCTTCAAAATATAATTATAGAATTACAGAGTAAACGCATTTCTGTTGAACGTTTATACGAAATTTATCAAAAGTATCATTTTCTATCAAATCTACTATCTTTTCCGTCACAGCAAATTCCTTCTTTTGATTTATGTTTTTCGAATCTCCCTTTTCCTCTTTTATTTTACAATGTAAAAATTACCAAAAAAACATTACAATTTGAAAACGTTTATGTTCAAGTATTGTGCAATCAAAACAACAATTTATATTTTTGTTCTTCCGGTATTTATCCCAAATTTTTGGAAACACTTGAAAATCTCATTCCCAATCTATCATCAAAAGAAGAAGCACAAAAGTAAAAAATGTAAAAATTGAATTTTTTGAAAGAATATTCAACAAAAGTCAAAGGAACAAAAAAAACATCATATATATTTAATTAAGCAAATATTTTATCTCAGTATTGAAATAAAAAAAAAAATCATAAAAACTATTCCCATATTAGTTTTGGACCTATCCCTTGAAAGATATTACAGTATGAATAACGTTCAAATGTTGATGATCACACCACCAACAAGTCCAAATGATCATATCGTTCCATCACCAACAAGTCCAAATGATCATATCGTTCCACCACCAACAAGTCCAAATGATCATATCGTTCCACCACCAACAACTCCAAATGATTATATTGCTCCACCACCAACAAGTCCAAATGATTATATTGCTCCATCACCAACGACTGAAAATGTTGAAATTATCCAGATGAAAGTATTTGGATCAACATCACCAATCTTGATAGATATTTCTATGATAAAAACATCCAAGTTTTTAGAAGGAGCAAAGGTATTGAAATATTTATTCTGTGTTTTAGAAAACAGTGAGTTTTTGCAAACTTTTTCGACAGATGAAAATGGTACCTATAACTTGTTTGAAAATTACCATATTGATCTTTTAGATTGGCTTAGTTTACAACGATTTATTCGAACGGGATTGTTACCGACGAAAAGTGAAGAAATAGAACGTTTACAATTTACCTGTGAAAAATTAGGGGGCGTGCCATTTTTAGATAATTTAATAACAGCTTTATTGAAAAATATCGAAGAACCATTAATCTTATGTCCAAAAGATGATATTGAAAGGAAATATATTTGGGGAATACATGATAAGACAGGACCTTTACCGTATACTACCGCTCTGAATATTTATAAACCAGAGGAAGGTTGGTCTATTGTAAGTTTGGATGAAAGCACAATATGGTTTCGAAAAGAACGTATTAATTTATGAAATACTAAAATGATGGATTGTTCATGTTTTGAATGATTCTATGATAATAATGTATGAAAGAGTTTCATAAAAATGATATCGTAAAGAATATCATTTTTGCCAATAAACCGGATTTGAACCGATATTTCCCGATAATCCACTCGTGAGTCAAAAACAAAGAGAATACGACCATTTAAGACCGTGCACACCCTACAAGACGACTCAACAAATTATGGTCGGGTGCTCTACCAATTGAACTATTATTGGATATATTATTTTTCTATTTTTTTATATACAATATTTTTTTTTTTTTTATTTTTTTTTTTTATATTTTTTTTTTGGTTTTACTTTTTTCATCTTATTATTTTGAAATACAAATGTATGTTTATTTTTTTTTTGTTTTTACTTTTTTCAGCAAAAATTCATGTCCGTATGGAATCAATGCAATACCGTTTTTATTATACTTATCTTGTAATTTATTTTCCGTTGCATGTTTGTATAATTCAAGGACTTTTGAAAAGTATTCCAATTCACCCATATTAGTGCAACTTCCATGTTTTATATATTCGTGTTTCCAAAATTTTGAGTTTGTTGTCATGTCGCTAAACCAATATTGATTGAGTTTTCCAATAATTGGTTTCAATTTTTCAATATCAAAATCTACCCAACGACAGTATTCTGGATACCCCTCTTTTTTATAATAATCTACCCAAAGCCCATGTATGGTCCAGTTTTTATTATCATCTTGCATTAAACTTAAAATATGAATTAACTCAGAATCATCATCCTTCTTATTATTTTTATATGCTTCCTTTAGGTTACCGTATGCTTTCCTTAGGTTACCGTATGTCATACCTCTTTACTTAATAACAACTTCTTTTTTTTTTTTAATTTTTTCATTTACCTGTGGATGAAAGAGTTAAAGATGCTGGGTATGAATTGCCAAAACCGTTTATTCAAGTATCTCATAAGAAAATTTCTTGACTATATTTTAATTAGATGAATTATGATTATAATCTGTTTCGTCTTTTTATTATCATAATTCCACTCAATATATCCATTTTGTAACGGCAACCCGATCTCCCGATGCGTAATGAATAGAATGGATAAAGTGCAAAATTTTTTCAAAAATATTTCTTACCAAAAAATTAATTATTTAAATAGATTTTATCGTAAAATTAAATGGATCTGACTAAAATTAAAAAATTCTTTCAGATTAAAGACAATGCACCACTTTACGTTCATTCTGCATTAAATAAATTCGTCATTACTCATTTGACCATAAGAAAAGAATCCTTAGAAGAAGATGAAAAATTAAAACTTATTATTTATTATCAAATCGTTGCCAATGAAAAAGAATTAGTGTATCGACCATCTGAATATTTTGAAAATATAGAAGATATTATTGATGTAGTGTATAATATATTATGGACATATGATATCTGCCCAGAGTGTTTTACATTTATGGAAAACGGGCAACCCTTTTGTAATTCATGTTATCCTCAGAAATTTTTTTGGGATTATGGTATATCAAAAAAGAAAACCGAAACAATTCCTACCTGTAGTATTTGTTTCGATCACACCATTTCGAATCGATTGGAATGCGGTCATTTTTTTCATCTCACTTGTTTCAGTAAGTATTACGGTAAAAAGGATGTTAAATGTCCAATGTGTAGAACCCCAATAACAGAAAATGATCGAATCTTATTTTTATTAGATTATTAATTATATATATATATATATATATATTTCTTTTATTATTGCATATTATATGTTATTCCCCAAGATCTTGTCGATTTAACATAATTTATTTGATTTACAATATTTACATCACTATCTTCACATTTTTTGATTATAATATGATAACTATTGCTTTTTTTCAAATCTAATAAATTGTTGCATATGTTAAATTTATTGCAATTTGCTAAGCGTATATCGATTAATCTTTTTTCTATATCTGTATATATATTATTTGATTGTAATATTATATTATTACACCTTGAAAAATATACATTTATTTGATATGACTGGTAACTTTTAGAAATACCATTTATAATATTACTTATCACATTACAATTATTAACTTTATAAAAGTTTAACATTCTATAGCGTTTATCATCTACATTATAATGAATACTATTATCAGAAAAAGTAATAAAATTAGAATCTCGAATGTAAATGCATTCGTGCTTTGTATTAAAAATATTATTATTTATATTTATATTATTGCATAATCTAATATATACATTTTGTTGTTGATTATTGATATTATTTGCAATGACATTTACATTAGAACTTTTATATAAATAAATACCTTTATCACATAAATTAATATCATTATTTGATATTTTACTAGAAGTAATTTTATAATCATCTTTTATGTGTATACCATATTGTAATTCATTATTAATTGTATTATTCGATATAGATAAATTATTTATTTGAGAATCAACACTAGAAAAATTTATTCCAGAAGAATAGGTGTAATCTGGTTTGGCATTGATAATATTATTATCTATTTTATATGAAGGTTGTTTAAAATAATTAAAATTAGGTTGAATGTAAATTCCGTGTCTAATAATTCCTTCTATAATATTGTTAGTGATGATAGAATCTAAACCTTCAATAATAATACCATCATGTTCTCCATCAGATCCCTCACAAACTATATGATTGTTTTCAATTATTAAAAACTGTCCTGCTGAATGTGAGTCTATTCCTGCATCTCTGGACTTATTAATACTATTATTTGTAATTTTAATACATCTACTAATACCACCTAATCCTCCAATTGATATCGAATGCCTTTGATCTGTAAAAGAACTATTGATTATATTTACTTTTTGTGTTCCGTCACGAATGTTGATTCCATATCCTTTTCCATTTGCATAAATATGATTACATTCTAAATTATTAATATTACATTGAATACTTCTTGAGATAACTATACCAGTATCATACCAATTATGTATTTTACAATTTTCAACATTGATATTGTAACCATATTGAACCCATATTGCTGTTCCTAAGTATTCATTACCAACTAAATTTTTTTCATTTCTCCATTCAGTGCGATGAGCCCGATATCTATCTGGATTGTTGAGTTCTTCAGTTGTTAGTTGTTTTGATTTTAATATTAAATTATTTAAGATTATATTTTTTCTTAAATTTAATTTTGCAATTTTTGCATTGTCTTTCACTATATAGTCTTCATAGGTTGAATTCACGAAATTTAACTGTTCTTCAAATACAAGTTTTAAAACTGAATTTTCATATCTGTTAAACATTAACATTTTATTGTTATAAAACTGTCTTGATGCTTTTGAATAATTATAGCCGGTCTTTCTGTCAGTTATTACTTTTTTTAAAAAGATTACTTCATAAGTTTTTAAATTGAGTAGATGATACTCAGCAAAATATTCGTTATCATTATAAACTTTGGCTTCGCTAATTAGTAAAGCATATGTTTCATTGTATTTTGTTATTGTTCTTATCAGCTGAAGTCCTAATTTTTTACCAATAATTATTTCGTTGTTTTTTTTATTAAAAATTATTACTCTAGAAAATCCATCTAAATTGTCATCAGTTCCCCATACACTAATTTCGTCATTTAATATTAATTCACCAGTGTGTCTAAGAGTTTCATATACATTAGGATATATAATTTCATAGTCAATTGTATCGTCTTGTAATTTAAATGTCAAATCCATCTCTGTCCATGAATCTCCATCGTCAGTAGATTCAAATACTTTACATTCAGATAGACTATCCCCAGATGATACATACCATTTATTACTAAATTCATCAAATATGCAAGTATGAAAATGTCTTATAATTTCAGAACTTATTGTGAAAACAACAGTCCAAGTTTCACCATAGTTAGTTGACTTGTAAATTTCTAAATTATAATGAGGTGGTATTTCAGTTGAAATATAAGTTGAAAAGCATATGGTATTAGTTTCTTTATTGAAATCAATTCCACAACTTCCATGCCAAGGTGCTGATATACTTGTTACATGTTTAATAGTTCTATTTTCGTCTATTGTAAAAACATATTTTTCATTATTATTATATTCTTTTAAACAACAAATTATTTTATCACCAACATATTTTCCATTTACTATTCTATATTTTTTATCTGGATCGGAAAAGTAAGAAGTCAAATCATAGGTATCCCAACTTTTACCAAAATCTTTTGATTCATAGTATTTTTCATTCCTAGTGATAAAAATGTTTTTATCTACGTGATCTACAAAATATTTTCCATTTATAAATGACGTTAAATTGTCTTGTATTCTTGCAAGAATAATTGTAGGTGGTTTTTCACCTTTCAAAGTTTTATCATTTTCATCAAATGAATACTTCTCCCATTGTTCTTCATTAACTTTGTCTATTTGAATTATTTCACCATTTTTTAGTCCATCGTCAGTTCCACCTCCACCTGTATCACTATGAATTAGGTCAGAATCAATAAAAACAAAATCATCATTATTGAAATTATTATCAGATTTATCAATCCTTACAAAATCATTATAATGATTTGTTTGATGATTTATCCCATATGTTAATTCAACTGGACTTTCTTGTGAACCTAATATACGAATACCACAGGCAGTGGTCCATTCGCTAGTATTTTCAATATAAAAAGGTTCATTTTTTTCTATGTCTGTAAAATCTAAAGTACCATTTTGTATAATTACATTATCATATTTTATATCAATTGTTTTATTACATTTATAAGTTTTATTTCCAAGATCTATAATTATATCTTCTGTTATCAAACTATTAATTATATCAGAATCATCAGTTATTCCATCACCTTGAGCACCAAAATTTATTGGATCTAACATATATTAATACTATATATTAATAATATAATTTATAATTTATGTTATTTTTTTTTTTAAAAAAACAGATAAGACATTATCAATAGATTTTACCCATGAATCTTTTTTTACATAATTAAACCTCGAAAGCAGAAAGTGATCGAATTTAATTTTTATTATATTGAATTATATTATTCTTAATACTAAATAAAAATGATTTATTTGTGCGCAGATATGCAATCATTTCACAAAGAAATTAGTCAAAACCGTGTTACCGTTTTGAAGTCTCTAAGTTCTCTTCCTTCTTATACTTTAATCACACCAGAACATGAGTCTTTTCCTACAATGACATTTTGCGATTTTGTAATCTTTTTTTTGATTCGAGTTTACAATCATCCTTCTACGATATCGATAGAGAAAATGTTAGAAAAGTTTTTAAATACTGATTCAAATCATAAGACAGTCTTTTTTTATATTGAAGATTTTTACAACGTTCCCAAAATAAATCAATTCTGTCAAAAGTATGGTGTTAAAAATGTTATATTTTCAATTCGACATGAATTTTATAAAAAGAAATTACTATCTTACGACAAATCCTACAATGTTTCATTTTTTGAACATTACTTTTCTTTGGATATGTTTCCATGTTTTTATACAAATCATAAAAAATATGATATTTTATTTTATGGTAATAGTATATCTTATTATTACCCCTTACGTGATTATTTAAAAAAAATATTTGTGCCGTTGAAAGATGAATTTCGAATCAAAGTAATTCCATTGAAATCTTATGAACGTGATGAATCTTCAGTGATTCAAAACAACTTATACGATGAAATTTCAAAGGCACATATAACTGTTGCCTGCACAAGTAAATTTGATTTCTTTGTAAAAAAGTATCAAGAAATTCCATTATCTGGTTCAATGATTCTTGGAAACATTCCAAGCGATTATGAAGATATACTTTCCAGTGATGATATTATTTACGTAGACTTGTGTATGGACGAGAAAAAGATTGTTGAAAAAGTGCGTTCTGTGCTTGCAGATCCTGAAAAAATGCAAACAAAAGTAAAAAATGTGCAAGATCGTTTTCAAAAATTATTTTCACTTTCTCAAGCTGATGAACATTTACAATCTATTTTAAAAAAGGTATAATAATAAAACTAACATTGTGTTTGATTATAATGCAAAATAATTTTGATAATGTCATTTTTGGTAGACCATTTTAATCCATAATCACTACAATTATGAATAATAGGTATGTTTAAATATTCAAATTCTTGAACGGTATTCGCATTTCCGTCCTTATCACACAATCGAAGACCTATAAAACATTTGGAATACAATTGTGGCATTTCTTCATAGGGTTTATGTAAAGTGTTGCTTAAAATAAATTGAGCGGAAGTAAAATTATGTTTCGTTACTAATTCTTCCATGACTTCATTGTATATATCTTTTCGAAAGAAAGATTCTCTATATTTTTTACCATATAGTCCATTATAAATATATATACAATTTGGGGGATGATGACTTGAAATTTTCTTTAGGTTTTCGAATAAAGATTGGTCTAGTAGAGAAAAATCTTTCCAAATCAAACTGTCAATATTATTTTCTTTCAAGGTTTGTTCTATTGTTGTTGAAATGGATACATGAATAATATTTTTTCCCCAGGAACGAGATAATTTTTCGAAATGCTTTTTCGTATGACAGTCCATTCCACCCCAAACTAAAAATACTTTTTTTTTGAGAATGATCAACTCACTTATTTTTAATTTATCCTCTTTTGTGTAAAAACCAAACACGATAACACTTTCTGTATCTTTATCTGGAGTATATTCTTGTAAATTATAGTTTTGAAAAAACCGACGTTTAAAAAGTATTAATTCTTTGGAAACCAACGCATAGGAACAGTCAAAAGGTTTCATTACTACCAATAGAAAATTATATATTTAGTTCAAGAAAAAAAAAAAGAAACCAAGAATCAATTTTATTCTGAGATGATAGACTTATGTTGAATATTGAAAAGAACTTTGTAATAACTTTCGATTTTGTTGTAAAAGTTTTTCGTTTCGCAGTCGACGGTTTGAAGTGATATATTTTTTTGTAATGTAAATTGGAATCAATAGTAAAAATAATAATAATAAATAGTAATAGTTTGAACTTGGTTTCTTACAGTATGTATTTCCAATAACAAATTGTAAATCTTTAAAATTTTCTTTTAGGATTTCTTTTGTAATGTTAGTGACAGATATACTTGCAATATTTTGAGCAATAACTTGAACAATCGTTTCTTGGTTTAAATTCAGTTGAAGGGAAGTCCAAGTTGAATTTTTTATGAAAATTGTGATGGTTTGATCTACTCGAGTCATACTTTGAATTGTTTGTTTGACATTGACAACAACAATATCTTTTAAGGTTTCTTTGTTAATGGATTCGTAGGATTGTGTTATTCCTTGGCTAACTTCGTCATTAAAATATTCTGGGTTGTCTGCGGAAGACTCCATGATATAATTTATATTTTCATAACATACATCAGCAATGCTTGTTTGAACTGACGTTGATGTGAGTGAGGCAATTTTCACTTGCATTACTTGGTTGATATTTATATTGACATTTTCTATATTACCGTTTTCTTGAACAATAACTACCCGGACCTCTTGTGTATTCATACTGTATACTACATTTGTTTGATTGGTGATGAGGCAATATGTAGAGTTGTATGTGCTCATGTACATATTTGCGAGAAGAGTATAAAGAGAACAAGAGCATGATGCAGGGATAGAATCGGGGACGGGTTGATCAAAAAAACATTTGCTTTTTGTGCAATATGAGTTTTCGGAAAGCCGACATGGAATCGTATTGAATACATCAATTGAATTAATGACGGCTTCTGGCATAATGGAAGCAATATCATCAATAGGATATAATTCTCCACCAGTGCTTTTAGAACAATTCATTTTTATCAGATGAAACATTTTTTTTTTGGTAAAATAAATATGACTACCTATACATTTTACGTAGAATTGAATTCCACAAATGCTAAAGAAATTGCTGAAAAAGGAACAGAGATAATAAATTATTGGCAAGGCATGGATTTTGGTGCCCCTTACAACTCTGGTCAAGACGGTGGATGGTCGAATTGTAACTTGAGTTTACCAGCCGGTTATAAACAATGGCCAGTCGAACCAAGTTACGATTATGAAAATTCGAAAGCCGGAAATCCCAAACCACCATATGTTCCAAATCCTTACTATGATGGAGCGAGAGGACCTATTAACGATTTTGATGGGATAAAGTTTGGTGCTAGTAATCGTATTCAACTTAGTAAATTATTAACTGATGCAAATTTGAATCCAAATAACGTTGCAGCAGTTTGGCACGAAGTTTCTTACCGAAACCGATATTTTCAAGCAAAATGTTCTCGACAGGAAGGACCTGATTATTTTTGGAGCACCCCAGTATATTGCACTAATTTGTTAAACAAGTATTATGGTAACAAGTGTCATTATGGTCAAGACAATTATATTGATACGGGAGATCGAAAAGTTCCATATATAAATTTTCAAAATTGGGGAGCTTATTTATCGGTTTTCAATCCAGTGTATTTAATTGGTGTTGGATGCACAACAGGATCAAATGAACAACATTGTAATGGTATGAGTCATGACACACCAGCTATGTTTTACTCTGATTTAAATAATCATTCGGAAGAGGCACCAGATAATTCAAATATAGCAAAAATGTATTTTCCAATATGTGGTTTTGAGACATGGAATGGTCATACAGGAAGTTGTAATGTATGCTGTCAAGCAAAGTTTCAAATTGAAATTAATTATTATAAGCTTAGAGCACATACCATGAATCCAAATTCATCCTATATAGCAGAAACCACTGAATTTGCAGCTGGATATTTTGATGTTTTTCCTTTTACTCCGTCTAGTACACCCAAAGTGCTTCTGGGTCAAAATTTAAGCACTGTACCAGAAGTGGTAGATGTAGAGGGAGATCTTGGAGAGATGAATTTCCAAAATTCCAAAACATTATTTGCGCAATCTGATAATAATCAGCTACAAGAGTTTTTAGAAATCCAAAATGATCATGAACTTTACGCAATATGGGAAATTCAATACACTTTTACTTCAACTGATTTTTCAAACGATAATTTTCCATATCTCCTATATCATTTTCTAATCCTACAACAAGATTTATTTAACATGTCTACAGAATGGTATCGTAATAGTAATTATGCAGAAGTTACTTTACAGTCTATAAAACAATTATTGATTGATTATTGTAATGCCAAAAAGGATATGAATGATCCTCTTTGTGGTGCAGAAAATTTGAACTTTTCATTTTTAAGAGAACCCCCGTGCACGACTGAACCATTAAATTGTATAGAAGGTTGGGTAAATTATTGTAATGACGACAATACTTTTTTCACGCCTTTATGTCAATATGTATATAATAACTCATACAATCAGGATGGAACATTAAACTCTCAGATGGCGTCAATTTTACAAAATAGATGTGAACGATATTCTTCACAGGTAAATGATGTAAATCTTACGAGCGATTATCTCAGCGTTTGTGGATGTTATTTGCCTGAAAATAATTATACTGATATTTTGGATGCGAATCCAACATTTAGTGAAAATGTTGGTGGGTTGGAGAAACGACAGTGTTGGTATTCTCCTTGTATTTATGCAAACGTAAAACCGGTGGTTCCTCAAATGATGATATGTAACGATAATGAAATTACAAATTGTGTGCAACGCACAGTTATCAATTTTGAATCTGGTGGAGGATCTGTATCGGACAATAATGTCATTGTGAATAAATATGCGAATCACTGTGGTGGTGATCCACAAAATGCAACTGCACCTGTGCAAAATAGCACTCCTGCAAGCCTAACGGAAACACCAAGTTATCAAGAGACGCCTACAATGACACCTTCCCCTTCAGAGGAGACTCCAACAGAGAGTGAAATGACTGATGATTCTATAAAGTTTTATTTCAAAATGACCAATTTCGTCAAAGCCTCTCTAATAATTGTTGGTTCGATTCTTTTATCTTGTTCAGTTACTCTTATTATAAAAAAGATGTTACAAAAGAAAGGTAAGAAAGTGCAGATACGATTATCTTGATTTTTTTTTTTTTGTACAAGAAACGAAAATGTCATCATATAGCTTTCCGTATGTAATATATTATGAAATAAATAGCACGAATCGTTCACAATATTCTCCGTCTGAAACATTATATTATGAAAAAGAACCAAATTTTATTGAAGTTGATGGAAACATGGTTTATCAGCCTCCTCCAAATTCAGATTTTGAAAATTCTGAAGGTTATATAATTCCAATATACAAAGTAGGACCTTTTCAACCAAGTGCAGTAATTACCACAACCATACCCGTGGAAAATTCGCAAGTAGATATCATGGAATATTCATATAATTTATCAGATGCTGATTTAACTCAACCAATCACCCCGTATTTAATTCTAGACTTACTTTTCTTACAAAATTTTGTATTTACAAGTTTCAGTTTAACATTTTTGACGGACATTAACTGTCAAACGACAGTTTTTAGTTTGATGCAAATTGTTCGTCGAATGTGTAATCTAACACCGACAAATATGCATCATCCTTTGTGTTGTTTTACAACTCTTCCTTTTTACAATATATTTTATGATGAAGACACTTCTATGAGGTTATCTCCTTGCACAAATTCATATTTGGACTGCACGGAAGGTTGGTATGGATATTGTACTAAACCAGAAAATTATGATAATATGATTTGTCAAGATTTTTACGCAGGTTCTTATCTGTCGGATGGAACGCTAGACTTTCGGGCACGAGACACCTTGGAATTTATCTGTCAAAGTATTTATAAAAATACCTTAAATAAGGATGAATTAGATGATAATTATTTAAATTTTTGTGGCTGTTATTTACCATATGGCGTGTATTATGATTTTCAAGAAAAATATGATTTAATTAATGCGAACGTTGGTATGATTCAATGTTGGTATTTACCTTGCATCAATAGTTCTTTTCCACCAATTCAGCACAGTTCGAATCCGTGTCCATCATCAGAAATTTCAAATTGTATTCAAGATACATATATTTCTTTGGGTAGCACAGGAACCGGAAATATTAATTCAAACAATATCATTGTAAATCAAACAATTGAGCAATGTAAAGGACCCGAAGTTACCATCGAACCTGCTTATGAAGTAAATGATGAAAATAATGCGGAGGTAAATCTTGAAGCGATACAACAGAATAATACGGTGCATCAGACGGTTCCTCCAAATCCATTCGTGCCTGTAAGTTTTACTGAATACTCTGAATCTCAAGCCAGTTCCGTAAACATTGCAACTGTTCTAACAATTATTTTCATATGCGTGGGAATACTTTGTAGTTTGATATGTTTTATAAAATCGTTCTCTTGAAAAAAAAAAAAATTTAGGATAATAAAGTATTAAAATGAGTAATCTGTTTCAATACACTTTTTATGTGTATATTACAAGAATTGAAGAAATAGAACGTTTTTGCACCGTAAAAGATACTGTGACTCCAACTTTCGAGAATTTTAATATTGAAAATTTTCAATTAAGAAATGAGGGGATGCCGAAAATGAATAATAAGTGGGATGATTTATGTACAACTGGTCCTGTGGAACAAGCATGGGATGGATATGATGATTGGGGAAAGAACTATTGGCCTATGGATTTCGTCCCAGATTTACCTTACACTGGAACACAAAATAGTGCGAATTTCAAAACGATAATGAATCTCGATACAGATCTTATGCCACTCATTGAATCAAATATTGATCAGAGCAAACAATTTGTCACTTATCGAAGTATGGAAGTTGAAGCAACTAATATGAAATATGTAGCACCAACTACTGGAAATTACCCAAGTAGTACCAGAATTAAATACAATCCGGATTTTTCAAAAGAGGCATGGAATCCCTGGAATAGTGTCGTGGACAGAAAGATAAGGACAAGTTATAATCCTGAATCAAGCGTTACGAGACCAGTGATAAATTGTAATTGCCCTCTGGCATACTACACATGGAATGGTAGTGAGTATGCTGGGGTAGCTTCGTTGGGTATTGCTTGTGATAAAGGGAATAATTGTGGTTACCAAGATCAATTGAATGGAGGTTGGGGTGTATGGTCGGTAAATAAAACAGGGTGGACAGATAGCCGTCCAGATATGAAGTTATATGAGGTAAATACCTACAAAACATATGGGATCGGATGTCGATACTTTTTTACTCCATTGTATTCTGTTTTCAATACAGATATTAATAAATTACAAAATTATATTCCTAATTACGAATTCAAATACAACCCTTTACCCCTACATAATTATGGATGTTATAAAGGTAATAGTGACGACTGTTTTTCATATTGTTTAGATAAAGCTATATGTGGTTCAAGATATCTTAAAACAAAGTATGAAAATTCACCTTACGGAGCAAATGTAGACGGGGAAGTGCCACCAGAACAATATAGTCCAGATAATCCTGATATATGGGACGGGCAATTACCGTTTTTCACATATAATAATCCAACGTCAAATGTGATTGCCGCTAGACCAAATAGAATTTCAAGTGGTAACAATTGCGATGTAAATATTAAAAATTTTTTATGCACTGATGTGAATGACAAAAACGGAGATATCCTGTATCAAAGCACTGTTAAGGTAAAAATACCAATACACGAGTTGGTTCCGTATACGCGTCCACCAACCGTTCAAGATGGTGAATATGTAAATCCTTTTACATCATATGATAGTTTTTATTATGGTTATTATGATTACGGATTTTTTTCAAATCCAGATGTTCTTCTGGTCGCATCTGAGATGGAAGACGGTAGTAATACTGAATTACCATCAGCTCTATATTCAATTCAGTATACATTAACAGAAGCAGACTTTCTAAGAGATGGATTTTTACCACAACTTATAGATGTGTTGAATTTTTACAACACAATATATGCATTTACGAATCCAATGTTTGGCATACCTTATTGGACAACAACTAATATTAGCGACACCGGAACGATTCCACCTTATGAGGTAGATTCTATCGACTATAGAACATTCAATAGTCAATCAGCTTCAGATATGCCAAGTTATATGAATAGTATTGGATCGGAAGAAATTATGCAACCACTTTACACTGTGTATAGTAATTTAGATAATGTTGAAAATAATTTTCATCGATACTATGAAACATCATTAGATTCAGCTAGTCGTTTGATAAGCGATTATTGCACCTACTCAAACAATATGCTAATCGATGTATGCAGTGGAGAAAATATTAATTTTCAATATCTCAATATTAATGGAAGTCCATGCGTAGGTGATTATAGCAACTGTGACATTGGGTGGACAAAATTTTGCACTGAACCTCAGAATTATAATACTCAAGCTTGTCTCCAATATTTTAAAAGTGGTTATGAAGAAGATGGCACAATGTCAAATGACATGCAACAAGAATTACGCACAGTGTGCGGAAAAGTATATGAATCAAGCGATCCAAAAGATTTAGAAGAAAGCGAATTTTATGATATATGTGGTTGTTATTTACCAAATGATGTTTATGAAGAGTATTTAAAAGAAATCAATGTAACTGGACAGTCCGTTGGATCTGCACAATGCTGGTTCATGCCGTGTACACAATCATCCTTTACTATTACCAATCCATTATATTTAGAATGTCCTGATACTTCTGTTGCTACATGTCTACAAAAGAGTTATGTTGACTTACAGACCATAGATGGAGATATTAAAAACAATACAATTGTTGTGAACCAGGTGATTAAAGAATGCACTGCGCAAATTTCAAAAGACCCTATCGTAACAGATGAACCAACACAAACTCCACCAAATTACGATTTTCAAGACATATCTATAGCACCAGCAGATTTTACATCACCCACGCAACAAAAAACACCTTTTTATCCGGTTGGGTTTTCGTATATGGTAATTGTTTCTTTCTTGATCCTTGTAGTTTGTATATTAATATTTGTTTAAGATAAATCTTCGTCATCATCGCTCTCCTCCAAAATTTCTTTGATTCGGTGACGTTGTTGTTCACCAACCAACACCGAAGGAAGAGCGTAAGGGATTTGATGAAATTTACAATATTCAATATCTTGTTTTGTAATAGGAGACACTTTATCTTTTCGCATATCGAGTTTTCCAATAACTATATTATTTTTGAACAGTAAACTGTGAAATCTTTCATAAGGAATAATCTGTTGGTAAACAGATGGACTATACTCTCTAACTTGAATCATTGTTGAAGACGATGATACTTTTTGCAAAAATTTAGCAGTTTGAATTCGTTTTTGGAGCACGTTTCGCGAGCCCGTGCTTTTCACACCCAATTCTTTACATTCATTTTTTAAATCAATTAATTTCGGTAAAGAGGAAGTGCTCGATTTATTTTTAACTTTCATGTATCTTGCTTTATTTGTTAAAAATATTTCGATTTTAAATCATTTTTTTTTTTTCAAAATTTAAAAAAAAAAAATAGTATATGTAAAAAATGTCTTTAGTATCAACAACTCGTGCTTTACCAGACCCTGATGACGATCATGAAAAACAGTATCTTCTTACACCTGGAATGATTATTAACAGTTCGTGGAATCAAGAATCTCAACAATATGATGCTCCAGTATTAACGGGATGTCCTCCTCCTGTTTCAGATTGTCCAGCGTCCACAAATTGTGAAGTTAGAATTCATCCTTTAGAATTAGAAACTCCAGAACCTTGTTCTGGAATGTTTCCTGAACCAACTCTTTATTATTTACCTTCTTTGGGTCTAGTTATGAAAAATAATGTGACTGGAAACGAACAAATTGTTTCCCTTCAAACCGCCTATGATGCTATCGGTGAAGATCCTCCAAAATCATCGGAAACAACCATTACCTGTGAAAATGGCACCGAAAGAACTGTTTCATTTGAACAAGACGGTATCTTAAGTGCTATATATACTATTAGTTTATATAATAGTTATCAAGACAGTGCAAAAAAAACAATTTACGAATATGTCGTTTGTCCCTATGCTCCAGTTGATGTTTTCCAATTAACAAATCCATGTGTTGACCCTTCTGCACCAAATCTTTTGAAAGAAATTATGGGAACACAACCATTTTGCTTGGGTTCTGTAGAACAACCGTGTGTATGTGTATCTCTTTTACTTCACGGTTCTTTAGAAGAAGCTTCACCAGATTGTTTTGGAACAAGTCTTGCATGGGTAGGTGTTAAATTATATTACACGAATATTCAAGGTCAAATGTGTCACAGTAATCCGGTCTGTATGAATATTACTCATGCACCTGACTCTGCATTTATTGACTGTTATACACCATACTTTGCAAAAACTGTTCCTCTACCTCCTCCAGAACCAAGTAGTGTTGTTTCACCTCCATGTGGACAAACTACAGATCGAAATTGTCCTACACCACTTAATGTGCAACCTGGTGAAAGTTTACAAGGTAAAGTATATCTTGGTTGTGGAATTGAAGGAAGTGCACCATCCGATAAACCACTTGCTAATCGAATTATTGAAGTATCGCAAAAAGTTGATGTTTCGGATATTTTAAGTGATGATTGTTCCGTTTATGTTGTTCTTATTCCTAAATTACAAACACTTACAGCTTAAATAAATTTTATTGAAAAATACTTTTAAAAAATAATTTTATAGACTTTTATAAAATTATTATGGAGGATAATTCCGAAATATTCAAAAATATGGTATCCAGTCCTGATGAAGAATTAAATGAGCAAATTCAACATAAATTTATTCGTAATGTAGTCAAACCTTATGCTATGAATCCATTTATGAATGGAGAAATTGATACTACCAAAGAAGAAAAACCTTTACCAAAATCAATTCATCCACCCCGTAAAAACCGAACAAATATTTCCGATATTATGGTTGAAAATAATTTTCAATCTACAGAAAATTCCGTCAGCACACCCATATCATCTTTTGGAAATAATGGCCAATTTACTCTACAACTTACAGAGCACACACAAAAGCTCGATGACATATTGGCTCTTGTAGAAAAACCATCAAATAATTATAATCCATCGTTGGATCGAATTATTATATTTATCTTACTCGGTATAAACATTGTATTATTATATTTATTTTACAAAGAAAAGACTAATATTTAATTAAAAAAAAAAAATGGTTTAAAAAGATTAAACTATTTCATCAAAAATGTCTGAAATCATTAACAATTTACCAATCGATTCTATACCACTAGGCGCAGAAGAAAAAGATGTTTTTGAATGGTTATATCCAAAAAAGACAGAAACACAAGAAGAATCTTTGAAACAAACTACGTCATCTTTTTCCAACATCAAAAAAAATATAGAATATTTCATTCCTATAGGATTGATTTCATCTGTTTTAATGTTCTGTGCAATATATCCAAAGTTAGATAAATCATGGCAAAAGCTTATTCCTTTTCAGTCCGAGTCTATTCTTTTTAGTCTGTCAAAAGTCTTTACCATTTATTTTGTTTTAATCGTGTTTTACTTTGGAATTTTATTAAAATAATCGTAAATACGCTCTGCGTTAAATTGCTTTATGCTTCATGTCTATACATCTGCGTTCCTCGACAATAGTAACTGGTCTCCTAATTGTAGATATATTGGAAGAGTTGATTTTGAATCTAGATAAAAATCGTAAATTAAACCTGAATTATCTAAGAATATATAGGATATACTATTTTCTCGCATTGTCTTGGTAAGTTTTTTTTGGTCTAATTCTCCAAACTGTGGATTACCATTCTTATAATTAATTTTTCCCAGTTTTTTATTATACCTCTTGCAATATATATCAAGAAAATCGTTCAATACCATTTTCCATCTTTCGTAACGGTTAGGAGACATATTTCCTATTTGTTTTGATGTATAAAAATTTGATTGTTTCGAAAATGTCAAAAAATGAGCTCGATAAAAATTTTTGTTTTCTTTGTTGACTAATCGATACTTTTCCGAATTTTCTGACATAATAAGCTCTTCTTTCTCGTCCCATTTCTCCTTTAAAAATGGCTCCACCTCTATGAGGTTTTGAATATTATTTTTTTTCACATATTGTTGAAATGCAGAATATATTGCATCATGTCTTTTTACTTTTTCTCTCCTTTGTTTTTCCGTATTTTCTAACTTTTCTTTATATAAATTGATGATCTCACGTTTTTTTGGTGGACTTTGTTTCTTCAGTATAACGGTTGATGATAATACATTGCTCGGTTGATTTTGATATTTAATAACCCTATTCGTAAAAGTTTTTACACCTTGATCAAAAAAATGTAAATTCTCCAAATTTACCGATTGCTTTTTTACAATTTTTCCATCAAAATTTCCTTTCAAATTTACAACTATCTTATTTTGGGAATTTCTCATCACATCTGTAATAGTATAGTAATTGTTAATTGGTTTATTTTTTAGTGCAAATCTTCCCTTCCTCTCTACCTCCACTTTTGGTAATTTTGTCTGTTTAAATCTACCTACATACTTTATCTGTTTTAATACGGCCGGTTTATCAATTAATAACTTTTTCACCTCCTCAACGAGCTTATCCGATTTCTTCTTTTTCTTTTTTACCAAAGAAGGTTTGATGAATTCTTTCAACGATGATGACCTTCTAATTAATTTTTTTTTATCTAGTGACATCGCTTTTAAAAAAGGACAAAAAAAAAATTTCTGTTGTTTTTATACTTTTCAATAAAAAACTTCTTAAAGAATGCAAGAACTGACTGTGAAGAAAAAAATTAGATGAATATATTGTTGTTAGAAAAATTCATTTTATATCAATCTCTATTCATTGAAATAGCTTTTATCATTTATAGTTTTTTTTTATAAAGAAAAAATTTGGAAGAGTTACGAGCACCGTAAATTATGTTTACGACTTACAGCGTGAGCAAATATATTTCCATCTATAAATGTTCTATCTTTCATAAAGTCTTTAATAATCTTATAACTTTCTATAAAACGTTTTGCTGTTGGCCAGGTAATATAGTCATCTTCTTGTAAAAAGGTCCAACAGAATAATCCATCAAGGTTTTTCTCCTTTAACAACTTTTTAGCTTGTGTTCTTTTTTCGTCTGTAATATCAACTACTCTATGTTTATCATCATCCTCATCTCGATATAACCAATTTACGTATTCCAATTCGGTATCGTGTGTTGCTTTTTTACTTACCAAATAGGCTCGCAAAGCATCTAATAATTCTCGTCGATAAGAGAAACATTGTTTACCTAGCCATTCATGACAGTGTGCACAATAAATATCGATTCCCATGGTATTTGGTTTCTTTTAGTTAATTGATTCTCGATTAAAAATAGAAAGTAAATTTTAGACACTTGACAGACGTTATGTTATATATATATATATATATATGATCTTTAAAATATTATGGAAAAAGTAATATTTTTCAATTTTTGTTTGAGAGATAAAAACCACCAAAAACTTTATCATAAAACCTAATTCTGTGCAGCAGCTACTACGATTTCACGATCGTTTTTCAATTCTTCTAAATAAATATAAAAGTGTTTAAGATACATTAATTCGTTTGGTTGAAACACAACCTTCCTTGGAATATAGTCCAAAATTTCCAATTGTATTTCCGTTGGTAGTGTGGTAAACGCGGTATACATCAGTTTTTTGGTGGAGACTGTTTTGCTCACTAAGTTCCTTGTAATTGAATCCATAATTTACTTGACTAGGATTTGAATTTTTGAAAAAAATATAAAACTAAAAAATAAGAAAAATAAGAAAAATGGAAATAATATAAGTTAATAATATACGTTTCTATTTTCAATTTAATTCTATATAAAAATCAATTTTTGCATGTTTTCATCATTTGGTAGTTTCTCTGGTGCAATTTTTGTTCTCATGAAACTTGCAATCAATGGTTAAAAGGGAACAAGCTGTAAATTACGGTCCTTTTTCAATTCGCACGAGTCATACTGTAAAGCATTCCAGAATTCATGATCATTTTTCAGTTCGTCCGAGGCATACTTGAAAACATCGAACATATCCCACCCATATTGTTGCACAGCTGCCAGTATGAATTCACGATCCTTTTTCAATTCGTCCGATGCATCCTCGAAAGCCCAGATACGATATTTTTGCACTGCAGCCAATACGATTTCACGATCGTTTTTCAATCTTTCCGAGGCATACTTTAAAGCCCAACAATATTTTTGCACAGCAGCCAACACGATTTCACGATCATTTTTCCATTTGTCCATAAGAGATACAAGTTCATAATCCTCTTTCAATTCATCAGGCGCAAACACGAAAGCCAACCCATCTTGTTGCACAGCTGCCAACACGATTTCACGGTCATTTTTTAATTTGTCCGATGCATACTCTAAAGCCAACCCATCTTGTTGCACAGCTGCCAACACGATTTCACGATCATTTTTCAATTTGTCCGATGCATACTCTAAAGTCAACCCACATTGTTGGACGACAGTCAATATGAATTTACGGTTTTTTTTTAATCTATTCGAGGCAAATTCTAAAAAGTCTATATCATTCTGTGTGAGGTCAAACATGAATTTATGGTCATTTCTCAATCTGTTCGATGCAAATTTTGCATAAAATGAATTATACTGTATGGCAGCTAACATGAATTCATGATCATCTCTCAAATCCTCCGAGACATATTTTTCCATATCTATTTCTAACCAATGTTTATCAAGAAAAGCCAAAATGAATTCACTGTCCCTTTTCAATTCATCAGAAACATGTTTGAAAGAATAGTCGTCACATCGTTTCACAGTATGCAATGCGAATTTTCGATAGTAGTCAAATTGTTTTTTGGTAAAAACCATGCTCTCACACTCATGTTCAGTCATAGGTTCTATTACGTATTCTTGTGCATTTGGACTTTTTTCGATAAGCCTGTTCATAAACGGTATATCTTTTCGTAAATTGTCCGGAACTAATTCGAAAAAAGTATCCATACAAGAGTCATCTTCAGGATTATCGTAATAGGAGTAAAATTCGTTTTCATCATTTTCCTCAATTAAATGATTGGTAAAAAAAATGTACTTACAATCGGTAATGTCATTGGACATCCATAATTCGTCCCCCAAGTGATGACAAAAAAAATAAATATAAAAGTGTTTAAGATACACTAATTCGTTTGGTTGAAACACAACCTTCCTTGGAATATAGTCCAAAATTTCCAATTGTATTTCCGTTGGTTGTGTGGTAAACGCGGTATACATCAGTTTTTTGGTGGAGACTGTTTTGCTCACTAAGTTCCTTGTAATTGAATCCATAATTTACTTGACTAGGATTTGAATTTTTGAAAAAAATATAAAACTAAAAAA